GCAGATCAGGGTGCGGCAGATGATGTGACTGCAATGATTGAAGCTTTGCCAGAAAATCCTGATGCGAATGATCAATATACTGTTCAGGCAGCTAGAGATGCTTATAACGGATTAACCGACGCTCAGAAAGAATTAGTTGAAGCTACTACTGTTTCTGCACTTGAAGATGCTGAAGAGGCTGTTGCCACTGACAAAGATGCAATAGCTAAACGTGATGCTGGAGATGAACCCGCTACTCGTCGCAATAATGAGTTAACATACTCTGTTGTTATTAATGGTACTGTTAAACAGTTTTCAGTCTCTCTTATTGAAAAATTAAATGCTCTTCGTGATCTTGTAAACAATACTTATTCTGAAGCAGATGATACTTGGTATGATGTTGACGCTTATGATGAGGATAAATATGTACTTATGCATGATTATTGGAGAAACAAGCATTATCGTCAGGATTATACTGTACGGAATGATGTTTATTCTTTAAAAGGTGATCGGGTTGAAGTATTTGCTCAATTCTTGACTCAAGATGAAATTAACAGTTTGGCGAAGATGAAATCTAATTATGAACAAATTTGTAAGGATTTGGCTCAGTACCAAAAGAAGGAACTTGTAAATTCTAAGGAATACTCTGCTATTGCTGAGAAAGAAGATTTTATTGCTGTCGTTGACGAAATTAATAATGGCATGAATGAAATGAGTTTCGAAGAATTAAAAACAAATTTAGATAATATGTTATTAAATTTTGCCAAAAATGGCGAACTGAATATTGAGGCAATAGAAGAGAACAAGCCCGAAAACAAGAAGTTCGCTCGTGTTGGATTAATTCCATCTGGTGCGAAGGGCAATCCTAAGAAGTCAAGATATGGCAATATTTTCAAAAGATAAATAATAAAATTTTATATATTATTTAATAAGGCTGATATCAATCAGTCTTTTTTATTTTAAAGAAAGGAGAAATGAAACCAATGATTAGTTATCAGATTTCTAAACATATTTTTGGTTTCCCCTCAAAGATCGTATCTGGTTACGGTGGGGGACATATTTATAACATTAGACTGACCGCTGATACAGATAACTGCACTCTGGTTGGTCGTGGTAATTGGGTGGCTTTTGACGAGTATGCACAAGCTGCTGCTCCGAATACTTTTGCGGGTATTATTCGTGAACAGGCTGCTAATGGTAATTGGTACATTGAAGTAACCGCCGATACAGAAGCCCTGTTTGTTTATGACGCTCCTGTTATTGCTGAAGATTATAACAGTAAGTTTACTCTGGAGGAAAACTTCTACAACGAACAGGGTAAGACTGTTAAAGCTTATAGCTTGATTAAGGGCGACATTTTTGAAGTATCTCCTGCTGGCTTTACTGGCACTCCTGCAGCGGGTAAGACTGTGACGTTTTCTAATGGCAAGTATGTCGTTGGTAATTAATTTTTGTGGAAAGGAGGTAACTGATAATGAATAAGAATCGTAAGTTGGTTTTTACAAATCATGTAGAAAAGGTTTTTTCTGCTTTGAATTATGACTATGATAGCGCTAAAAATCTGATGCTGGATCTCGCTCTCCACAAAGAAATCTTTGATGAGGATGGTAATAGAGTTTCCAAGCAGGATGCTAATGATAAGCTTCGTGAAATGGTTCTGAATATTTTTGAATTAGAGCCTCAGTTCTCCGAACGTGATTTCCATCGTGCCATGAAGCGTCATGGACAGGAATGGTTCGAAGTTATTGAAGAGACTGTAGATGAGTACATTGCTTATGGTATGCGTGAGAATGAATTGTTCAATCAGTTGGTCAATGTTCGTTCTCGTGCTTTAGGCCAAGACAATCTGTTCTATGTGCCTGAAGATGATATTATTCTGAGTATTGCGAAGGTTGGTACTTCTCATCATGATTATATTCTTCAGAGATTGGGACAGGGTGAAACTTATGCTGTTCCTGTGGCTCGTTATGGTGCTGCTGTTGGAATGGAGCTGAACCGTTATATGGCGGGGCAGGAGGACTGGGATAAGTTAATTTCTACTCTTGCTCGTTCCTTTACTATGAAGCAGCAGGTTGAAATTTATAATCTGGCTATGAGCGCCGCCACAAAACTGCCTGTAACTGCTGGCTTTGTTGGAACTGGTGCATTCAGTAATGCCACCAAGGCCGCTGTTGATGCGATTATTGAAAACGTATCCGCTGCTAACGATGGTGCTGAAGTTGTTGCCATTGGTACTCGTACTGCTCTGAAGAATTTTGCGAAGCTGGGTGATGTAAATTGGATTGCTCCTTCTATGAAGGAATCCGTTGCTCATACTGGCTTGTTAGGCGATTATGAGGGTACTGATCTGGTTGTTGTTGAACAGCGGTTTGCGGACAAGACTCTGACCACTAAGCTTTTTGATGATACTAAGATTCTGTTCCTTGCCAGGGGTGTAGATAACAAGTTGATTGATATGTTTACATATGGTGAGACTGAACTGGATGAGATTACGGAGAAGGGCGAAGAGCATGGTCGTTATGATGATCTGGGTAAGTATGAGATTCAGATGTCTTGGGGTATGGCTGTTCGTGTTAAGAGGATGTTTGGTCAGTGGACTCTGACTGCGTAATCTCTTTAAATAGGAATAAAAAGGAGAAATAAAATGGTAAATTCTAAAGTAACATCTGTTCCTAAAAAGGCAGATAAAGAAGAAAAAATTGTAGAAGAAAGAAAAGTTGAAAAGAAGAAATTTAATCCAGAGGACGGTATTTCTTGTCGTTCGGTAACAGTTGGCGATCTTTGGTATGAGGGTACAAAGTCTCGTAATGTATATAATTGGGTTGATTATGGTGATGAAAATGAAGTAGAATATCGTGATCTTGCTGCTTTGGTTCGCAGTAGATCTACCTATGTATATGGCCCATTATTTGTTATTGAAGATGAAGATTTTATTGCTGAATTTCCTCAATTACAAAAGTTTTATGATGAACAATATACGGTTGATGATTTAAAGGGCGTTTTGAAATTGAATGTTAATGATATGGTTGATACTATCAAGACATTACCTCAGAGTGCGATTAATTCATTGAAAAATATTGCTTCTACTCAAGTGGCTTCTGGTCAATTGGATAGTCTTAAGAAGATCAAAGCTTTGGATGAAATTTTTGGTACAGAGTTAGATTTGCTTTCTTCTATTATAAATTAATATCAAGGAGGTAATTACTAATGGCCTCTATTGATTATAATACTGTTTATCAAAGCTTCTACCCTAAAGTAGAAGCTTTTGATTTTTTAGAATTGGATGACCATACTGTCCATGAGTTTTTGTGTGATTGGATTCATGGTGCTGTACGTCCAACTTATATTCGTCAATTGTTTGATTCGGTAAAATTTGATGATGATGTCATGCGTTTTACTTATGAAATGTCTTATCCAATGGATGAAAATGCAGATGAAGATTTTGTAATTGAATTACTAGCTTTAGGTCTGGGAATTCAATGGCTTACTCCACAATTAAATAGTTCTATCAATTTACGGCAAGTTTATAGTAGCAAAGAAGAAAAGTGGTATAGCCAAAGTCAGCAGATTTCTGCAATGCAGTCTCTTCTTTCATCTTGGAAAAAGGAGCAAAGGCGTATGATATGCGATCGAGGATATATTCACAATGCTTATGTAAATGGAGTTAAATTAACCACATGATGATTGAACATAAGTATGGTGAATTTACAGAAAAGCAATTTGACGAATATAAAACCAAATTACACAAAAAATTATTTTGGTTACTGATATATAAAGATCCAAAAACAAAAGATCAATTCCCAAATGTTGATGATGAAGCATTCGAACAATATTTCAATCATGTAATGCATGAGATTAATGGGTTGAATAGATTATTATTATATCCTGTAGAAATTTGTTCGATGATGAGTTTATTAGAAAGCGCTTTGGCTATTTCAAAAGAAAAGGATTTTAATTATAAGGCATATCGTAAGTTGGTATTAGATGCTCATGCTCTTGTAGATAAAATTCATGATAAGGATGTGATTCAAAATGAACACTAATCAATATCTTTCTTATTTGTCTAAAAAGGGAGCTAACCTTGCTCAAGCAAGACGGCATCAGTCTGATATGGTTATAAATTCTACTTGGTATGGTGATCCTACTTATAAGCGAGTATATTTGCTTACTAAGGAGGGATGGAAATGGGAAGATGTCAAATATCAATATCATCAGAGCCAATCTGTTGCCAAAGATAATGTTGATTATTATCTGCAATTTAGGCCAAAAGTACATTATCCTATAGGAACATATGTGCTTATTCCTGATGATACAAGTCCTGAATTAAATCTTACTAAAGAAGAATTACTTGATCCTTTTAAACAACCCATTGAGAAAAGAACTCAATGGTGGTTAATTGTTGATAGAGATAATCAAAATGCATATCCCAGATATAACGTATTGCAATGCAACTGGGAATTTAAATGGATTCATAATGGTAAAATTGAAAGTATATTTAGTATAATAAGATCTGCCAATAGTTACACCTCTGGTATATGGAGGGCAGAATTAACAGTTACGCTTGACAACCTTACGGGTTTTTGGGCACCAGATACAAATTTGGTATATGGCGATGCCAGAGAAAAATTGGGGTTGTCTGATACACGAACTATTGTACACAATCAAAGATTTTTATTAACTACAAATGATCTTGATCCCAAAGTATATACAGTAACTAAAGTAGTAGAGACATCTCCTCTTGGGTTATATAAGTATTCTGTTAAAGAGGATGAATATAATCCTAAAAGAGATAATATCGAGTTGAAGATTTGTGATTATTATAATAATATGGGTGATCTTCAGTCTGAAGTTTCGGATTTGAATTTGACTAATAGAGAATTTCAGATTATCGAAATGATGAAATCAGAGAATGATGAATTAGTTCCTAATCCAACTAATACCACTATTCTCTCGCTTGGTAATACAATTTATTATCAAGCAAAGTTAGGGTTGGAATATGTTCCAGCTGTATGGGATATTCAACTTAGGGATGATGGTGCTGAGTATGATTCAAAAGAAAAAGCACGTTTAGAGGGATTAATGAAATTGGTTCAATATGAAGGGAACGTAGTTTCTGTAAGACCCGCTAAAGCGATGAGCCTCGTTGGAAAGCATTTTAATCTTATTGCTCGTCAGGATAATGGAAATTATATTTCTAGTGTAGAAGTGGAGGTGGGCGATTATGAAACGTGATTTAACAAATATCCGTAGAAATTTAGAGTCCACACAAAATAACGATATTATTTATCGTAAGGCTGTGATTGAAAAAGCCTTTTATGACGATCCTGATTTGCTAGAAGTATTAGGCCAACGTGAAAAGCGTCCTTTAAATAAATATATTGATCCAGATCATCCTACTATTCAAGAAAAACAATTACGGCAAGAGATTGAAGAATATAATAAAAAGGTCGATTCAAAAAAGATTATTCCTTATTTGAAATTGAATGGCGTTCAAAAAGAAGTGAATAATTTTATTATGTTTGAAGTTCGAGATTATGAAGCCTCCGCGCTTAACAAGGTTATTAAGACGCAACAAGTTACTGTTATGTGTGTTGTTGCAGAGGAGGATATGGATACTGAATATGGTATTCAGCGAACAGATCTTCTTTCTTATATTGTAAAGGATCTTCTTCAATGGAGTAATTGTGCTGGATTACAATTAAAATGTGTTTCTGATTTTGATGATATTGTAGATGATAGATATTATGCTAGGGTTTTAAGATTTGAATCTCTTCTTCCTAATACAATTTCGGGTCATAATATAGGGATGACGAACAAATATGACAGACTCCCTTAAAGATCAGGCAATTAAAAGGCTCAAAGAAAAACACGAAGCGGAAGCTAAAACTGCGGAGCAAAAAGCTCAAGATAAAAATGTTTATGATACTATTAAGGCTTCCAATGCTCGTGTAAATGAAAAGACCCAGAAACCACAGTATGAATTTGACAAGTTACAATTGTATTTTGGTGAGCCTTTTGCTTTAACGGAAAAAATTATAATAAATCAACCCACGGTTGGAGATTTGATTCGTTTAGGCGAAAAGGAAGTATATAGCGTGGTACATATTTTTACCGCAAATACAACTTCGTATAGACTTGTTTTATGGGATATGGGGATCGATTGGTGTAAAATAACAGATTATGATCTGTTCCAATTACTTAGTCCTACATTGACTCAATCATCTACTCAGTTTTTATTTGGGGATATAGATTTCTCAAAATTGCAGAGATATAAAAAAGTGGTAAACGATGAAGAGACAATTGTTTTATATGATCCTGAACAAGATTTAGAGATTGATAAAACCACTTATGAAAAACTTGCTTGGTATGTACGGAATATGTTTAATATATTTCCCAAAAATGAATTTGCCAAGGGTAAATCAACGAAGCAATCTATTATTGAAGAAGATAGAATGAATTTTGAAAAGCATAAGAATGATAAATATCAGTCTACTCTTTTACCGCTTATATCTGCATGTTTAAATCATCCCGGTTTTAAATATTCTAAGAAAGAACTTCCTGATGTCGGCATTGTTGAATTTATGGACAGTGTTCAGCGTTTACAGATTTATGAGTCTAGTACAGCCTTACTTAAGGGGGCTTACTCTGGATTCATGGATACAAGTAAGATTGATCAAAAACAGTTCGACTTTATGCGTGACATAGGTTCTAAATAATATAAGACACTTTTAATGAGCTAAAGGCTCTTTTTTTATTTGAAAAATTCCAAAAAAGGAGGTACACCACTATGGCATTTATGTTGGGTAGATGTTGCCCAGTTAAGCAGTAATGCTTAACTTCAAAGCCACTATATCGGTTAAAATCCAGAGATGGACAAGACCGAGGAAAGACTTCTTTTTATAAAGAAGAATCCGTAACGACTACAGGATATATATGGTGACATATATATTGAAGTGGCTCCCCTATTGTCTCGTAGGGTGAATATATAGTCTGAACTCACACTATAATCTAAAAACGAAATGTGAGAAGTAAGTAGAAATACTTACTCGCCTATTTTTTAATAGGTCATAAAAGTAACAGAAAATGGACATTATTGTCGATAGAGTACAATTTGCGTATGGTGAAAAGCTGGATGGAACTCCTGTTCTGCTGATGTCCCAGCTTTCCGATTTTACTGTTGATATTACTGCCGAATCCAAGGACGCTGTGGATGCACAGGGTACTCTGGTTAAGCGGTTCTGGCAAGCCAAGACTGGTGAAGTAACTGCTACGAACGCCATGATTAATTTCTCCGCTCTGGCTGCACAGGGTGGTACTGATGCTGAACTGGCTTCTGCTGCTCAGAAGATTGTAATGCCTAAGATCTCCGTCGTTAAGAAGGGTGAGACTCTGGATATTACTGGTTTTGTTGATGGTTCTATTCATGTTTCTGCTATGAATAGTTCTGGTGGTATGGGTCAGGAATATACTCTGACTGAGTATAACGTAACTACTGATACTACAACTGGTAAGACTACTCTGACCCCTCCCACGACTGCTGGTATCGATCAGTACATTGTTAAGTATGATCGTGAAGTAGAGGTTGGTGCGAGAATTGTAAATGAATCTGATAAGTTCCCCGGAACTATCAAGCTGACGGTTAAGGCTCTTGCTATCGATCCTTGTGCCGTAGATACGCTGAAGGCTCTGTATATCACCTTCCCGTCCTTCCAGATCAGCCCTGAACTGTCTCTGTCTCTGACTACAGATACGACAGTTGACTTTAACGGAACTATTCAGACTGCGTATTGCGGTGGTACTGAAAAGGCTCTGTACATTATGACTTGGGCCGATGATGATAGCGAGGAATAATACTGTATTGAATAGATAATGATTATAAGTTTATCGATAAGAGCGGGTATTTTTAACCCGCTCTTATATTGCTTTAAAAACGAAATATAGAACATTTAGATATTATGTAGTTATTAATATAATACTTTAGAATAACTAAAAAATAAAATGAAGAGCGAAAACAATTCGGAATTATTATTCCATTTAATATAGAGCAACATTAACGAGGAGACGTATTGTCTCCTATTTTATTATAAGCAAATATAGAATTATAAAGAAAAGGAGACATGATTATGGCTACAAGTATTAAATATAATCGGAAATGTGTAATTTGTGGAAAAACTTATTCATTTTGTAATACGGGATGTGCAGAGGATAAAGACAAACCCTCTTGGATGACTGTATTTCATGATGATAATTGTAGGGAAATTTATTATACCTGTGCAAATTATGAAGTGGGACATTATGGTACAAAGGATCAAGCTAAGAAGAAGCTGAAGAAGCTTGATCTTACTAATAAAGAAAGCTTTAATCCAGTAGTTCAGGACTGGATTGATGATATTATGGGAACCGCTAAACCTGCTGAAGAGAGCGAATATACGTCAGACAGTTTAGAGGATTAATGTTAATCAAACAATATTTTAGTATTTGACAGTGATTATTAAATAAACCGTATAAGATATAATACGGACTACAATTATATACCGAATACAATTAGGGGTATAGTTACTGTCAAAAGTAGCTATACCCCTTTTTTGCTCCAAATGAGCATAACTGAATATAACAAATATACCGGAATAGAAGGAGAACAAAAAATGGTTTATACAGATATTAATGACATTCAAGGAGAATATGGTTTAATATTGTCAGACCCTCCTTGGCAAATAAAAAAAGCCAAAAGGAAGAGTAGACCCAATTCAAGCATGAGTCCTATTGATTATCCAACAATGGATTTAAACGACATTAAGGATCACTTATTAAAAATAACAGAGCATAGTTCTTCAAATGCTATTATGTTTTTGTGGACAATAGAAAGTCAATTATATAATGCTTTATCCATATTAAATGAATTGGGTTGGAAGAAGCATGTTGTAATGATTTGGAGTAAAGGTCGAGGAATGGCTCCCGCTTTTTCAGTACGCTTTACTCATGAATATCTAATATATGCTTATAGGGGTAAATTTGAACGACCAATAAAAGAAATGCAAGGTAAGTTTGGTACAGTATTTACTGGTATATCTCATAAGCATAGTGAGAAGCCTCAAGAGGTTTATGAAATGATTGAAGCTATGTATCCAAGCAAAAAAAAAATAGAGATGTACGCCAGATTAGCTCGTCAGGGTTGGGACAGTTTTGGCAACGAAGTAAATGCAGGAGGTGAAGAAAATGAAAGTAAAGTCGAATCTTCATCCTCGTGATTATTCTATTAAAGAGGTATATAGGATTGTTAATCAAGAACAAGCCAAGCGTTTTATGAAGCATGGTTGCTATCCCATAGATATGTATCCCAGTTTTGATAAAGAGGGACGGAGTATTATTGTTTTTGTTTTTCTTAAAGAGGATTCAGAAGAATTAAAAAAACTTTGGGATAATTATAAATTGGAATAAGGAAATTGTAAGGATGGAAACAAAATTTTTAGATAAAAAAGTTCGCAAATTTATAATTGCGGCACTCTCCTCTCCCATTACTTATTTATATAAGAAACCCGGTGAATATGAGTATAGATTTTTTAAAAACATTGAGCGGGCTACAAAATTTCTGGAGAGATTTGATGCTGAAATTTTTTTAAAGGAATATTATGAGGCAACAGGCGATGACAATTTAGAGATGTTGGTTATTCCTGTTGATATCAGTTATGAACTAATCAGAGAAGAATAAACCATTTTAGGAGGATAAGGAAATGAAATTTACACCGTTAGATACAAAGGAACAAGGAAATTGCAATTTAGATAGAGTGATGATTCTTTTTGGCAATGATAATTGCGTTATTGAATATATTACCGATTTTAATATTGATTATAATAAATTATCAGAATCTAGTATTTCAATAACTTTTCATGGCATTCATCCACAATTAATTGAAATGCAAAATTCAAAGCAACGAATTCATTACATAAAATTTGTGGGACGTTTTACTCCGCTAAAATATTATCAAGAAGCTAAAGGTAGTATTACTCAATCATTCATTCTTAATATACCGTGTGACATGCAAATTGATAATTTTGAAATTAGTGGTGATATAGATGATGTATGTCCTGAATCTATTATTACTTTTATTGGAGATATGTGGTAAGGTCGGTGAAATATGAAATGAAGACAATTAAATTAGTATTGGATCGTGATGTTATAGATAGATATAATGAGTACTATTTTGAACAACATCCACGAGCAAAAAAGAAACCTATTGAACAACCTTATCATCCATCAATTAATGTATGGTCAATTCTTCCAAGAATACAAATGAATGCTTTGAAACAAAAATGGAAGGATTTTGGAGTTTGGTGGATTAATGATCTTGGATATAATGATATGAAATTAGACAGTTTTGATTTGGTTCAAACTGTCTTTTTTAGTACAAAAAGGCGGCATGATACTGATAATACAACGCCTAAATTTTTAGTTGATTCATTTACAGAATCAGGTTTTATAGTAGACGATGATGAAAAGCATTTACATAGTCTTACATTAAAAACTGGGTATGATAAAGAGAACCCAAGAACTGAACTGGAATTTATTATAGGTAATTGAACATAAGGAGGAAATTATTATGGCTGATAAAGACAACGAAAAAATCTATGTTATGGATTTTATTAGGAAATATAACGATTTAAATTCAGAGAAAGCAAAAGAAGCGTACTTCTCTTCTATTTTGAAAGAAAATGTATATGTACCATATATTAACAAAATGGCGGTTATTGATACTTTATTGCAATCTGCTCATACAGTAGGTAACAAAGTCATTTATAACACACCAAAGGAATTCCAAATGTACACTTTTACTCTTATTTTGACTTATACTAATCTTGATTTTGGTAAGGATGCAAATACCAATAAGATTTTTGACGAATTGAATAAATATGGTTTAATGGATAAATTGATCAATGCAATTGGTGAAAAAAACGAAGTTGATGTTAATGAGTTTGCTTCATTGTTTAAGATGGCAAAAGATGATTTTATGATGAATTTTGCTAAGACAAATTTGGACAATGAAGCTATTGTTAATGCTGTTGGTGCGGGAATTATGCAAGGTATGATGTCAATTATGGATTCTATTAAAACCGCTTTTGAAGATCCTGAAACGCAAAAAATACTTAATGAATATTTATCACAGCAAAGAATGGACACTGCTTCTAATGAAGCTGTGAATAAGATTTTATCAATGAATTGATTGCTATTATAATATTTTTTGATAACTTAGCATAAATGCTATGTTTTATAAAAACCAGTTGGAAGAGATTCCGCTCCTTCCTTCTGGTTTTTTGATTGTGAAAGTTGAGCAAACTCAAGAAAGGAGGGCGATTTAATATGTTAGATACATCGGTACTAATACAGAAGTTAATGCCTATTATTGAAAAAATATGTTCAGAATGTAATATCGATTTGGCACAATATCAGATGAAATACGCAAAAAAAATTATACGATCATCAATTCGTCAATTTTATGCTGCGTATACTCCGGCATTTTATCATAGAAGATATAGTTTATATCAAATGGCTCGTCCTGTAATTGAGGAAGAGCTTTTTTATATTTTATTGGGTGGGGATCTGTCAGGTTTCTCTCATAGAATTGATGAAAATTATATTTATGTAAATTCGTTTAAAGAGGGATTTCATGGTGGGGCCATTTCAGGGAAGTATCATCCTAACAAAGGCACACCTTATTGGCGTACACCACATCCTGATTATACAAGTTGGGGGTGGCCAGCTAGTCAAACAACTTCTCCATATAATTATTTGACTACTGAATGGAATAGCTTTTTACAAAAACATACATCAATAGCCCATCGATTAGTAATAACCAAAGTAGTACGAAATTATCAAGCAGAGATAGCTGCAATTATTTATGAGTTTTTAAGACAAGAGGGGGTAGTTTAAATGGCAGAAAAAATAAAAGGAATGGAGCCAGTTTCTGCGAATGAAGTTGGTCGAGCATTGGCAGATATAATCAATCCTGTATTAGCGGATGCTCAAAAAAGGGGCAAAGGAAAAGCAGAGGTTGAATTAAATATTAAACAAACTACCTCTGGTGGCGATCAAGTAAGAAAAGATTTAAAAAAAACGCAAAAGGCGCTTGATGAAGTAGCTAAAGCCAGAAAAGCTTTATCAAAAAGTCTTGAAAAAAAATCTGGTTTTGATCGTATTATAAGTTTTGCTTCGCCAGATCAAATTAAAGAGAGAATTCTTGGTTCGTTAAGCGCATATAATGATCTTCGGTTTAAATATCCAAAACAGAATAAAAAAGACGCACCAAAGTCGCAAATGAGTGCAGTAGTTACAGATATTTGGAATCAAATTAATTCTTACCAAGCTGTAATGGGCAATTCAAAAACAGCGCTTAGTGATTTATCTGCTTATGTGCAAGAACAAATTAAAGATGATACTGATATTAAAGAAAAAGATTTATTTGATACTTTCCTTAGAGAAAATTCTAACACGGTACGATCAACAGTCGCACAGTACATAGAGGATTATAAAAATGCTTTACTAGTGGGTATTAAAGATGGCGAAAAAACATTGGTTAAATATGTTAAAAACGCCGCAGAAAAGATCAACAGTGATAAAGCAGGAAAGAAAAATTTTGTTCCAATAGATATTGATCGATTAGAAAAGGATTATTTAGATTTTGATACAGTATTTGAAGATGAAGAAGTAATAAAAGAATTACAGAAAAACTTGCAAGGTCGAGACGCAGGTAAGTGGACGAATAAAATTATACAAGATGCTGTTACGGCAAGAAAAAATAGAATAGAGCAATTAAAAAAATACTTTATTTCAGCTGAAGAAGCGGAAAAGAAAATTGTCAGTTTGATAAAATTGCAGAAAGATCAATCAGAAATTGCCGAAGAACTTACTGCGAAATTTGATGCAGAGGATATTTCTCAAAAAGAAATAGATGAGATTAACAATCAATTATCTAGCATTGATGAAACAATTAATCAATTATTATCAAATAAATTTAAATACATAGCCGCTCAATTGGCAATGGGGAATAATAAAATTTTAGAACTTGATAAAGCGACTGACGAGAGTAATGATTATTCATATTCATATTATTTAAAACAGAATTTTAAAGATATTGGGGAACTTAGAGATTCTATAATTCATGATATATTTGATATTTCACAATTAAAATCTTCTATTTCTGGTAATCAACTCTCACTTTCCGTAAAAGAAAATGCTTTTTTAATGGACGAAGCAGATTTAGCATTACAAAAATTAAGGGCTGAATTTATCAAGGGTGCGATTCCAGATATAGATTCCTTTGTAAAGATTATTCAAAAAGAATATACTACAGAATTCGAAAAAACTTGGAATATTGATAAGAATGGTAAATTCGGTCCGATACATGGTGGAGAAGCGAATGAAGTATTTGGGAATTTTAATGAAACGGCTAATTTACAATCTAATTGGCATACTCACAGTACCACGCCCGTGCCCTCAGCTATAACACGAAAAAAAGAGGGGGATTGGTTTACTTGGTTAAATAAAGCTATTACTTCCAATGAAACTTTTGGGCAAAAAAATGTTATCCCGTATTTTGGTATTAGGGGCAAAGATTATTCGGTAATTGTAGATTTCAGTGATATAAAGCCTAAAGATAAAGCTGGCCTATATGATGATTTTAAGAAGTTTGAATATCCCGAGGGTGATTGGCGTAAAGATTGGATGGGTGTTTTAGAGACACAAAAGGATATTTTTAGAAAACGTGGATATGATCCCGAAAAAATAATCCAAGTATTTAAAAACTCTGAATTAGATGCGATGACCAATGAATCTATTCAACAGACATTGGATCTTAGTAAAGCTTTAATACAGGCTCGACAAGACGCTCTTAATGCTGTTCAGGTTACTACTAAAGCTATAAAAGAGCAAAAAGCAGAAGCAAAACCGTCAACTCCCAATCCTTCTACTCAACGTCACTCTCCTTCTTTGCCATCCAAGCCTCAACAAACTCCTGCACCTCAAATAAAGCAAGAAGCCGAAGCACGACAAGAAAATGCCGAAGCTGCTCGTGAAGAAGCAAAAGCTGTCGAAGAGAGTAATGAGAAAAAATTTGTACCTTATTCTAAAAAAGATGTTCTTGAAGTTGTTAATTCAAAAAAGGAAAAAGCAAGAAAATTTCCTCAACATATTTTTAAGAAGTACGGGGTTCAAGAGAGTGATAGTTTAGAGGAAACTTTAGCTAGTTATATTTCTGCTATGGAAGATTATAAAGAAGAACGAGACGAGGAAAACGCAAGATTAATCAAATTAGTAACAACTTCTTATAATCAAATAATGCAAAAACAATTTGAAAGCGGTAAAGGAGAAGTACCAAAAGACTTCCCTTTCAAAGATCGAAAATTTGCAGAAGGGGCGGTTACCTATTTAAATTATCAAAACGCAGAAAAGTACTTTAACGAAGCTATTGAGAATTTGAAGCAACAGATTGAAGCCGCAAAGCAAGCAATTCCTACACCAGAGGAGGTTCAAGAAGAGGTAAACGCTGTTGTCTCTGATGAGATAAGTACAGTTTCAAATCCTCCTGCTCCCCGAGATATAATGGGGCCATTTCGTGCGCTTACAAAAGAAATGATTGAGTCCAGATTAGAGCAAATGGATTCAATGTTTGAAGATCCTAACAAAATAATAGAATATTATCATTTGCCTACAAATAAAAAAAATAAAACATATAAAGAAGTTTGGCAACGAGCATTAAAAAAAGTAACTAATTATTTTGATTATGATAAAGAAATTGAAAAATTAATTGAAGATTCTAAAGATTCTACAAAGGAATATGGAGGTTATGAAGCAGCAAGCTGGGTTATGGATCCTTCATTGCTGACAGAGCGTTTACAATTTCTCAAAGATGAATTAGTTCGAATTAAATATTTAGAGGAGGTTGTATCTGGTTTTGCGTCTGAATATAAAGCCCTTAATCTCTCTGAAATTACTTCTCTTATTGACGAGCATTCTATTTCAATTCCTGATCCAGATGAATTATTTGCTAGTTATGGTGTCACTTCTGAAAATCGATCAATAGAAACTTTACTTGAAGCAGAACAAAAGTTTATTGAAGAAAGAGCAGAACAACAAGCTGAAATAGAAAACAAGCTTGTTGAATTGTATAATACTTTAGCTAAAGAGGGTGAAAATCCTTTTGAAGACGCACGTTTTCTTCAACTTGCTGGGGATTATCAATTTTTCCAAAAGGGTGCTGATCTTTTTATAGAAGAAATTGAACATGTTAGAGAAGAAATTCAGCGTGATGCTGAAATGAGTCGTGAACGAATTCGTAATGCTATAGATGAACGGTTAAGAGATATTGTTGTTGATGAAGAACAGCCTTCCATTGAGCGTGGTGAATTATTAGAATTAGCAGAACAAAGAAAACAAGCCACAGAGAACATAGCAATAGAACAAAAAGCGGAGGCAGAGAAACTTGAAAGTAATTCTGCTGTAATTAATCAAGAACGACAAGCCACTGACGGCTTACGAAATTCTACTAATGCAGCAACTGAAGCTTCTAAACAGCATACTGCTTCAATGGCGCAAGAAGCTGCTCAAGTAGAAAATTTGAAAAATGCCGCTCAACAAGCTGCCGATTCGATGAAAGGTCTCAACAATGCAAAACAAGAATCGGCTTTTAGTGGTGGAAATGGTGCCGTACCTCCTACAGGTGGAGGTGGTAGTACCCCTCCTCCTACTTCTCCTCCGCCAACAAACGGTAGTTCTGGTAATGGTCCGAATGGACCAAACGGTCCGTCTAATGAGGATTTAGAAAAATTATTAGCGACTATTAATAGTATCACTAATGAATTACGAGAATTGCAACGGCTTGAACAAGAAGCTTCTACCAATCCTCAACCTTTTACAGATTATGCTTTTGAAATTGAAAAAGCTAAAGAACAATTACGCTTATATAAATTAGAATTAGAAGATTTACTTCAAACAAAATTTCATTCTTCTTCTAATGATCTTTCCGATATAAATTTCTTAAATCAGTTTTCATATAGTGCTAAACAAAATAGTGCATTTCAAAGCGGTTTAGGTGACATGCAAAAAGCAGGAAGTGATCTTGGTATTACTTATATGCAACAAGCCAAAGCAGTATTTACACAATACATAGAAGAATTTCAAAGATACCTTTCTATGATGGAAGGAAATACTACTGGAAACTTTGATGCGTCATTAGAAGAACAAAGACAAACGGTTTTACGTTTGCAAAACGCCTATCAATCATTGTATTCTGAAATGCAAAAAATGAGTTCATCGGGAATGGCAAAAATTGATTTTGCAACCTTTGAGAATGGAATGCAAAGTCTTTTTGATACGGCAAATAAGTTAGAATCTACAGATAGTAAAGAAAAAATAATTGATTCATACATTGAAAAAATCGCAAGCTTAAGAGAGCAATTTAGGAATATGGGTGATTCTGCCCCTACTGGTTTTATAAGTTCTTTAGATTTAATGAAATCAGAATTGCAAAGTTTAAAAGAACAAATACAGCAAGGAACCATTACTTGGAATGAATTTCATAAAGCAATGATGTCTGGTGGATATTCTACCGATTTAGGTAAAATGGATAGTTTTCTTAATATCCAACCAATTATTGATCAATTTGAGGGCGTAGCTAATGATCGTATTCCTGAATTTACCAAAGAGTTAGAAAGTTTAAAGCAAAAGTTTGCAGAACTTATGAGTACTACCGATCCTAAACGAATAAAGGAATTAAGCAATGAAATGCTTGGATTGGTAAAACAACTTACTGATTTGGACAAAATAATTGTTCATGATACTGGTAAAGGGACTTTATTTGACGTAGGCCAAATTAAATCTATTGATGATATGCGTCAAAAGATGGATGCTTTTGCTCAAAGTGCTAAGTTAGGTAGTTTACAGAGCCAAAAATTATCAACAGATGGTAAAACCTTAACTAGAATTTATCAAGATGCCTCTGGAAGAGTGTATGAGCTTAAAGGAAGAATTGATGAAGAAACGCAAGCTTGGAGAGCAAATTTACAGACAAAATCTAATGTAAATAATTTTTTAAAAGGATTTAGTTCTAGTTTTGTGGGATTGGCTAAAAATTTGACAATGTTTGTGTCTGTTGGACGTTTGGCGATGAAAGTGCGTCAAGAGTTTTCTAAAGGATTAAATACTTTTAAAGAATATGATAAAACATTAACTCAAATTAGTTATACAATGAATTTAACTAAATCTGAATTAAGTGATCTTGGTCAATCTGCAGTTAATATGGCTAAAGATTTATCTATGTCATTATCTAATGCCGAGGCAGTGTTTCAGATTTATGCTAACATGAATACAACGGCTGAAGAAATTCAGAAAACAGCTAAACCTACAGTAATTTTAAGTAACTTATCTGGCGTTGATGCATCTAAAGCTGCTGATGAAGTTCAGGGTATTTTACAACAGTTTAATATGCTGAAGGACTCTGAAGAAGATGTAGCAGATGTTTCTATGCATATTGTTGACGTTTTAGATAATATTTCTGCCAATGTCGCAATGGACTACGCCAAGGGAATTGATGTAATTACTCAAGCTGTTACTGCAACGGGTCAGGTAGCCTATGATGCTGGCATGTCGTTTGAACAATTAGCCGCTATTTCTGCTAAAGTTGCAGAACGTACTCGTGAAGATGGTTCTACTATTGGCAATGCTTTAAAAACAATTATTACTCGTACTTCTAAAGTTGGTAAAATGCCACAGTATTCTGATGAAGTTGATAATGAAACTTTGTCAAAAGCGTCAGAATCTTTATCTGCTGTTGGTATTAAAGTATATGAAGCCAATGGTGAAATGCGAAGTATGATTGATATTCTTAGTGATCTTCGTGAAAAGTGGGACGGCTTAAGCGATGCTCAGAAAAGTAATATTGCTTTTAATATTGCCGCTACTAGACAAACTTCTAAATTTAAGAATATTCTTGAAGCATGGAATGATGCCATGTCTCTTGCCAAAGAAGCAACTACGGCACAAGGCAATGCATTAGCAAATCAGGAAAAATTTCAAGAATCTTTTGCAGGAAAGACTCAAGAAATCCGTACTCAGATGGACGCATTTTGGATTAATTTCTTTAATTCAGATGCCGTTGATAATATATTGGATTTTGTAATTAATCTTACTGAAGCTTTTAATGGATTAGCAGATGCTATTTCTCCTGTTGGTGCTTTATTAACTACTGTTTTTGGTGGAATAGTAGTTAAAAGTATTAGTAGTGGTCTTTATCAAGGTATCATTGGTGCTTTTGGTGCTTCTGGATTAAAAAAAGCAATAATTAAAGCTTTTGCAAGCTTTAAATTTAATTCTTTGTTAAAACAAGGAATGGACGATGGTACAATTGAACAAACAATGAAAAATAGGTTTTCTAGTTTGGGATTAGCAAATTATACTAAAGCGACTTTACAAGCAGAATTAGCAGGAAAATCTTTGTTAAAGACATTGGGATTAACTGCACTTGGTATTGCGGCTGTTACTGCGGGTGTTTATCTTGGGGTGAAGGCATATCAAAGATTCGGTATGTCAACAGATCTTATTATTAAACGTAATAATAAACTAATTGAATCACAGAAGAAAATTGCCAAACAACATCAAGAAGTTATAGATGAAAACAATAAAAATGCTGATTCTTTACAAAATTTATTAGAAAAATATGAAGAAGCTGAAATTGGTTCTCAAGATTATTATAATATTCGTGCGCAAATTGCTGAACAATTTCCGAATTTAATTACTGGATACGATTCTGAAGGTAGGGCTATTATTGCTAATACTGAATTAATTCGTCAACAAATTGAAGCATATCGAAACTTGTCTGTAGCCGAGCAAGAAGCAATGAGAGAAGAAGCGGGGGAAAATATTGATAAGGCTATCAATGGTGAAAAAACAGGCTTTTGGATGTTTGGCACTGGTGATAATGGTGTTAAAACACTTATTGCACAAAGAAACAAGGATATTGCAAGTTTAAAGGAACTTGATGACACTGAGGAAAAGTGGCAAAAAGATCATGATCGTCTTATAAGAGAGATGAACGATACCACTCTTTCTATGAGAGATCGTACTAGGGCTAGAGAAGAATACGAGATGTTGGGGCCGTCACCCAAAGAGGCAAATGATCTCTTACGAGAAGGGTATCAAAGTTCAATAAAAGAAGCTAATACACAGTTATCCACTTTACATTCCTATTTTAAAAGCCAATATGCATTAATTGCAGGTGATTTATCAGATCTTTCTACTGATCAAATCAGTGCTATGGATCAATTAGAACAATTGATGTCTCGTTATTTTGAGAATGGATCTGATTTTTCTGATGCCGCTGATAGTATTAAGCATATGGGTGATATGCAAGCAAAAAATTTGTCTGACTTAATTTCATCTTTATTAACTCCAGATTTATCAAACATTAATGTTCAAGAATATAAAGAAGTTATGGAAGAAAGACTCCAAAGCGTCTATTCATTACTTCAAAAATATATGAATGCAGATGATTATGCTGAATTAGTATATCAAATGGACATAAATGGTGGTGCAGAGCGTATAGAGCAACAAATTGAAAGCATTGTTTCGAATGTAAATTATCAAAACATCGCCCAAAAATTAGGAATTAATTTGGAAGAAGTTTTAAATGGATTAAATGTTAAAGAATTAAATATATTTGATCCAGATGCTTTCTTTTCAGAACAAGTACAAAGACAAATTTATTCTAAATGGGGAAATGTTATTAAGAATCTTAATAATGTTACTCTCCTTAGTTTACAAGACATAGATTGGAACTCAATTTTAGCTTCTGCGGGTTCATATGCTAATATTGCTGACATTGCTAATCAAATAATTAGTACGGGTATATTGGGCGATCCAGAAAAGATAACTATTCCTATACAAGCAGCTATTGATAAAATGGCTGAATGGGGTTGGATTGTTGATGATACTGCCGAGGGGATTAAAAATCAGTTTGATTTAATACAATCTTCTATCTCAGAATCTCTTAGTAATCTTTCAAAATCTTATGATATTTATAATACAGCTATAACTGAATCAAATAAAAACGGTTATCTATCTCAAGAAACGTATTCAGAATTAATAGCAAGAAATGCTGAATATGCAGACGCTATCACTGAAACTGCTTCTGGGCTTACTTTGGATACTAAAAAAATGAGAAACCTCAATCGTGAGGAAAAGAAAGGTATTCAAAAAAAGCTTACTAAAGAAAGAATTGATCTTGCTAACCAATATGATAAGAATACAAAGAAAATCGAAGAATACAGCAAAGAATTAGTCAAAGCCCAAACCGAAGAACGCAAGAATGAGTTAACAAATTTTATTAATAATTTACTCGATTCTAATAGTGCTATTGAATCTAACATCGGCTCTTTAAGAGATCTGCAAAATCAATTGAATGCTACTGGTACAGCATGGGATGAGTGGCAAAAGGCTCAAAATTCTGGAAACCCCTCTGATAGATATTTTGAAGCAGGAAAAGGATTTGATGCTTGGGAAGAACTGCGTAAAAAAGGGTTAACAGGTACTGATGATTATCAGAGTTTCGTAAGATTACTCACTGGATTGGAAAATGAAGAAACTGTTACTTCTAAAGAGACTGCAAAATTTATGGAGTATCTTAACAAACGGTATTTTACCGAAGATCGTAGTGGGTTACAGAATCTTTATGATGATATTGAAGCAGTTTATAAAGAAAACGGTTTAGAGTCATTAATTCTTGAGAACGGCGAACTTGATATTACTAATACCAAAATGATTGCCAAATTATTATCAGAGAAATACCAAAAAAAATATGGTAAGAACTCTGGTCTTACGGCTGAAGCTTTAGAAATATTGCTTGGAGCTGGCTCTGATTTTAATATGGGTGATCCTTTATCAGATGGGACGTATTCAGATAACATTGAAAAACTAAAAGAGAATCTTGAGCAATTACAAGAACTCCAAGCAAAAGAAGATCCTAATTCTAAGGAATGGCAAGAATGGCAAGAAATCATTAATGAAGTTAATAATGAACTTCGTGAAATGGAGATTCTTCAAAACACTGTGATGGATCAAGATAAAATGACTGATTTGCTTGGAAAAGCAAATCAATTTGGTTATAGAGATCCAACTACTGGAGAGCAAAAAACTTTATCTGCTAAATTAGTATATAAAGATGTTGAAGAAGCTACTGAAGATTTGGTTCAATTTGAAGAAGCCCGTAGACAACTTCTTGAAAAGAAAGAATTGAATGGCGGTATCCTTTCTGAAGAAGATCAAGCAAGCTTAGATGCGATTAGTGCTATTCTTTCATATATTCTTGGACAAAAGCAACAGTTTGAACAGCCTTGGGTTATGTCTGTAGATACTAGTCAATTAGATGCGAAAACTGGTGCTTTTATAAGCAAATTAAAAGAATATTATAAAACCGTAGAACTGATCCAACAATTGAAAGAACAGGGTAATTTAGGAACCACTGAAGGTCAGGCTGAATTAGAGAAGTCTAAACAATTACTTGAAGAAATTCGGCAATTAGATAAAGAATCTGGGGGACAATTATCTGCTTCTATAGGTTTAGAGCTTAATGAAGGAAATATTCCTGATCAACTTAAATCTATCTTTGGTTTTAAAGACGGAGAAGCGGTCAATGGTAAATTGACAGTTGTTATTGATGAAGATGCATTCAATCTTAGTCATACGCCTGTTGATGATTGGATTACCAAAGTAGAGTCAGAAAATGTTGGAATTACTATTGTTTTTAAAGATGCTCAAGGTAATGATATTACTAGTTTGGTGTTGGGGCAACATAGTATTATAAATAGAGGAGGTGTTGGGGCAGGTGGTATATTTGGTCTTCCTCCAAAAGCCAATTCTAATTCTAATCCTGGCTCTAATAATAATTCTTATAATAATCAAAACACGACTACTGCTGAGATCCCTCTTCTTGAAAAGAGCGTATCTCTTAGTGAGAAATCAAAACGTCATCAAAAAAATTATCAACAGCAACAACAACAACAATATGATGATGAAATATATAATGCGGCCTTAAGAGTATATGAGGCCGCAGAAGACGCTACCAAACGAGGGTTGGGGGAAGTTGCTCAAAAGGATCTTCAAGATTGGTTACAGATCTTAGAAGAAGGTGATGGCGGTACTGAGAAAGCTTCTGAATCTGTAAAGCAAAAAATCAGAGAATTGTTTTTAGGATTGGATGTCGATGACCCTAATGCTATTGCAAACCCTGTGAAAGAAACTGAAAAGGCGGCTGATGCATTAGCGAAAGCTACGAATAACTTAAGCAAAGAGCAAGATACTAATAACGAAAAGCAAAAAGAATATAATAAGGAATTAGAAAAAACAATTAACCTATCTAACGAGAGGGACGATATAGGGACTCAATCTCGTGGGGACACAACTCAAATAATAACGGATCCATATGTAGGGCCTATGTCAGAGCCAGAACCAGAGCCAATAGGATATGGTCATGGTGCGAAAATTAAAGTTGACGTTGAAGCCGAAGCAGAAGAAGGGTCTGGCAAAGAAGCTGTAGAAGAAATCAAAAAAGAAGTTGATTCTTCACCTACGGTTGAAGTAAAACCTGAATTTGACTATTCTTCTCTTTCAGGTAATGAACAGCAACTTTATGATGAAGCTAAAGAATTTGTAGAATATGGCGAAGAGTCATTTAAGGTTTGGTATAACCAACACTTAGAAGAAATTCGTAATGCATCTACTGAATTACAAAATGCAATCAACGAGTTGTTAAACGGTGGGTCTGAGGGATCTAATGGTCAAACCGCAGAGGTGGAAGTTGGTGTTACGGTTCCAGATAATGCCGCTGAACAATTGTCTGGTGATATTGGCACTGTAGATGTAGAAACACAATTTAAATCACCTACAGTACCAACAAATGAAATTGATTCTGGAAGTACTTATACTCTTGATACTTCTGATGCTGAAAAAGGATTAGATAATATTGTAGAAGGTGCGGAAGATGTTGAAACAGCAATTGGCAACGCTTCAAAAAAACAATTGGGTGATGTGGGGACGCCTATAACCCGTCAACAATTAGATGATACAATCACCAAACTTACTAGTGTTGGAAATACTACAGATGAAGTATCTACACACAATATTGGAGATTTAGGCGCTATCGCTGCTTCTTCGTATATGAGTACGCTTGACTCAGACATAAAAAATGTTGGAACTGATTTTGATAGTTTAAATCGAACCGCTACTCTTACATTAAATATAAAAACCAATGGGAGTGTCCCTGAAGGTGGGACTATAAGTAGCACAGGCGGGACAGGTAATTATAAAGGCACTGCTTCTTTTGCTCACGGTACTTGGTCATTTGGTCAAGCGTTCGCTAAAGGTAACATTGGAGCGCCCAGAAGTGAAGAAGCATTAGTTGGTGAACTTGGCCCTGAAATGCGTGTACGTGGTTCTCGTTGGGAGTTACTGGGGCAAAATGGCCCCGAGTTCCGTGATATCAGGAAAAATGACATAGTTTTTGACGCAGACCAGACCGCTGATCTTCTCTCCCGAGGGAAAACAGATAGACGAGGTAAGGCTTTTGCTCATGGTACTAGTGGAACGGCTTATGGAAGGTTTAAACGAAATCCTGATGATGCAGGTGGAAGTTCTAGTAATTCTGGTTCAAGTGGTAGCAAAGGTAATAGTGGTAACACAGGTAATAATAACGGTAATAACAATACTGAAAAAGAAACCAAATCTGCACTTGATACCCTTAAAGAAGGTTGGGGTAGAATAATTGATTGGGTTGCTGTAAAACTTGAAGATTATAGCAGACGAGTGGATAAGTTGATGTCTAAAGCTGAACGCACTTGGACTAAACTTGAAGTTCGTGATAAATATTATGATCGTGCCATTCGTAAAATAGATGCTTCTATTAAAATTACCAGTAAAGGTGCTGATCGTTATAGTAGACGAGCCGAGGGTGTTTTGCGTCAAGGGAAAAATGCTATTGGTACGAAGAGTTCTGATGCTCGAAAAGCACAAAAAGAAATTGATGAAGCAGTAGCTTTAATTAAAGCCGGTGGTAATGTTAAACATATCAAGACATATTCTGAAGATGCCAAGACTGTTATTGATGAATATCAGAAATGGTATGATCTTGCAAGAGATACGCAAGATAAGCTTGATGAACTTGAAGATCAGCGTCATGAATTAGAGAAGTCAAGAATTGAATTGTTAACTAATCGTTTTGATAGTAAAATCAATCATATTTCTTCTAAAGCAGAACGAGTGCAATCACAGATATCTGCACTTGAATCTATGGATATGTTTGCTGATTCTAAACAGTATGAGCAAATTAATAAGTATAATCAGCAACAAATCAATCTTTATAATCAACAGATTGCAGCCTTTGAAAAAGGACAATCAAAAGTTGCGAAATATAGTGAAGATTGGTATGAATATCAAGACAGTATTGATTCTGCTAGAGCATCTATAGATGACTTAACTACTTCAATGATTGAAAATGCTATGTCAGCGGCTCAACTTCATACTCAATTAGCGCAATTGAAGAATGAGAAGCTTGATAAGCAAAATGATATTCTTGATGCAAAGATTGAACGTGATCAATTAGGTATTATAGATAGAAGGGGCATTACTGCCAAAGGACTTAATGTTCGTTCTTATGTTTATCAAAAGAATGCCAACACAGGACAAAAGGTTGCTAATTTGCGAACAGCAAATAATAGTAATGCGACTAATGTTCGTAATGCTACTAATAATCTTGCCAATGCTAAACAAACTAAAGAATACTCTGCTCTAATGAAGCAGATTGTTAGCGCCGCAAATGGTACAGATGAAATCCCTTCAAATTTAGTTTCTAAGATTTTCAGTGCTTTACAAGCAGATCCTAGCAACACTACTCTTCAGTCCTTCTATAGGAAAGTTTTAGATTACAATGCTGCAATCAAAGCTTATGTACAGGGTCAATATGATTATGAGATGGCCCAGATTCAGGCTAAAGCGGATGCACAAGCCAATGCTGAAGCTATGAAGAGTAATCGTCAAGCTAGACGAGATGCTAGGAATGAAAAGGCTGAAAATTTGTATAATGTAACTGCTAACTTATTTGAAAATGATAATGGTACAAATTTTGGCTATGGTCAATCAAAACGTGATGCAGAGGCAACAAAGATTGGTTTAAACAATAAAGCAGATGATAAATATGTTAAAGAAGTATTGTCCGATCTTAGATCTACAACTAATAAAAATAATTCTGCTATTACTAAAGAATTAAATAAGAAAGGCAGTGTAAACAAAAAGGGATATAAGCAAGCATTAAAGAATGCTCAAACTGCAATGAGTAGTGGCAAGCTTATTAGCGATGGTGATATTAATGTTATTCAAAAATACAATCCTGAATTAGCTGCTCAATTATTGATGTATAATTTCCAAGTAGGTGATGCTGAAGAAGCAAAATTAGAGCAAGCTACAAATTATGCGGCGAATAATGCTCGTTTGAATGAACTTACTAATGAGAAGTATGAAAAGCGAAAGAGTATTGCGGATAATAGGATTGAGCGGAATGATGCTTATATAGAGAATGGTACTTCAGATACTGAGAGAAACAAGTATTTATCTAAAAATAATCATCAAATAGATAATAAACTTAAGGAGAATTATGATCGTACCGAAGAATTCTTAGATCAAAGAGATACTGCTGCTAAGAGAGTCAATAGACAAATCAAAAAAACAGATCTTGAGAGTATGCCTAAACATTATCGACAAGCTGTTGATCATGCTTTGAAAGATATTAAAAATGGATATTCTATTGGTGATGAATTCTTAGAAATAATTGCAGATGGTTATCAAAAGGGATATATAAGTTATACATTATATAAATCCTTTATTGATTACAAAGAAGCCAATGAGTGGTATCGTCAATCAAAATATGCTCAAGAATTAGAGGCTCAGACTTTAAAGAAGCAGAAAGCACAAAATTCTGTTAAGATGCTTCAAAATATTGCTACCGAGCATGAACGTAGACGGGCAACAAGAACTAGAGGTCGTGCGGGAGAAAATATTAGAGGGATCACTGGTTATAATCGTAATGGTACTAATGCTACTGCGGCTAATAGATCTTTCGCCCAAACAATGGGACATTATACAAATGTTGCTGATATTGAAGATGATATTATGACCGCTACAGAAAATTATGCTGATGCATATCAAGAGTATCAGAAATTGAAAGATAAATTTGCTGAACAATATAAAGCTGGTGCTTTTGAAGAAGGTAGCGATGAATGGCATGAGCAACTTGATATAATTGAAAATGCTCGTCAAAATATGGATGGGTTTGTCCAAAGCATTGAAGAATTGAAAGTTGAAATGCGAGATCTGGAATGGCAAAAGTTTGATGATATGATGGCATCTATCAAAAGACTGAATGCTGAGTATGAGTATTTCCAAGGTTTGATCGCTAATGAAACTTTCTTTGACGAGGATAATAGAGGACATATTACTCGTTATGGTATGGCTGCGGGTTTGTTGCATAAAGAAGCATATCAAACTGATTTAAGCGAGGCATTAAAGTATCGTGATGAACTGATTGAATTGAATGCACAAATTGAAGCAGGTATTAAGAACGGTGGTCTTGATGGAACTTCTAAAGATGTTATTGAGCGTCAAAGACAATTAACAGACGCTATTCGTGAGTCTGTAAATGCTGCTGAATCTGAGAAACAAGCTTTAATTGATTTGGTTCGTCAAGGTTATGAGGCACAACTCTCCGCTCTTAACAAATCAATTTCCAAATACAAGGATCTGAAAGATGCTGAAAAAGAAGCCTATGATTATCAGAAAGATATTACTGAACAAACAAAGAATATTACTAATCTGCAAAAGCAATTGGCAGCATTCGAGGGTAATACTTCTGAAGAATCTATTGCGACCGTGCAGAAACTGCAAGCTGATTTAGAGCAAGCTGAAAGTGATCTTCAAGATAAGCAATATGAAAAGTACTTATCTGATGCGCAAGATATGCTTGATGATCTTTCTAATAATTTCCAAGAGTGGATTGAATATTATATGAAAGATCGTGATCAGGTATTTGACGATATGCTGGAAGAACTGCGTGGTATTTCTTCTCATCTTGGAGATAATTTAGGAACTCTTTATCGTAATTCTAAAGATACAATGGATTTGTTAAAGGGTGTAGAAACTAACTATTTTGGAGATAAAAGCAATGAAACTCTTCAAACGCTCTCCAATGATGTTAAAATTGGTTTAATGGATATTAAGAATGATAAAACCAATCTTAATGATAAAGTTGTGAGTGGAATTGAAGAAGGATTCGAGAAAGTTGTAAATAAACAAGAATGGCGAGAATCTACTGAAAAGCAAATTAATAAGAAAGGATACGCTTCAGGTAGTAAGAAGATTCTTTCTGATCAGCTTGCATGGACGCAAGAAAATGGTACAGAGGCTATTTATCGTAAATCTGATGGTGCTATTCTTACACCTCTTGGTGCAGGTGATATGGTCTTCACTCATGCTATGACAGAACAATTATGGGAGTTGGCAAATATGAATATTCCTAATATGATTAAAGATTCGTTTGCACAACCTGTTGTTCAAAATCAGCAAGATGTTGTTATGAGTCCTAATACTAATATTCAGATGAATATTACTTTACCGAACGTGAAGAACTATGATGAGTTTAAACAAGCTATGCTTAATGATAAGCAATTCCAGAATGGTATACAAGCTATGACTTTAGGAGCCGCTATGGGACATAATTCATTAAGTAAGTTGAAGTATTCGTAACTAATAATCTTTATAAGGCCGAGGATGAAAATCTTCGGCCTTATTTTTTTTACAAAATAAGAAAGGAGGGAGAAAATGTCAAAACTGTCTTTTACGAAAGATAATAGAATTGAAGATTTTACTTTTATTATTGCTAGGAAAGATTTTTATAAGCATGGAATTATCAAAGGGACTGACGTTAATTATAAATCAAATTTTAATGGCCCTGATGAAATATCATTAAGGGTTTATAAAAACGATGTCTTGGCAGACAATTTATGGGATCGTATAAATGATTATAATATTCTTATTGTCCCTGAATTAGGTGATGATGGCTTCTTTGAAATGGATGTTGATTTAAATGAAGATAGTGAGGGACTGTCTAAAACAATTACTGGGACATCACTGGCTGAAGCTGAATTATCTCATTCAAAAATTTATAATTATGAAGTTAACACAGAAGCGGAACGAATTAATGATAAAGAATGGAATGCTAATTATCTTACTGTTTTGTATAGGGATCTAAGTCAATATGAAAGCGATCCAGATCAATATAAGAAAATGAAGCATGTTTCGTTATTGCATCGTTTACTTGACAAGTTACCTAATTATACAATAGCTCATGTAGATGCTACTCTTCTCTCTCTGACTGAATGGTATCAATTTTCATGGGATGATACGGATGTATATAGTATTTTAACTGGTGATGTTGCAGAACAATATCATGTTTATTTTAAATTTAATTCACGATATAGAACAATATCTGTTTATGATTTATATTCCGTCTGTAATAATGATAACTGTAGTTATAGGACAAAAATGTTAGAAGATCGTAATATCACCACTCGCTATCGTGGTGATTTTAGAGATAAATGTCCTTATTGTGGGTCAACAAATGTGACCAATGGATATGGTAAATTTACGAAAATTTTAGTTTCAAAAGATAATTTAACTACTTCGGCCTCTGTAGCTTCTAATAAGGATTCATTAATTAACTCTTTTAAAATTAAAAGTGGCGATGATCTCATGGACGCTGCAGTAATGAATCAAAATCCAAATGGCAGTAATTATATTTATCAGTTTTCCGAAGAAAACAAAGCTGAAATGCCACCAGAACTGGTAAGTACATTAGAGGCATATAATGTTGAGTATGATAAATACTATAATGGTGATGTAGCGTCTGGTAAAGGTATATATAGTTTTACTTCTGCTCAGATAAGCGCATATAATGCATTGATAGATAGAATTACTGGTCATTTTACTGAAAAAACTTTAAAAGATTTTATTAAATTAAAATCGCCATATATAGGTTATCAGTCATTGGCGGCTCAATATTATTCAGTATTAGATTTACTGGCATTTTTTGAAACTTCAATGACTCCAGATGTTGAAACGAATCATGATTCTTTGGAATATACAAAAGCATTACTTGAAGCTGATGGTGCATTAACTCCTTTAGCAGTTATGGATCCTTCATCTTCTTATCAAAATAATATTGAAAATGCGGTTTTACAAAGTGCGAATTGTATAATCAATACTGCTTTATATGATTTAAAGGTAAATACGAATAGTTGGACTCATGCTTCTTCTCAAAGTGGAACTGGAACTTGGAAGGGTACTATTACTATTGAGACAATTGAATATAAAAATACCGAAGAAGCTGCTGAAAATACAACCACTACAAAAGAATTAACATTGACAATTACTGGTGATGTTACAACTTATGTAAAACAACGAGTTGAAAAATTAATTGCTCGTAAGGATGCTAAAATCAAACCTCTTACTGATCTTACTGAATTTGCTATTGAATCTGATTCTCCTGAAGCACAAGCGGCCTATAAAGAACAATTACATTATTATAGTTTAAATATTTTGGAAAAGATTGTAGAACCCGCTTTTGAAGATGTATTAAGTATTGTACAAGATTCTGGTAATAGAATTAATGAGTTGTATTATAAAATTTATTATGATAGAACGCAATTCATTCAAGATGAAATTGTGAGACGACAAAAAGAAGTAAATCTGATAAAGTCTATCAAAGATATATTTGATACATATAGAAATGCAACTAAAAATGCTCTTAACTTCCAGAATTTCTTAGGAACAGATCTTTATAATATGTTCTGTAACTATCGTAGAGAGGATACTTATAGCAATCAAAATTATATTTCTGACACGTTAACCAACAATGAAATCATGCGTAGGGCGGGTGACCTTTTAGATACTGCGCAGAAAGAATTATATAAAGCTTCTAATCTTCAATTTGAAGTAAGTGGCAGTTTAAACAACCTTTTAGCGCTGCCTGAGTTTGCTCCTATTCGTGACGAATTTGAAGTTGGTAATTGGATACATATGAGCGTTGCTGATAAGATTTACAATCTTCGGTTACTCTCCTATCAGATTAATTTTAACGAGTTACAAAGTATAGATGTTGAATTTTCTACCGTAGAAAAAATATGGAGCGGTGCGTCTGATATTCAATCCGTTCTTAAATCTGCGGGTAGTATTGCAGGATCGTATAGTAATACGCAATCACAAGTAAGACAATATGCAGATCCTGTCGCACAGGTTAAAGGATGGGTTGATAAAGGACTTGAAGCTACTAAGACAAAATTTGTAGATGATAATACTACACAGGAAATTGTTTATGATTCCAGTGGCTTCTATGCTAGAGGATATGATGAAATAACTGGTACTTATCTTAAGCAACAAATTAAGATCAATAAAAATGGTTTATATACTACCAAGAATAACTGGAAAACAATAGATGCTGGCATTGGTGCCATTTCTTATTACAATCCTGATAATGGTGAATATATAGATGATTATGGCGTAATTGCTAAAACCGTTGTTGGCAAATTATTTTTAGGTGAAAAGCTTAAGATATATAGTGGTGATGGCACATCTGTTGCTAAAATGACAATGGATGGTAATGGATTGGTTGTTACTAATGGTACGGCTAGTGTCAAGATTGATCCTAATGCCAGTAACATATTTCAGATATTAAAAGGTAATTTGCCTACATTATATGCGGATACTCAAGGTAATATTACTTTGACAGGTGCTGTAACGGCTACTTCGTTGGATCTTACGACTAATAATGTTAAGATTGGTGCATCTAGTGTAAACGGTTTGGCTACAGTGGCTACATCTGGTAAAGCTTCAGATCTAAGTGGGCTGGCTACAGTAGCAACTTCAGGGAAACTATCAGATCTTGACGGTAGTGGGAGCATTTTATATCGTGGGGATATTTCAATAACAGAATCTACTTCAGAAAATGTTACAACAACAACCTTTAAATATTACGATACATCTGGTAATCTAGTTACTAAAACAACTAAAACCAATTCTGCGGGTAAATATGTATTATTAGATATTCCGAAAGGTACTTTACCTGATGATGGAGCCACTAGTAGCAGTACTACAGGTATTATGATTAGTACTGCTGGACTGCTTAAAGCTAGCAATGCATTAATATATGGTACGGTTTATGCTCATGATGGCATATTTACTGGGAAATTATATGCTAATGGTGGATACATTGGTAATAATGCAACTAATAAAATAGCCATTGGCACTAATACTACTAATGCGGCTATATATTCTGGTACTCATTCTTCTTATAATTCGGCAACTAATGGTTTTTATATTGGTGCTGATTATATTTCTTTAGGAAATGGGGCAAAAGTATGGTTCAAAAACGATGGCACTTTTAGTTTAGGTGGTGGGTCAATTACATATAACGGCTCGACTCTTAGTTTTGGAAGCGGGGTAACTATTTCTTGGACACAAATTACTGATAAATCTAATGTTGCAAATAAAAGTGATATTCCAACTGATGTTAATCAATTATCTGATGCTAGTGGTCAAAAATGGAGTACAACTGTTGGTAATAATTGGATAAAAACTTCATCTGTTTATGCTCAAAATTTGCAAGTAAATTCAGCTAAAATTCAAGGAACTATTACAGCAGATGCAGTTGTAGCCAATATTTCTATATCCTCTCCTACTATCACTGGTGGAAGTATTGGAATAGGTACAAAAGTAAATAATGTTTATCCTTTCCAAGTTACTAGTAGTGGAGTATTAACTGCAACTGGAGCAATGATATCTGGCGATATTACGGCAACAAATTTAACCGCTACTAACACAGGAACAATTGGGCCTTGGAATTTAAGTAGTAGTGGATTAGCCAAAGGCAATTTAATAAAAATAACCAAAGAAGAATTATTTTTATCCACAAATCAGAATAAAGCCCAAGATTCTATATATTTAAAAGTGGGCGGTGGAAGAAATTGTATTTCTGTATTTGGTAATAAAGCAGACGATTCAGCGGCAGTAGGGAATCATATACATTTAGGATGGCTTAATCATATTGATGATGTAACTGGTCAAAAGGAAAGTGATTATACTTATGCGGGTTGGGGTGTTTATTGTTCAACAGATTTAAATTTGATTAGTAATTCCATTGTAAAAATTCATTTGTCGAGTGGTAGTAACAGTATATTAGATACAGAGTATATTAGACTTTCAAGGCTTACTGGTGTTATGATTGGTTCAAATGTTGACGTAGAAATAAATAGCAATAAAGACGTAAGTATAAGTGGTACAAATAATGTATCTGTATCAAGTGACAAAAATGCTTCATTGCATGGAACTACTACCTCTATTTCTGGAAATACAATTAATCTTAGTGCTTCAAAAGAATTGTCAATAGATTCTTTATATACGGGTCTTATTAGCTTTTCTAGTAATTATTTAGACACAAATACATTACAAAACAGAAAAATAGAAATCGCCATTGATGGTGATAAGCAATCACTTCGTCCTAGATTAAATGCAACGTCATCTGTTACTGGCTATTATTTAGGAACTGCTAATTTTCGGTGGGATACAATTTACGCAAAAAATAGTACTATATCCACATCCGATCAAAAGGATAAAGATATTTTAGGTGATATTCCTTTCGCTAAACAATTGATTATGTCTTTACAACCTAAAACTTATATGTGGAAAGATGGAGATCATAGGCGAACTCGTATGGGGTTTGTTGCACAGGATGTAGCTTCTTCATGTAAAAATATGAACGAGAATCTTGCGCTATTTACGGCTTCATATATACCAGATCCTGAGTTAGGTGAAAATGATCCTATTTTGGATCAGGACTATTTTGGCGAAAATGTAGATGATAATAAATTAATATGGGGCTTATCTTATCATGAATTTATTGCCCCTATGGTTGCTGTGATTCAACAGCAACAACAAGATATTGATACTTTAAAGCAAGAAATAAAACTCCTTAAAGGAGAATAATTAATGGAACAAAAGGAGGAAAATACCATGGAATTAAAGGGTGTTAGAATTTTAGAGATTAATGATGTTTTCGGAAAGATTGCAAATGCTGATGTTGATATTAAAACAGCTATTTGTATAGCTAATAATCTTAAGGTTCTTGAAACGCCTGTGAAGATTTTACGGGATAAGCAGAGAGATTTACTTGATAAGTACGGTGAGAAGGATGCCGATGGTAATCTTGTAGAAGTAGACAATGGTATCAGGATTACCAATATGGCTGAATTTGTGCCTCAGATGGAAGAGATCATGGGTACGGATATTGAAGTAGATCTGAAGAAAATTAAATTATCAGCATTGGAAAATATAAAGATTTCAGCAAATGATATTCGTGTTTTGAATGGAATCATTGAAGATGAGGAAGACACCAAAACCGAAGAATAAAGAAAGGGTTAAATAAATTATGTATGCTACAGATTTTGAATTTGATGGCAAACGGCTGTCTGACTTTGGATATGTCATAGCGTCTTTTGATGATAGCGGTGACGGGGCAGCAATGTCGGGTGCGAACATTAGTCTGTCCACATCTTCAAGTCTGGGGAATGAGCGTTTTGATTTATTTAATGTGACCTACAATGAGCCATATACTATTACTTTTACAATCATGAAAGATCCGTGTATATCTGGCGATCAAGAAGATATGTATTTATCTCCTATTGAAGTATCTGCTTTACAAAGATGGTTATGTAGGAAAAATCATTATTGTAAATTTAAAATAGATCAAGACGAATATGAAAACATATATTGGATGGGTACATTTACAAGCCAACAGTATGTTATGAATGGGCATATTATTGGTTTGGAATTAACCTTTACTGCTGATAGTCCTTATGGACATATTGATAAAATAAATTTGGATTATACCGTTTCTGCAAATGGAAATTTTGTAGTTGTGGATGCTTCGGAAGAAGAAGGGTATATTTATCCGAATTTGGTAATCAAATTAAATTCAGCAGGAAATTTAACAATTACGAATTCTAGAGATACAAAAATCACAAGGATAAATAATTGTACAGCGAATGAAACTATCACAATTGATGGTGAGCATTTAATTATAAAGACTTCAGTGTCTGGTCACGATCTTGGGAAAGATTTCAATTATATTTTCCCAAGGATCATAAACACTGTTGAAGACGTAACTAATACATTTAATAGTAATCTTGCATGTTCTGTTAAGATGACTTACGCTCCAGCTATTAAGACTGGTATTTAAGAAAGTAGGTGAGAACATGATTGTAACACATAATATTAATTTGGATCTAAGATCTGAATATATGTTAGGAATTAAAATACCACAGTATACTAAAGATTCACATAAATTAGTGGTTACTGTAAGCGATAATGGGACACCGAAGACTTTTAATATCAGTAATGAAACAGCTAAGTTTAAAGCGAATACTCCGGGTGAACATTATTATTATTTGGATACTACATTGACTGCAAATAATATTACTATCACTTTACCAAAAGAGATAAGCGCTTTTGCAGGACGAGTTCAAGCTTTGTTTGAGATCAGTAATAGCGCAGAAAATAGTATCCAAGCTACTATGAAGTTCTATATTATAGTAACTCCTAGTGCTTATGATGAAGATGCTGTAGTAAACTCTGATATTTTTACATCATTAACACAACGATTAAATCAAGTAGATGCTTTAATTACAACAGCGAATACTAAATTAGCCTCTTTAAACCGCTCAATTAATGAAATGAATACGTTATTAACAACCACTGAAAGAAATGTAACACAAAAAATGGCTGAAGTCGATACTACTGTTTCAAATAAAATGTCTAGCGTTGATAATACTATTACTGCTAAAATGTCTTCTGTGGATACTACTGTTTCAAATAAAATGGATGCTGTGGATACTGTAGTAGATAATAAATTAGACAGTTATGATACAGCAATTGCTGATAAGATTGCAGATGTTAATACTACTTTAACGGACGCTGAAACTGCCGTTGACAATAAACTAGATGAAATAGATGCCACAGCAACTCAGAGATTATCAGCTTTCGATACGCAAGTACAAAATAAGCTTGACAATATTGATACTTTGGTTCAAGCAAAGACAGCAGAAATGGACGCTCTATTAGCAGAACTTGATAGTACAACCACAAGTTTAGATTGGCTCAATAGTACAGATAAAATAATTGATTCTAAAATTGTTGATAGAGGGGTGAATGATAATGAATGAACAGACTAGATTTTTTACGACTCAAAAATATAAAATTGCTGGGAATGTTGCAACGGGAGTTATTAACGAAAATGATTTTGTTATAACAACTGATACACATGAGTTATATTTTGTAGATTCTCAGAAAAATATTATTCCTATTACAACAACTAAGGAATTAATTGGATTAGAGAATGTCACTAATACTAGGCAGATAAATGGTCGAGCCTCTGGTACTGTACCAAATCATGTTGTGGTATGGGGTGCAAACGGTTACACCGTAGAAGATAGTGGATTTACTATTGCGTCCAATGTTCCCGCAAATGCAAAATTTACAGATACAACCTATGGACTTGCTACTATTTATGGTAGTGGATTAATGTCTGGGTTTGATAAAGAAAAATTGAACGGTATTGAAGAAGGTGCAAAGGCCAATGTACGTTCAGATTGGAACGCTACAACTGGTGATGCAGTTATTTTAAATAAGCCCACTATTCCTACTGATAATGCAGAATTGACTAATGGTGCTGGGTATATTACACAGGAGCAAGCATCTGCTTTAATTACAGAAATTATTGAAAATATGAATGGTGATAATTTGGAGTATGGATCTTAACTAGATAAGGAGGTGGTTAAATGTCTCAAAAGGTATTAATTACTAAACAAAAATTAGATGATTTAGCGAACGCCATCGCTTATAAAAGTGGAAGATCAGGTGCAATGACTATAAATGAAATGAGTAATGTCGTTGCAGATATTAAAACTAATCCAGAGTTACAAGAAAAAAGCGTATCACCTACTGAATCAACTATTATAGTAACTGCTGATAATGGATATGATGGATTATCAGAAGTCACAGTGAATGGAATAAATTCAGAATATGTTGGAAGTAACATACCTAGAAGAACTATTACTGATTTAAATGGAGAATATGAAAATAGCGAATATCATGTAAATGTGCCAAATGGATATTATGCAAACGATCTTGCTTATGAAGTGGCATCTGGTGTTGAAGGAACGCCTAGTGCTATAAAAGGGGAAGTAGATAATCATATTATAACTATTACGCCCTCTGTAACTAATACCGAAGGATATATTTTAGGAGGGACAAAGAGTGGTAGTGCTGTAACTGTTAGTGTAGATGAATTGGTATCTGGCACTCAAACTGTTAATGAAAATGGAACGTATGATGTAATCTCTTTGGCTGAAATGGTTGTAGATGTTGAAGCAAGCAGCGATGAAGCTTCAATTGTTGATGGAATAGCAATGAAAGCTTATAGTAATGCAATTGGAAGAAGTGCGAGTTTTGTTGCTGATGAAGTATTTATGTCTAATAGTATAATAACTATTGCTAGTTTTCCTTTAGCATCTGATATTGGAGTGAGCGCATTTTGGAGTTGTCCAAATTTACAAAAAGTGGATTGCGCCTCTGTTATGCATATTAGAAGTAGTGCTTTTGAATATTGTTCGAACTTGAGTACAATAAATGTTCCAAATGTTCGTTATATAGATCAAGAATGCTTCTATGGTTGTTCTTTATTATCCGAAATAAGCTTTCCAAATTTGTTAAGTGCTGGGGGTAATGCTTTTGGATATTGTAATAACTTATCATCTGTAAACCTTCCAATGTTAACCAGTGCGGAAGCAGGACTATTTAATGGATGTAGGAATTTAAGTAATTTAACTCTTCCTGCACTAACCACAATACCATCATATTTTGCAAATTATAATTCGGGGCTTATGTCCATCTCATTCCCCGCAGCTTCATATATTGGAGCAAGTGCCTTTACTCAAGATAGCAATTTAACAAACATAAATATACCTATTACTACTTATATTGGTTCGTCTGCGTTCGCATATTGTTCAAAATTAACAGAAATAAATTTTTCAATGGTCACACAAATAGGAGAAGCCGCATTTTATCAATGTTCTGCATTAACAACTGCTAGTTTACCGATTGTTGAAACAATTGAAACAGGTGCTTTTAGTGCTTGTTATCAATTGTCAAACATTTATATGCCTTTGGTAAATTATATTGGTGATTATGCTTTTGCTAACTGTATGCAATTAACATCTTTTAACGGCCCCCAAGTTTCAACTATTAGAGATTTTGCTTTTGCGGGTTGTTCCAATTTAACGAGTGTTAATCTTCCAAATGTTTCGGGAATACCCAGTAGTTGTTTTCAACAATGTTCTAAGTTGGAAACGGTGAATTTATCTACGGGTTACGGTATAGGGGATTATGCATTTGCTGGGTGTCGAAGTTTAACTTCTATATTTGCTCCGAATTTAGCATATATTGGAAGTTGGGCATTTCGAGATTGTATTAACTTATCAGTTGCTGATTTTTCATCAGTTACTCAAATTTCCAGTTATGCATTTATGTATTGTAATAATTTAACCACTGTTAGTTTTCCTCTTTTAAGTGAATTGAAATCAAGTGTTTTTGCTGATTGTTATAATTTAACAAATATAAATTTACCAAACCTTGAATCAATTGGAGATCGTGCTTTTAGTGGTTGCTCTTCATTAAAAAATGTGTCATTTCCTTCTGTATCATATGTAGGCATTGCTGCTTTTGGTTCGTGCTTGTCTCTAGTTAGTGTAAATCTTCCTGTAGCTACTACAATTAGCAATGCAGCCTTTAATGGGTGCCGAAATTTAACAACGGTAAGCTTGCCCATGGTTACGGCGCTTGGTTCCAAAGTGTTTCAAGGTTGCTCTAATTTGTCTACGTTGTCTTTCCCGGCTCTTACGACAATTAGTGGTAATACATTCATAGGAAATCAAGATATTGTTAATCTGGACTTTTCGATAGTTACAACAATTTCTAGTTATGCTTTTCAGGGATGTACAAAATTATCAAAGATAGTTGCACCTCTTTTAACACTAATTGGGTCATTTGGTTTTAGTAACTGTATTAATTTAAACGATCTATCTTTCCCGGCATTAACAACTATTAGTGCAAGTGCTTTTGCTTATTGTTTTGCACTTAGTAATGTAAATTTCCCCAAAGTTACGACTATTTATAATAATGCCTTTGAACATTGTTCAAGTTTAACAGAGATTAGTCTTCCCACTGTTCAGTATATTGGAACAGGCGTTTTTAGTCAATGTCAGAATCTTATTTCAGTAAATTTAGTAGGTATATCTTCAGTTCCTACTCTTGCTAATATTAATGTTTTTCAATCTACGCCAATGAGTATATCTATATATACAAGTGGTTATGGTAGTATTTATGTTCCAGCAAGTTTATATTCTAATTTCCTGACCGCTCAATATTGGTCATATTATAGCAACAGAATGGTTTCTGTTTAAAATATTGTGAATACGAGGATAATCAAAGATGAAATTACAAATATTAATTCCACATTATAAGGAAAATCCAGAAGAAATTAAACCACTTCTTGATTCTATTGCTCTTCAGCAGTCAATAGACTTCAAGGAGGTTGGTATAATTATTGCATATGATGGTGAAGAGGCTACTCCTCTTCCTGTTTGGGATAATTATCCATTTGAGGTAAAACATCTGCATATGCCGCACCAAGGAGTCAGCGCTACGAGAAACGCCGCTCTTGATGCGGCTACAGCAGACTATGTTATGTTTTGCGATGCTGATGATATGTTTTGTCATGTGTGTGGTCTTTATATTATATTTAATGAAATGAAGACTGGATTTGATACACTGGTAAGTGTGTTTATTGAGGAAACAAGACACCCAGAAACGAAAGAACCTATGTATATCAATCATGATATGGACTCTACTTTTGTTCATGGCAAAGTTCATAGAAGGGCATATCTGATTGATCGAAATATTAGATTCAATCCAAAACTTACAATTCATGAAGATAGTTATTTTAATATATTGGCACAAAATTTAACTGATAATGCTAAATATTGTCCTACGCCTTTTTATCTTTGGAAGTGGCGTGATGCGAGTGTGTGTAGGCATGATAAAAATTACATTTTAAAGACTTACAATAATATGCTTGATTCTAATGATGCTTTGGTTAACGAGTTTATGCTTCGTGGTAAAGCGGATAAAGCAAAGTTTTATGTAGGTTTTATGATTTTTGATGCTTATTACACAATGAATAAAAAGGAATGGATTGATCAAGAAAATCAAAAATACCGTAATGCAGTTGAATTGCGATTCTCTGAATACTTTAAAAAATATAAAAGTAAATGGAATCAAATTTCAGAAACAGATAAAATGATGATCTCTAATGGAGTTAGAACTAGATCTGTTTCTGAAGGTATGCCAATGGAGAGTATTACAATCAATGCATGGTTGGAACATATTGAGCATATAAAATAACTATTTATTTGTATGAAGCAAAAATAATATAAAAAAGGAGGGATGATAAGTGCCTTCTAATTTTAGTGATTTATTAAATAATGGAATTGTCAGCAATGATGAAGTAACCCCAACAGTTAATAGTAATAGATTAATGGCGGCTACAGATACTATTGCTGATGATACTGAAGAATGGACTAGAATAGTGAATGGTGTATATGAGTGGTATGATGAGTACACTGATGATCAAGGGCTGTCTACGGTTGATGCGAACAAACTTGTAACATTAGCGCCCAATCAAACCAATATCACGCAAGAAAGCAATTCACAATATATCAGTTTTAGAATGCAAAGATATTATGATGGCGTTGATCTTACTCAGATGACCATTCGTTTTTATATCGTTAATTCTAAGAATGAGGGATATATTCTGCCAGCTTGTAATGTGTCGTATAATCAGAATTATATTAAATTTCATATGCTTGTAAACGATGCTATGACACAAGTTGCTGGCACATTGAAATTTGAAATACAGGCTAGTGGTACGACTTCTGCGGGTACATACCGCTGGAAGACGAGATCTAATTCTCAATTAACTGTATTAGAAGCGTTATCTTATGATGATTTAATTGAGCCTAGTGATGGTTGGCAATCTTATCTGATTCAAATTGATAATGCAGTATCACAGGCTGAGACTGCTGCGCATACTGCTGAACAAGCGGTTGAATCTGTATCTGAAAAATTAGATGAATTTGATCAAGAAAAAGATAATGTAACTGCTGCTGTTGAGGAGAATGTCCGAAATGACATGAACGATACTATTGCCAATGCGCTTAGTACTGCACTAGATGATTATTATACGAAAGATGAAGTAGACAGTAAAGCTACAAATCTTACTGTTAACTATAATACTAGCACTCATGTAATGACTTTCTTAGATAATGGTACACAATTCGCAGAATATGATTTGTCACAAGATCCTTCTCAGACATGGACATCTAATTTTAGAGAAAATGCTATTGCATCTGATATTCAATCTGCTATTAATACCGCTTTAAATAATTATTATACTAAAGCAGAAATTGATGACAGCTTATTAACCATTAATTCTGCAATCGATGCATTAGAAGCGAAGTTGGATGGTGACGATTATTATACTGCGTCTGAAGTAGATGCTAAAGTAGCAACAAAAGCGGATTCTTCTACCGTTACAGCTATCCAAAATCAAATGAATGAAATTGCTTCTACAGCAAATTCAAATAAATCTAATATTACAACTATTGGTACTAAGATAGCTGAGTTAGAAGACGCAATTGCTGATATTGATACTTCCGAGTCTGCTATTAAGTATTATATCACTTATGATACTGATGATAGCTTAAGTGATGCTGAGAAATATATGCTGACTCTTTGGACATATGAAGGGGATGAATTTGTTCGTTCTAATGCCACTGCTGTTTGTGCAGTAAAGGTTGTCGGAGGTGGTGGAGGTGGACAATCTTCCTCTTCTACTATTACAATCTCCTATATTACAACGACTCCTGTTATTGTAAGGACGGGATCCAATATTGTATTACAATATCATTATCGTTCTGTAGATACTTCTGGGGTAGATATTGGTGGTACTGCTACATGGAGAATTGGCAACACTATTATTGGTACTCAAGTATTGACATCTAATACAGATAATGAATTTGATGTAACGAATTTTGTTTCTTTGGGTACACAAAAAGTAACCTTAAGTATTACAGATGATAATGGTACTCTTGCTACTCGTGTTTGGACAGTACAAGTTGTAGATGTACGATTGGAATCTAGTTTTAATGATACTTTTACTTATCCTATGGGGCCAATAAGTTTTGACTATACACCTTATGGAAGTATTAGTAAAGTGGTTCATTTCAAACTTGATGGTAATGAAATTGGAACTGTAACAACAACCTCTTCTGGTTTGCCAATGGGATTTGATATTCCTACACAAACTCATGGGGCGCATTTGTTGGATGCTTATATTACAGCAACAATTAGTGGAACTGATATTGAAACGGATCATATTTATAAAGATATTATTTGGTATAATGAGAATTCTACTATTCCTGTAATTGGTGTTAATACACAAAATATTACTGCACAACAGTATGATACCAATAATATTACTTATACGGTATATGATCCTAATACAGAAACTCCTACTGTAACTTTTGCAGTTGACGGTGAACCTATTGCTACAAATATTGTAACGAATGGTGCGCATATTTGGAGTTATAAAGGTACTGTAGTTGGTAATCATGTTTTAACTATTACTTGTCGTGATGTTATTAAAACTATTAATCTTACTGTCACAAAATTAGATATTGATATTGAACCTATTACCGCTAATTTGCAATTGGATTTTAATCCTACTGGAATGAGTAATAACAGTGCTGATCGTTTGTGGTCAAATGGTACTTATCATATGTCAGTATCAGATAATTTTGATTGGGTAAATGGTGGATATCAGCTTGATGAAAACGGTGATCAATATTTTGGTATTAAAGCGGGAACTACTGCAACTTTTGATTACAAATTATTTGGTGATGATGCTAAACGTAATGGTAAGGAATTCAAGTTGGTCTTTAAAGTAGCAAATGTACGGGATATTGACACTACATGGATGTCTTGTATGGGAACAACTGGTACTGCTAATGTGGGTATATATATGAAGCCTCATGAGGCATATATTAATTCAAGTACCAATACTTTAATGTCTCCCATTGCCGAGGAGGACATTATTGAGTTTGAATTTAATATAGCTAAAGATACTGCCAACATTCCTATGGTTATGACTTATGAAGATGGTGTAGCCCTTCGTCCTAAAGTGTATGGTTCTGATGATTCTTTTACTCAAGATACGCCTACGGATATTGTATTTGGATCTACTGAGTGCGATATTCGAATTTATAGAATGAAATGCTATAACTCTTCTCTTTCTGACAGTAATATTTTAACGAACTTTATTGCTGATGCTAGAAATGCTGAAGAAATGGTAAATCGTTATGATCGTAACCAAATTTATGATGAGAATAACAATTTGACCCCTGATAGCGTTGCAGAAGCTTGTCCTCAATTAAGAGTGATAAAAATTGATTGTCCTCATTTTACTAACGATAAAAAAGATAAAGTAGCAGACACTACCATCGAGTATATCTATCGTGATGGTGATCCTGTATTGGATAACTGGATTGCTACTGGTGCTTCGCACAGCGGACAGGGGACAACTAGTAATGAGTATGCTGCTGCTGGACGAAATTTGGATCTGATAATGAATACAGATACTACGGTGATTACACTTGGTGATGGAACTACAACTGCAAGTAAGATTAGTTTAACTCGTACTTCAGTGCCTGTTAACTACTTAAATGTGAAGGTGAATATTGCCAGTTCTGAAAATGCTAACAATGCTTTGTTACAAAAGAGATACGACAGATACTTACCATATGTAAGTGAGCCTAAAAAAGCAGATCCTAAAGTAAAGAACACGATGGAGTTTTATAACTGTGTAATCTTTGTGCGTGAGAACGATTCTGATCTTACTACTCATAGAGAATATGATGATACTGATTGGCATTTTTATGCTATTGGCAATGTTGGTGATTCTAAGAAGACAGATAAAACTCGTGTTGTAGACTCTTCTGACCCTAAAGAATTCTGTGTGGAAATAATGGATAATACTTTCCCGAATTCGACATTCCCCGGTGGTACAGAAGCCTTAGCAAACTTGGACGCTGACACCTTTAGTGAAAAGACTGGTGAAACTTATGGTCTTCGGTATGAGTATAAGAATATAACCACCGAAGAACATGAAGCTAATCTTGAAGCTTTTAGAGATTTCTATAGATTTGTAGTTAATTCAACAGATCAGGAATTCCATGATAATCTTGGAGATTATTTCGTGTTAGATTCTGCTCTTTATTTCTATCTTTATACTCTGCAATGGACAATGATTGATAACCGTGCAAAGAACACTTTCTGGTGGAGACATAAATGTGAAGATGGTGAATATAGATTTGAATTCTGGGGATACGATTTTGACTCGGGCCTCGGAATCAACAATTCGGGCGAGATGACAATGCCTTATGGCAGAGAAGATATGGATTATCGAACAGAAGGAGATCCTAATTCTGGGTATATCTTTAACGCCGCTGAATCCACATTCTTCTGTCGTGTGAGAGATTTGTTCCAGACTGAACTACAAGCCATGTATCTGACTTGTGAATCAAACAATGCTTGGAATCCCGAAAGTATGATTCAAGAGTTTGATAATTGGCAAGCACAATTCCCTGAAGAATTATGGAGATTAGATATTACCAATAAATATATCAATTCTTATCTTGGAAAGGGTAGATTCTACTCTGCTACACCTCGTTTCTTAACTACCATGATGAATGGACGTAAGAAATATCATAGACGGCAGTTTATCAGGGATCAAGTAATGTATATGGCAACTAAATGGTATGGTAGTTATGCTACGTCTGATCAGATCATGTTTAGATGTAACACACCCACATCTGCTGTTGTTTCTCCTGATTATACTCTGCATTTGACACCTTACGCAGATATGTATTTGTCTGTAATGTTTGGTGCGACTTCTAGAAAACAGGTTCGTGCAAAAGCTGGCATTGAATATACTATTACTTGTCCTCTTACAACGATGGATGATACAGCGGTGCTGATTTATGGCGCCTCTAGGATTCAATCTGTGGGTGATTTAAGTACTTGTTATGTACATGATAATGATTTCTCAAAAGCCGTAAAGCTTCGTTCTTTGACAATTGGTAGTACTATAGAGGGATACAACAATGTATTCTTGACTACTCTTAATTTAGGTAATAATGCGTTATTACAAACTCTTGACATTAGAAATAATCCTAATCTGACAGGAACTTTAAATCTGTCTGGATGCCCTAGCCTAGAAACTTTACAGGCTACTGGAACAAGTTTGACTGGTGTTATATTTGCAGATGGTGGTAAAATTAAGACAGCTTATTTACCTGCAATAAATTCTTTGACAATAAAGAATTTGTTATATTTAACCACTTTGTCATTAGCGGGGTATAATAATTTGTCAAGGATTGTGGCAGAAAATTGCCCTACTGTTGATCTAATTGCAATTATTACGAACGCCACTGCATTAACAAGATTAAGGGCTACACAGGTTGATTGGACAGTAGTTGACAATTGGTTGAAACCATTATTGAATCTTTCAGGCGTGGATGCGTCTGGTTATGATACAACGAAATCTGTATTAACTGGTACTGCTCATTTAGCGGCTACAGATACCTTTACTCTGAATGAATATAACACACAATGGCCTGATTTGGTTATTGATGTACCACCTTCAGCAGTATTACAAGCCTATACCGTAACCTTTAAGAATCCTGAAATAGATCCTGAAAAAAAGGTTCTTGATGTACAACATATTATTGAAGGTGAGAATGCTGTAGATCCTATTACTCGTGCGGTTAATCCTATTGCTATTCCCACTATGGTTGTTTATCTGGAAGATGGAAAAACCATTGCTAAAGACTATACATTTACTGGATGGGATTTAGCATTAACCAATATTAGGAGTAATCGTACAATTACAGCAGTTTATGATGAATCAGAACATCAATATACTGTACGGTTTTTAGATTTGGATAATACTGTATTAGAAACTATTCAAGCACCTTACGGCTCTAGTGTTGAATATTCTGGTACAACGCCTGTATACACCAAGCAAGAGTCCTCTTATGTATATAATTTATTTGAGGGTTGGGATAGTTATCCTATTGTAACAGGAGACATTGATATTAAGGCAAAATATCAAACTTATCGTTATAACGAAGAAGAATTGAATAATATGAGTTTATCACAAATGACCCCTACTCAAATTTATTCCATCCTTCAGAACAAACGGAGTGGTGCATTACCAATAACCATTAATTCTAAAGATAGTATTAGTTTTAAGGTAGGTATTGATTATGAATATGATAATGTTGAGTCTGTAGAACTCTTCCAAACTGAAAGAACTTTTAACGGCACATCGAATGATTATTATGATACAGAAATTGCTTTATTAGATAATGATTCTGATTGGACGTTGGTTATTGATTATAAATGGGATTCTACTGCTGCAAATAATAGCGTTTTATTCCAATGTTATCAAGGCTATGGTTCTAATGGTTTTAGATTTAGAAATACAAGTGGCTATAAGGTCATTTGGGGAACTAATAATTTATCTGTAGGTGCTGTAAATACTAGAGATATGATCGTATTACGACATCTTGCTGGCAATAATACATTGCATATTTATTCTGGTAATCTGCCTAATGAAACTATTTTCTATAATACATTATCTGCGACTCGAAGCGTAACAACCAATAATGCAACTCTTGTATTTGGGGCTTCTATCGATGATGATGGTGCTGTGAGTTCTTATGCTAAAGGGACTATTTATTCTGCCAAACTTTATTATGCTGATCTTGGCGATAAAGCTTGTCGAGATATGGTATTATGGCCTAGAGAAACTATTACCGCTGAAATGGCGGGATTTAGAAGATATTACTTGGCTGATGGTTCTGGTGCAAGAAGCAATATGACTTTCTTAGGTAGTCATTTGCTGTCCAACCCTATGAATGTAATGTCTGGGGGAAGTAATGTGGGTGGATGGCTTGTTACTCCTAATAGAAGAATTTTAAACAATAGATTCTATAATGCTATTCCTATTTTATGGAGACAGTTAATTAAGCAAGTTCAGATTTCTGCCAATACAGGACACATTGAAACAGCAACTAACGAAACAAATGCGGAAGTAACTACAGGTGCATGTTACATTGCTCTTCCGTCTATTTTATCATTAAATGCTAACTATGATCGAATACCATATAACTTGGAAGCGGGTGAGCCTGATGCTTATGGTAATTATACCATCGATTATGTTCTTACCAACGAAAATAGAATGAGATATTATCCTGACGGAACTTTAGGAAAATATGCTACAAGATCTGCCATGCCTAATTATAACTATACATGGTTTTATATTGTAGGCACTGATAATTATTATGCCGCTGGTTCTGAAGATTATTGGTCACCTTCAGGTGATATGGGTATATGTATCGAGTTTTCAATTTAATATATTATTTCAAGGCGTATCTTTTATGATACGCCTTGACTTGTTATAAAGGAGATTGACCCTATGATTAAGTATTTTAAAATTATTTGGAATCGTAATGTAATTGATTTATTGCATTATGATGAATTAGTTGGGCCAACATATATCAAATTTCAAGAGGTTCATGGAATCCCACTGCGATGTGGGAAAGTGGATGCTCAAGGATTTCTATCTGATTATGATAAGATTTATAATACAAGTGATTTGTTGCCATTTCCTTCTAATAATATGTATCCTACTGTTACCTTAGAAGAAATTTCTGAAAATGAATATAATGGTATTAAGAGTAAAGATTTTAAAACCGCTCAACAAATTAGGGAAGATTTCTTAATAGAGTTGTTAGAAAGGGGTTTTTGATATGGAAAAAGACGTTATTAAATATGATGATACTGTCATTACTCTTAAATCCTTGTACGAACAAAAGCGAATTGATAAAACAAAAGTCCAACTATTATTTGCAAGTAAAAAAATTACGTTGGAAGAATATGAATATATAATTAACGAGAAATAAGAAAGGAGGATGTACTATGAATACATATCTGTTTCAAAATGATAACAGTATCATTCTTACAGAGTCTACTGGTGCAATTACAGAACGTAGTAATTCTGTTGATACATTAAGAATTGTCGTACCTAAATTATATAATGAGACATTCGATATGAGTGAATTCAGTGGGCTTTTTGAATACAAACTGCCTATTAGTAATGCATCTGGTCTGTTCGAATTGGTACTTGCAGATGATAATTATAAAGAAGATTATTTATTGTATACCCTTCCTGATACTGTATTAACTACTGATCTTACTAAAGAAGTTGGGAATGTTGAATTTAGTTTAACATTCGCAAAAGCTGAATTAGATGAAGAGGGCAATACGATTGAAAGGATCCGTCAAAGTGCTGGTCATGCAATTTTAAAGATTATTCCTATTGCAAGTTGGTTAACTCCTTCTGATAAAGAGATATCTACGCTTGCTTCAATGTATATTGAAAATAAGAAAGTTGCTCTGGCTCTTGCTGATCTTGCCGCTACATTGGGCAATACCAAATTAGATGATTTAGTTGTAAATACTGATGATAATAGATTGTATGGTACGGCAAATGGTGCTATTACTGGTGAGGGCGTTGATTTAGCAACACTGAATCAAATCTTAGTTAGACTTGGTGGTTCTGCTGCGGATAATGGTAATATTCATATTCAGCAAATCTAAAGGAAGGTGATTTTATGGCAATGGACTATAGATCACATTCTAGATTTTTCTTCACGGATTATCGAAGAATACAAGATGCAATAAATGCAGGAACAATTAATCAATGGGACATTGTATTATGTTCTGATACACAAGAAATGCTTCTTGTCGGTGAAAATTTTGATTTAATTCCTATTCATTCTAAGGTATATCGATTTGTTAGTGTATCTGATGCTGAAACATATCTAAACACTGCAACAGATAGTTATCAAGGTCAGATTGTTTCAATTCTTGATACAACATCTGGTACATATAAAGCTTATATGGTAAATGGCAGCACAGGACATTATTATGTTACTGCTATCAGTGTTTATAATGCCTCAGATATTAATTACAACGAAATTGGAAATCGTCCTATAGAACAATTATATGGAGACATTGAGCATCCTGTAGTGCTTTCATCTTTAGAAAATGGATTTTATAAAGTCCATGGTGCATATAAAGTAAGCACTAAATTAATTACAATTTTTCAAAGTGATGGGAATCATGTTATTGTAGTAAATCATAACGAACCTGAGTCTGAAGAAAATACTGAAACTACTAGTATTAAAGTAATTACAGATGCCTCAATAACAGATTATATTGTCAATAACACTGACACTGTTATTGAGAGAAATAATTATGCTACAAAGCAATGGGTTGAATCTCAGGGATATATTACTGATGCTGACTTTGATGCAAAAATTCAAGCATTGGATATTATGACCAGAGAAAATGCCGAAGCGTATATTCAAGAATTAATTCGTGAAGGTGTGGAAAATATAGTAACTGAAATGTTTGATGATCAATTTAACGAAAGATTTGACACAAGATTAGATATAAAGATGCAAGCAGAAGATAATAGTTCTATCCAAAACTTGTTTAATTAAATCCTCAAGCTTAATTAAGTAGAAGGAGGTAACTATATGGCTAAATATATTTCGTTAGATAATCTAACTACATATGATGGTCTAATAAAACAATTGATAACAACGACACATGCGCAGTCTATTCAAACTGTAGCATTGTCTAATGATAACACACAACTTTTATTTTATAAAGAGTCTGAACCGCTGAGTGCGGGTGCATCTCCTGCTTATAGTATTACAATTCCTCATCAAAGCTTGGATGCATTAATGCGGAAAGTAATTTCTGCTACGAGTGGGAACATTGCTGTTTTTGATGCTAATGGTGCGGTGATTGATGGTAATGTCGCATTAAACGATCTCGTTACCGAAACAGAGGTGCAAACTATTGTTAACCAAGCAGTAGCCGCCGCTAATATGATTCAGGCTCAAATTGTAGAAACATTGCCCGATCCTGCAACTGCGAGTTCAAATATTATTTATCTGATTAAAGATAATGCATCAGGTGCTGATGATAAGTATAAAGAATATATGCTTATTAGTGGTACAATGACAATGATTGGGGACACAGGAGTCGATCTGACTGGCTATGCTACTGAACAGTATGTAAATGACCGTATTGCGGCTTTGAATATTCCTGACATTCAAGCGGCAACTACTGCGGAAATTCAGGCGTTATTTACGACACCTTAATTTAAGGAATAATTAAGAATATTATAAGAAAGGAGGATTCTCATATGGCAAGTTCTGCGGATGCCAACAAATATATTAATCTTCCGGGGTTAGAAACATATACTGAGGAAATCAAGAAATTAATTCGACAAATGATTAATGAATCCTCTGATGATTTTGAAATAGTTACTGCGGATACTTATTTAGAGTTCCCACTTATTGGTAACGAAGATAAATTATATATCGACTCTGGGGCAAATAAGACTTATAGATGGGATGATACGAATTTAAAGTATTATTGTGTTGGAAGTGATTATGATGATATTTCTCAGATCGATGGAACTTTTTAAAGAAAGGAGTATGAACGATGGCTAATACTACTCTCAAGTCAAGAATAGTTTTATGTTCAAAAACTTCTACACAATGGGCACAATCAGCTAATGCGTCTCTCGTACCGTTAAAGGGTGAGATCTGTGTAGAAACATTTACTGATGCCGCCCCAAAAATAAAAATTGGTGATGGTACAACTACTTTTGCCAATTTGCCATATGCAACTTTAACAGAAGCTGAAATTCGTTCTATTGTTAATCAGGCCGCATATAATTTGCAACCCGCTACTTCAAGTGTACTTGGTGGCGTAATGATTGGTTCTAATGTTGATGTTGCCTCTAATGGTACGATTAGTATTAAAGATGCTTCAACCTCTCAAAAGGGTGTTGTTCAATTGAATGATGCTATTAATAGTACATCTACTACGCAAGCTGCCACTGCGAATGCTGCTAAGAAAGCTTATGATCGTGGTAGTACTGGTATTACTAATGCGGCAACAGCACAAGCGGCAGCAGAAGCGGCTCAACAGGCGGCTGATCAGGCTCAAGATACCGCTGATGCCAAGATTGGCAGTGTTACTTTAAGTGGTGGCACTAATAACGGCACTTTGAAATTAACTGTTGATGGTACTGCTACAGACAACATTGCCGTTACAGGGCTTGGGTCTGCAGCCTATACTGCGACTACTGCTTATGCTACTTCGGCTCAAGGTACAAAAGCTGATAATGCTATGCCGAAGTCTGGTGGTACTTTTACAGGCGCTGTAACACTGAATGCAGATCCTACCGCCAATCTTGGTGCGGCTACTAAGCAGTATGTTGATACGCAGATTACAAGTAAAATTAGCGCATCCGATGCTATGGTGTTTAAAGGCACTTTAGGTAGTGGTGGTACTGTAACCGCTGTTCCCACGACTGGTGTAGTTAAGGGCGATACTTATAAGGTTATTACGGCTGGCACATGGGCGGGTTCAGCTTGCAAAGTTGGTGATCTGTTAATCGCTTTAAATAGTGGTGCAATTACTGCTAATACAGATAACTGGGCCTATGTACCTTCTGGCGATGAGGCCATTACTACTATTAAATATAGTACCACAACACAGAACTTAACGACATCTGCTCAGACTGGTGCTATCACCGTTGGTGAAGCCGCCACAAAGCAAGTCGATACAAGTATTTCTGCGGCTTCTACTTCCACTAAACTGCCCACATCAGCGGCTGTTGCAAGTTTTGTCGAGGGTAAGGGATACGTTACTACAGACAACAAAGTAACTAATACTCTGAACACTACTACAAAAGCATACGTCACTGGTACGACTAGTGCTACAACTAATACTGGTGGACAGGTATTTGATACTGGCGTTTATCTTGATACTACAGCAGGTACTTTACATGCTACTAAAATGACAGCTACTACATTTGAAGGTGGATTAACTGGTAAAGCAACATCTGCGGGTGCGGCAGATACAGCGGGGAAATTAGCCTCAAGTGTGAATGTAAAAGCAACTGGAAAAGCTAGTGGTTCTACAACAACTTTTGATGGTTCTAGTGAATTGCAAGTAAATATTACGTCTTTTGACTCCGCAGGATTAACTCAAACTAGCGGAGACTATTTAATTCTAGACGGCAATTTTGGTTAATTAATAATAAAGGAAGAAAAAGGAATAATATGAACATAACATTTTTGAATGATAAGACAATAAGAGGTGAGATTATAAAAACAATTTCACCTCTTTTTAATTTATGAAAAATCAAAGAAGTTTTGAAAATCCTTAATTCCTCAAACTTCTTTTTTATATATAAACGAACGTATAAAAATGAAAGGAGGATGACACATGGCTGATACGACACTTAAAGTACGCATGACTGCAGCAAGAAAAACTGAGTCAGAGTGGAACGTTACTACAATCATTCCCAAAGAGAATGAGGTACTTTACACCAAGGGCGGGTTACACGATGGCGAATATAAGATCGGGGATGGAACCCATAGATGGTCTGATCTTGATTACATAAAACCATCTTATACTTATCCCGAATTAGAACCATTGATGACCAAAACCTACAATAATGTAATTTGTACGGCAAATTCAGATCCTGCAGGATATTTATATTTTATGACCATAAAACCTAATAATTATAATACGGCTTGGACAATAAGATATAGAGTCCATGCTACTATAGCGGGTGTTACTGGTGGATATCAAGATTCAGAAGTACTTATAGAAGGAACACGAAACACTTATTTGGCATATAGTACTTATAATGCAGTTAATAATACTTCTTATAGGCCCTATTATTATCATATGTATTTTGCCGCTAATGAAACAGGACAAGCAAATAATTATCCTCATCTACTTGGCTTTAGATTTCAATCATCTTATAATCCTGCGACAACGGCAAATTCTCGTACTATTGTAATTGAAATTTTAGAATATAAAAATTGTACCCTGACTTTTTTAGATACTATGAAGTTATTCGCTGATATGCCGGGGTCTAATTCTACTAACTATGGTAATACCAGTAGTGGAGCAAACGCAACTCGTTATAGTTTTGATGGTACGACTCAGGGTTGGACATTTGTTGGAGATAGAAATACTTATCCATATTTATTATCAGCTTATTACACAAGACCTTATGCGGGTGTAAATGGTACAAAACAATATAGTTTAGCTATGGAAGATTCTGTTGGGAGGCTTCAAAGTTTTACTACTACGCATGGTACAGGAACAAGTAAAGCAAAAAACACACAAGGTTTTAGACTTGGTAGAATGTATTATCTTAATTCTTCTGGCAATTATACGGAAGGACAACAATTTGGTAATGATGTATCAAGAGTATTCCAATCTGATATGGACTTACGGTATTCAACTAATTGTGGAACAACTCTAACTGCATTTAAGCCTGTATATATAGTAGGTACTGTTAACCCTATTACTAATCTATTTTATTTAGATGATACATGGTGGACACAAACATTGCCCACATCTGAAGACGGTAAAATATATATTTATATTGGTTGTCCTTATGATACTTATCGCTTAACTTTTGAAGGTTATCACGATCCTGTTTGGTATAAAGATGGGGCGATAAGACCTTTTTATGGAAATACATTAAATGTTGAGCAATTACAGGAAATGAGAGATAGCGTCATAGAAGATTCCACTCCCTATTTATTTAGACCTTCTGCTAATGGGAATAATATCGGAGATAGAGAATACCCGGAAATTATTGGCGGTACGGTGGCGTGGAATCAGCATGTTACTTTTTCTCAGGCAACTTATACCGAAAAAGGGCTTACAATCAAAAGAAATGCAGATGGAACTATTGAAATAAGCGGAACAGCAACTGAAGATTGGTACAGCAATATCGGAAATACGGTAACTTCTTTTCTCAACCATAAGATTTTGATAAAAGGATGCCCGTCGGGAGGTTCTTCTTCGACATATTCAATGCGTGATGGATACACAGCAGGTGACAAATATAAAGATTTTGGCGACGGTAATATCGTTGTCGGTAAAGCAAATTTCATCATTCAGATTATAGTGGGAAGAGGAACAGCATTGTCTACACCGATTATCTTTAAACCGCAAGCATTCGACCTCACCGCCATGTTCGGCACATCCATCGCAGACCAAGCCTACGCAATGGAGCAGGCAACAGCCAAGAGTGGAATTGCATGGCTTAAGTCGATGGGATTTTTTACCGCAGACTACTACCCGTATGATGCCGGGACGCTGAAGAGCGTGGAGGGGTTGGCATCGCACGATATGATTGGGTTTAATCAGTGGGATGAAGAGTGGGAAAGCGGATATTATGACGCAAACGGTCAACCTGTGACAAATTCCTTAACCATTCGTTCAAAAAATTACATTGAAGTAATGCCCGACACAGCATATTTTTTTAAAGCAACAAGCGGAACAAACAACCGAATTTGTTATTTTGACGTAGACAAAAATTTTATTTACAGAACCGATTTGCGTACGCCTGATACCGCATTCACGACTCCGACTAATTGCCGGTTCGTCATGTTCCATAATGACGGCACAACCTACAGCAACGACATCTGCATCAACCTCTCCGACCCCGCCAAAAACGGTACATACGAACCATACGAAAAGCACAGCTACCCTCTCGACAGCACACTCACGCTCCGGGGTATTCCGAAACTGGTTGACGGGAAGTTGCAGCATGATGGGGATAGGTATGCGAGTGATGGGACGGTGACGAGAAGGTATGGCGTGGTGGTGTATGACGGATCAGCAGACGAAACATGGGTTTATGAATCCTCAAATAGGCATTTTTACATTGGTCTTGACAACGTAAAGCGGTCAAATGACTATGAAAAGTGCATGGTGTCCAACATCAAGGTCGCATCGAAGGCTTATTCGTGGAGTGCTGATGCAGTCCCGATGGTGTCTGCGTATGGAAACACTTCGGCGTATCCCGGCAAAAACTGGATATATATTAAACCGAACACTGATTCCGTGACAGATGTTGCGACATTTAGAACATGGCTTTCTGCCAACCCTGTTACGGTTGTCTACGAACTCGCCACCCCCACAACTGAAACAGCACAGCCTTTCCAGTCTCCACAAATTGTAGATGATTTCGGGACAGAAGAGTATGTTATCGCTAATACTGTGGATGTACCGATTCCTGTTGGGCATAATACGAAATACGAATTAAAAACAGGTATCACAACTCATGGCGAAGTGGTTGACGCTGGAGTACTGAATTCTTTTTATACTATGATTAAAAATGAATTTGTTTCTACTAAGGGTGACATTATGACTGGCCCTTTGACATTAGATGCAGATCCCACTTTAGCAATGCAACCTGCAACTAAAAAATATGTAGATCAAAAAATAGGGACTGCATATGAGTCAAAAGATGCTGAACAAAATGGAACCGAAGTATCTCTCGTAACGACTGGTGAAAAATATAATTGGAATCAAAAGACAACTACAAGTTTTACTCCTACATTAAGTACTGGAACTAAAATCGGGACAATTACTATTAATGGAACTGCAACAGACTTATATTGTCAGACAAATACAAACATATTAACTGGTGTGAAAGGTAGTGCTGAATCTACTTATAGAACTGGCAATGTGAATTTAACGCCTGTGAATATTGGTGCGCTTGCGCTTACTGGTGGGACGCTGACAGGAAGTGTTACTATTGGGCAAACTACTGATACTGCTGTAAGAACTATGGCAGTGCAGAATTCGCTTAGTAATGTAGCATTAGCTGTCGGTGGGGATGGAAAACACGGTATTTTTTCGAACACTAAGGGCGATTGGCTGCTGTATGCAACGAAAGACGCAAATAGTACTAATTCAACACTTTATGTACCAAGACCACTTAGCGTTTCTGGACTTACTAGTGTAAGTAACAATGTCATAGCTACAGCAAGCGACACGAGTGAGCGGTATTTTCGAGCGGTTAACAGTAACGGATCTATCGAACTAAACGCATCAGCCGGGAACAAGGGCGTGTATGATCGTAGCGGTGGAAGATGGATCATGTATCTAGCTACCAATAGTGCGGCAGACACGGCGGTAATAATACCGAGAGGTTTGCAAGTTGGCGAAGCCGGGATAAATGGGTACATTGAACTGTACCATGCTACCCCCTATATTGATTTTCATTATGGTAGAAGTACCGCAGATTATACAACAAGACTCATTGAAAATGCATCTGGTGTACTGACAATTGAAGGAAGGCTTTATAATTCAAGAGTACCGGGTTCTTGGGTTGCTGCAATAAAAACCGCAGCATTAACAGTTAATATGGCTTCAACTACAAGCACAAGTGCAGCTATAAGTGGTATGACCATAAGAACTAAAAATGGTTATATTAGTTTAGATACTATTCCAACTACTGATGATAATTTATATATACATTATATTTCCACCGCTAATTATAATGCAGGAACTAATACAGTTTCTGCGGCGAAAGTAAGTTGTAATATTACAGGTCATGCCGATGGCGATCTTCCTTTAACAGGTGGGTCATTGACAGGAAACCTTTTTGTCAGCGCTTCAGACACCAGTGAGCGACAAGTTAGCATATCTAATTCTTTAGGACACGTATATCTCGATGTAAGTACCTCTGGTAATCATGGTTTATATTCTGGCACAAAAGGCGGTTGGATCATTTATTGTACTAAGGATGCTAGCTCAACGAATTCATGGGCATACATACCTAGAGCATTAAATGTATCAGGTCATATACATTCTAGTAATGAAATTCATTCTGGTGGTAAATCCACATCTCAGGACGGTCACGCTGGTGCAATTTTAAGTGGCGGTGGTCATTTATATTTACAACAAGGCGCTACGGGGAGCAATATCTACTTCATTTGGGGGGCTGGTAAAACAATAACGTCAAGAATTTACGAATCTGCAAGTGGGACCCTTACAGCAAGCGGAAATTGGGATGTTGGGGGAAAAATACATGCAACTGGTAATATTACTTCCACAGCTCATGTATCTTGCGGTGGTAAAGAAAGTGGAGGAGATGGAAATCCTGGTTGTTTTATGAATAATGGTGGTTCTTTCTTTATTACTGGGCCAGCAAATAGCGGAGGCACAATTTTCTTCCACTATAATAAAGCTACCTCAAATACATCCAAAATATATGAATCATCATCTGGAACTATTAAAGTTGATGCATATTTATGGGGGAAGAACTCTAGTGGTGGATCGCATATAGTTGTTACTACAGTAGATACAGATAATCAGAAAGTAGCGTACTTGTCTACTAATACAACCGCATTGTATGTAAATGCAAGACATGGTGGTTCTTCTTATGCTAATAAGAGTGTCACCCTTTCTTCCTCTGATGTTCGTTTAAAAACCAATATCGCAGATTCTACTATCAATGCTTTAGACGTTATAAACAAGATCCGTATCAGAGAATTTGATTGGACAGATGAACGTGAAGATAAGCATCAAGTCATTGGTATGGTTGCTGATGAGATCGAGAAACTGGATAAGAAGTTTGCGGTCGGTGGTGGATATACTGAAGATGGGTGCATGAATATCAAGAGTGTAGATACTTTCTATTTGACTGGGTATTTGACAAAAGGTATTCAGGAATTGAATGGAAAGGTTGACGGTCACGATGATAGGATTGCCGCATTAGAGAGGGAAAATAAAGAACTGCGGAAAGAGATTGAAGAATTGAAAAAAGAAATAGCTTAATATGCATAAGAAAGGAGGTTTGATAAAATGTCAGAAGTAACTATTGATGCACGAATATTAATGAATTGTCATACTGAGGCAGAATGGCAGACAACAAATCCCATACCGAAAAACCGGGAATTATGCATTTCGACAGATAAAAATTATGGTCTTTATAAGATAGGCGATGGCGTACATACTTGGTCACAACTACCTTATGTTTTACAAGATTTTGCAACGGGCACTACCCAAAACAAGACTACTGCGAATGATTATAACCTTTTATTTACTTCAAATGAAGTTTTGGAGGGTGAGTATCAACCTACTAGTACATCAGGTGATTTAAGATTCCACACCTATATAAAAGGTAATTTAACAAAGGGTAGCCTTATTGCCAAAGGATACGAAGATGCGTACTACACTGATACATATACTCCTGTGTCTGATGATCCTTTAGAAGTCTTGCCACCTATAACTCAAAATACATATTTTCCTGTAGCAGTAAGTTCTTTAATGAATGAACAAAAAACTGGTAGTTCAAATGAAAAAGATCGAGTAGGTGTGCTTACGCTTAAAAATGGAAATGTAGACAATGCTTCTTCTATGGCATCTTCTCAGATAATTGCAACTACAAATGGTGGCGTAAAAATTAGTGAAAACCAAGGTAGTACAAGTGGTGTCACTATAAGAAATAATGGTACTATTACATTAACGGATTCCAATGGTAACACTCTTCCAATCTCTGTACCTGCGTCAGATGCTTCAACTGTATACCTTCGTGGTGATGGTACTTGGAGTACTGTTAGTGGAGGTAGTGGATCTTCTTTACAAAATCTTGTAGATGGTTCTGCTACTGGTTCTGTAAGAGGGATAGGTACAACAGCAGAAAGTGATACTTATACTATTGGTTCATATGCTTTTTCAGAGGGTTATTACACAAAAGCTTCAGGTAATTACAGCCATGCGGAGGGAGAATATACTACTTCTCAACGCAAATCTCAAACAACTATAGGTAGATATAATATTTTAGATACAACAAATTCTGAGATTTTTAATTATGGTTCTTATGCATTTATCATAGGAAATGGTACAGCAGATGATGCCAGATCAAATGCTTTAACTGTAGATTGGGACGGTAATGTCACTGCAACCACTTTTGTGCAGTCCTCAGATAAACGACTTAAAGATAACATTGAAAGTCTTGACAATAATTACGAGCGATTCTTTATGAATCTTCAACCATCTACATTTACTTTAAAACAAGATGAAACCAATAAAACACACATTGGCTTTATTGCACAAGATGTTGAGCAAGCTTTAATTAATTCAGAGTTAACAAAAGATGATTTTGCTGGATTAGTTACACAAGAAAACGGGGAGGATGAAAGTTATTATTTGTGTTATGATGAGTTTATCTCCTTAAATACACATATGATACAGAAACTATATCAACGGATTGAACAGCTTGAAGATAGAATCAAAGAGTTGGAATCCTCAACTGCTAAATAAGGAGACAAATTATGAACGGATTAATATCACAAATAATGGCATCAAGTTCGCCATTCGTAATTATCATCTTATCTGTCCTCATAACATTTTTATTAATTAAAGAATTATATTCAGCACTTAAATGGATCAAAGATCGGTTTGATGGATATCATAATATTCAAAACAATAAAGAAAACGCCGCTGAAGAGATCGAACAAAGGATTAAAACTTTAGAAGATCATGATGAGTGGCAGTATAAAAAGCTGAATGAATTAGGCGATCAAGTACAAGAAATTATTGGCTTAACTAAAGAAATTCAAGCCACACAGTCGAAGATGATTATAGACACTTACAAGGGGTCGATTTTTAGGATTTACCATGACGCTTCTAAAAATAAATATATATCTCAAACGGAACTCGATAGATTTATTGATCTTTGCTCAATCTATAAAGCCGCTGGTGGAGATGGTGTAGTAGATGAAAAGATTTATCCAGAGGTCATGGCTCTACCTATCAACAACGGTTAAAAGGAATAAAACATAAAGGAGGATACAATTATGTTAGAAACAATTTTAGGTATCGTAATTAAGAATGTATTAGAAATTGTAGCTGCGGTTATTTCTGTATTGGTCGCAGGTATCGTTATTCCATGGATTAAGACTGAAATGGTTCCTTTCTTGAAAGAAAAGAGATTGTACAACATTGTATCAATTGGTGTCAATGCTGCTGAAAAGCTTGCTGAAGGTACTGAGATGAGCGGTCTTGATAAGAAAGCATATGTTATTCATTATCTGCAAAGCAAAGGTATTATGATTACAGAAGAAGTTGAGGCTTTTATTGAGTCTGCTTGTTATGATTTAGATCTGATTGCAGACGCAGGAAAGAAAGCTTTTGATGAAAATGATGATATCGAAGGTGACGAGCCTGAAGACTTAGACATTGATAATACAGAACTGGTAATGGGTTGATAATAATAGAATTAAGAGAGGCTGAAAAGCCTCTCTTCTTTCTTACAAAATTTATCTATACTTATTTATTCTAATTGAACAAACAACTTAAATTCTTAATTCTATATCTATGAAAGAAAGGAGCGTGACAGTATGGCTATCACAGAAAAAGATATTACTATTTGTGGTCATGGTGGCGGTAGACCTTCTCTTAAAGTAATGACAAATTATTTTCAAACCAGATATAATTCTATTGCTCCAAACGGAAAGCATAAAGGAATTATAGTGGTTAGACGTTTAAAAGGAATGACAGATAAGAAGCGTCAGGAATTTCATGATGCTTATAAGATTATTTTAGGCAGAAACTATTATAGCCAAGATAGGCGGTATTATGTTTACACTAAATATAGAGATGGGTATTATTATAGCGATTGTTCTTCTAGTTATTGCGCAGCTTTAAAGCGTATTGGATATAATATTAGTCTGTTGAGTACAGCGGGTATTTATTGGTCTGATTTGTTTGAGGATGTTCCTGTTAAAATCGAGAATGGACATATCATGAATCCTGAAATTTTAAAGGTTGGAGATGCATTATTGTTTGTGGGGAATGATCCTTCTAGGCCCCGTCAAATCGGGCATATCGAATCTGTCTACGAAATTAAAGGAAAAGTAGTTTATAAGGAAGATTCTTCTACTACCACACCTACTACAACAACATCTTCCTCTACTTCGACAGCTACCTCTACTTCTTATCTTGGCATTGTAACTGCGTCTGCGTTGAATGTACGTTCTGATGCGGGGACTAACAACAGTATTGTAAAAACGGTCAAGAATGGGCAGCCTGTCTATATAACGAAAGTAAAGGATGGATGGGGCTATATTGGATATGGTTGGGTAAGTTTGAAGTATATTTCAAAGAAGTCTTCTATTACTGGTAAGGTAACCGCATCTGCATTGAATGTCCGTAAGGCTCCTATTAACGGAGATATTAAAAGGGCTATTAAGAACGGTACGAAGGTTACGATCACCAAATTCAACGAAGAAAATACTTGGGCTTATGACTCAATTACAAAAGGTTGGGTAAGCCTGAAGTTCATCAAGTTTTAAGGAGGGAACAGGAAATGAGTTTGACTAAAGACGAATTGAATGTTCTGATCAATATTATAGGGGCTGTAGAGACTGGAGGACAGGTATATGGTGCTGGACGCTATGACGATTTTACTCCAGCCTACGCAAATTCCTATTCTGAGCATGGAATTACCATTGGTAAGTACCAACACTATGCCAACGAAGCTAAAGCATTGCTTTTACGCATCCAGAAAGCTGATTCTAATCTTTTTAACAAACTAGATACGGAAGGTATAGGGTCTGATCTAAGAGTCCGTAATTGGGGCTATTACAAGATCCTGAAAGGATCCGCTAAAGCCAAGTGTATCCAGAAGATCATCTCAACTGAAGTTGGGAAACGTGTTCAGGATGAAATGGTAGCAGAGCAAATGCAGACTTTTGCTGCTGAAGCTGAAAGACTCGGCGTAACAGATCATCAAGCCCAATGTATGGTATGTAACTACAGACATCAGGGCGGGTTGGGTGCTGTCAAACGTATTCTTGCCAAAGCCGAAAAGCCTTATACACTTGACAGTTTATACGAAGCAAGCAAGTCTGATACTGGCAATCAGGTTGGAGCATATAAAACCAGACAAAAATTTGTATACGAATCTCTGAAGAAATATTGGCCTGAAGAAGAAGAGCCTGTTCGTAGGTTCGGAAAGGACTTTAAGAGGTTCTTCAAAGTATCTGGCACAAGCGCGTTGAATTATAGAGAAGACGCTGGCAAGCAGTATCCTGTATTGGGGGTTTTACAAGAAGACGATCTGGTTTCCTGTACTGGATGGTTTAAAAAAGTGAATGGTGTGAAATGGTTAGAGATTAATCGTGACGGTAAAATAGGATATGCTTCTTCAAAATATCTCACTAAGATAGGCTAAAATTAAAAAGGGGTATTACATTGATAAAATGTAATACCCCTTTTTTGCTCTAAACTTATTTCAACAATTCTTCCAGTTGCTCTAAAGTTACACCTTTCGCCTTTATAAATTTAGCGATCTTCTTTTGTTCTTCTTCTTGTTGTTTACGCAATTCTGCGTTATCTAATAATTCTAATTCTTCTTTTAATCCTTTAATAGTTTCTTTCGCATCAAGCAATTTTTTCTCAAGACTCGCAGCCTTATTCTCCATAATTTCAATTTTGGCAAGTAAGGCAGTCTTCTTATCTCTTCTGATTCTTTTCTTAGTCTCTTCTTCAAGTGCCATAAGGCAAGCCCTCCTTTATGTCTTTGATTATAGAAGAGATCTGTAATAATGTCAAGAATAAAATTAAAGTACATACATAAAATCATAAACCATCGCTTATGGTTTTATGTATGTACTTTATTAAGAATGCCAAGGCTACTTCCTCCTTTCTATTTTGTCATTTTTCTTATTTGAGTCACAATGACCCAAATAAGACCTATAAAACGACTCAAGTAATTTAAAAAAGCATTGTAAATAAAGGAGTTTTAAGGGGATTAAAATCGTTCGAATCCCTTCTGGCGTATTAGAATTATACAAATATGGGTTGATTTTCAAGCCATTTCAAGGGTTTTTAAGGGTTTTCTATCACTTGCTTATGATTTTCCTGACCCAACAGTGACTCAGCCCATTTTGTTAATAATTTATGGCGTTACCAATGGTGTCTTTAGCTTCGATACTCTCAGTAACATTAAAGCGATAGAATTTTTTCGTTGTTTCTATATCTGTGTGCCCCATTTGGTTAATGATCAGAGTCTCATCTACATGATTTTGAAATAATGTAGAAGCATAGGTTTTTCGAGCCTTATGCATGGCTCTTGGTTCAATGCCAACCGCTACACAGATTCGCTTTAATTTGTTGCTGAGAGTATCTGCTTTTATACGATTTCCGTCTTTACTAGTAAAGACATATTCAGTATCAGGATTGATTTCTCGCAGACGTTTCATAATCTGTTGAGCCTGTGAAGTAAGAATTACATCTCTTACACCAGCTTTTGTTTTAGGGACATCTCGTACTTGATAATGATATCCATCTTCATCTCTAAAACACTCTTCAGTACGATGGACATACACAGAACCATCAAATACATCTTCCCACTTCAAAGCAACAATTTCACCGATCCTCATACCAGTATAAAAACCTAGCAGAATACCATAGCTAATCACTGACTCAGCATGAACATCAATATATCTCTTGATTTTTTCGATCTCTTCTTTATTAAAGATTTGTTTTTTTAACACAGGATCTGCAAAATATGAACGAAGATTCAAGCTTTTAAAAAACAATTCTGGAGAAAAATTTAATTTGTGAGATCTTCCATAATAGTTTAAAGCACCCCGAAGAATCGTTCTTAATCCACTATAAGCTTTTGCAGTAAGATCAAGAGTATCGATCCTCTCCAAAATAAAATCTTCTAATTCAATCTCTGTCAAAGTCCCAACGTCCTTATTAAACATTTCAGTGTCATCAAAAAACCTGTGAAAATCAAGAGTGTATCGATTTGCTGTTTGCAGTTTAAATTTATTACGCTTTTTTCCCATTTGAATTTTATAATCAATCCATTCAGGAATGAGTTCACCAATAATAGTTTTGGTACGGCGCTTATAAAATTCAATAATTAAATCTTCTAATTCTTCTTTAGTTTTTTTTCGTTTCTTCACCCTCTTTTCTGATCCATCATCGCTCGGCAAATAAGTCATCCAACATCCTGTTGAACTATTTGTAATAGCGTACTTGTGCATTGAGAGATAATATTCTCTTTCAGCTTTTTCCATAATTTCAGTAGCCTTGGCATCTGTAATTATACCATTTTTTGAGGATAAAATCAAATCATTCTTTAATTCTCCCAATAGATTTTTTGTCTCGTCTCTAGCATTAAAATAATCGTTCAAACAATCACCACCTAATTACTCTGTCTTTTCTAATTGCTTCTTTTCTCGCCATTTTCGTAAAGCTTCCCCAGCATTAGGATTGCCACCTTTTCCAGTTTTCACACTATTTCTCAACGAAAATAACTTCTTAGGCGCTTTGTATTTTTTAGCTACAATCTTATTTTCTTGATCTCGAATCGTTTCAATTAATTCCCAAGTATCAGGATATTCTTTAACTTTACGATCAAGTTTTGTCATCTGAGTAGAATCTGATGTATAAACGATCATGTAATCATCAGAACGCATGAAATTAACAAGTGTTTCCTGCTCATTTACTGGAATCGACATTTTATTTACTCCTATTTGTAGTAGAAAGGGGCCATGTATTAATGACCCCTCATATTTAAATTGTATTTACTGCACTCCCGTACTTCCAAAGCCACCTCTGGTTGCATTACTATCTAGATTATCAACGGTCTTAAAGAATATTTCTGGCTGAATTTTCTGGATTCTAAACTGGCAGATTCTATCGTTTTTATGAATCTCTGTATCACGAGTGGCATATACAGAAAGCATCCAATGATCATCACTTCCGCAATATGAGTTGTCAATAATACCAATTCCATTAGCGACTATAAGCCCAGTATTTTTAAACAGACTGCTTCTTGCTGCAACAATGGCCTCATAACCTTCTGGTAACTGCATACTTACGCCAAGATCAATCAATTTATGCTCACCTGCTTTGATCTCTATATTTTCTGCTGATCGAAGATCTGTCCAATTACCTTTGCTAATACTCTTAATACGCTCCAACTCGTCATCATGATACATAATTTTGATAATCTGCATTTTATTTCTTCCTCTTTTTATAATTTTCACAAGGCTCGATGTGCTGACCAAATATCCATTTTCGATCTCGATCAGTACAATATACACTTTCAATTTTATTGTCTTTGAATACTTCACAGTATTCACATCCCTCACATTTAGCTGAATTACTTATTGTTTTTCTTTTCATCTTGCTCTTTTCTCCATTCAGCTATAGCCTTCGCCTGTTCTTCGTCATCATATTTTTGTCTTGAGGGATATTCCATATCAGCTTTTTCATTACTGACATGACCTATCCAAAAAAGCAGCGCCAAGACAAACCATACAATGAAAAATAGAATGATATATCTAAGCAATTCTCTTTCTCCTTTTATGTGTAACAATACCTTTATAACCTTTTCGCCACAAGATACCTTTTGTACATAACATATCCATGTACTTATTATATCTGGCAACGACTTGAGTATAAATCTTATTATTTAATCTTGTTTCATTGCAATAAAAAGGTACATAATATTGTTTTGAATCATGTCTTTTCACTGTCAAAAACATGTGCGGTTCAACATCTTCAAAATCTATTTCTAAGTCAAGACAAACGACATCTTTATATAGCCATTTGCGAATATAGAAATGAGAATAATATTGTTCGAAACCATTCCGCAATAATTTTTCACGGGTTATTTTCTTACTAATCTCATATTTATTTGGAACAATCATTTATTCATCTACCGCCTCTACATTTTTCATAACTATCTGTATAACTCTATTTTCAAGTTGTTCTTTAATGGCAGTCTCAAATAACCGTTTGAAAGTGTAACCATTAAGTAAATGTGTAATTTGTTCTTTTAAATAATTCCCGCTTGAACATTCAGCATCTAAAGAAGCAAGTCTTTGATCCAAGGCTCTGTCTATTTTATTCTTGAGTTCTTCCTTCACCATCTCTTTAATAGCGCCCTGATTCAATCCTGCATCAGCAAGTAGCTGACTAATTTGTAATCGTAATTCTCTTTTTTCATCGTATGTCATTTGATTATTGTCCTTTACATAGTTAAAGCTTTATATTACAATTAAGACGAGATAGGGAATCCTGACTCAAGGTATGATCTTGAGTCAGGCATCCCAAAAAAGATCTGTCGGCCTTTTAACTAATTTGTTCAGCATACTGATTATCAGACGCTAAGTTAATGCCAAGAACTTCATCGTAATGGGGATTTTGATTAGGGATATAACGTCCGTATTTTATAATGATATTGTCAAAATTCTTTAATAAATTGATATAGTCAAATTTTTTCAATTCTTCTTTAGTATATCCTGTATAAATCACAACATCATCATTACAATGATACTGATTTCTCAGCCAAATCAAAAAATTATTTAACTCTCCAAAAGAATCAATTGGTTCTAAGCCTTGACAAATTATAGCGTCTGTTATTGGATTATTTAAATATCTTTTAATGATCGTTTCACATGATACATCAATAATTTTTTCTTTTAACAAAGGACTGTTTTGACATATAGCTTGCCCATAATCTTTGTCACATTTTAATGAGCAAAACGGAAACTCAATTATCATAGATGGTTTTTTATAATTGATAAAATCCTCATCAATAATATTTATTATTCTCACTGCATAATTCCGTCCTTTGAGAGAACATTCATCCATTTACGCTTATCAAATTCTTTACGTCTAATTTTTTGATAACCTGAAACAGGTGTATAGAAACCGACTACGCGACTATAGGTGTCGGCAATAGATTTGCCACATACTGGGCAAGTCTTTTCACTAATAAAAGCGTGACCCTCTTCACATACACTAATTTTGGTTGTAAATGCAAAGTAGATCACCCCTTGAGAAGCTACATAATTAAGCATCTCCCATGCAGTTTCTTCATTAGGGAATCTATTTTCAATATCAATATGGGCGATACATCCACCCCCACATTTAGCATCAAATAAAGATCCTAATCTACATTTTTCTTGAATAGTGCATTTTTCCATTAAGGGGATCCATTGATTGGAATAAATAAAGTATTTATCATTTTCAAACAATAAATTATCTGCCTGACAAATTACTCCCGCACAATTTTCAGCAGGAATCATTTCAATATTAAAAGTAAAATCACATTCAAAATTATCTTTTACTTCATTCATTGTATCTAAGATTTGTGTGGTAAATTCAACAGCTTCGTCTGAATAAGATTTACATCCAAACTCATCTGTATTAATTAAACCGAACATATCCATTACTTCATACATTCCAATACCGCCAATGGTACAGAACTGTTTATCTAATTCAACGGCCCCATCTTGATAATTAGGAAGTAATCCCTTTTCAATATTTCGTTTTAAAATATAACGCATAGAAGACAACGCTTTGCAATCAAGAAGAACCCTCTTCTTTAGAATATCAATATACTTCTTTTTATTAAGGTCACTCTCATATGCAATTCTTACTAAATTAATTGTACTTACTCTGCAAGACCCTACAGATAACGCAGTACCACCAATACTATTAATAAAAGCATCGAGTTTTGTTGTATCACTAAGTAATCTACAACAATTACTTAATACACCAACATTGTCACTAACAAAGAAATTAGAATCTGACCACTTAATATTATGTGCTGAACACCATTTGGCAAAATCTTCATCAACGAATTTACCATTTTGGAACAATAAGCTATATGTTAATCCTTTATGTTCATCATGAGTCGTTAATTCATGACCGTTTATAACAAACCGCTCTATGTCACCATAGAGAGCAGACTATATCATATTCTTTAATTCTATTACCGATTAAAGAACCCCAGCACTTCCATCCACTTGGATGTACTCTACTCAGTTATTTACTTAATATTTCTATTAAGAAATCTTTTCGATAGTCGTTGCGCTTTCCCATCTATATGGGCTTAGTTCATGATTGTCTGTATAATGTATTTTCCAATGGCAGTTATGGCAAAGAACTACCAAATTGGATTCGTCCATCAGATCTTTATTATTAACTATTTGATCATAAACGGAATTAATATCTCCATCATAATCATTTTTAATAAAATCTTCAAAAAGTAATTTAAAAGGCTTAATATGATGAGTTTCTAAATTTCCTCCTCTTTTACCACAACATTGACAAGTATAATTTTTTTCACGAATCAAACGTTTTGATATTGTTTTAAAAATTCCTCTTGCTACACGTTTTTCATCTTCGTAACCTTTATAATTAGGATTATTATCTCCTGTAAATCGACCTATTAAAGATTCACTAATTTTATTTCTTTGTTCAATATCATCTATTTTCCCGTGTCTATCCTTTATTCCTTGTCTATTAAGAAGAATAGTAACATCTGATCTTGAGACACCTAACCTCTCAGCTATTTCGTAATCATATAAACCTTGATTATGTAGTTCCAAAACTTGCTGCCTACGATTCATTTCATATTTATGTAAGCCTAATTGATTAAGTTTTTTACCAACCGTACTTTTTGTATATCCTGTAATATCACTTATTTCTTGATATGATAAATTTTGATTAAATAAATCAATTAATACCTCATCTGCCACTTTTTTAATTTTTATTACCTATCTTTCTTTGCCATTTTATAAATACAGACTTCCCATGAATTCACTGGGTTTTCATAATAAATCACTTTATTATGCCGCTATATAATTAACGGGATATGTAAACATCTGAATACTTCTAGTTTCATCTACCACTCTCATGAATTCTTTTTGCGCTTCAATTAAATCTTCAATATGATCTATCGCCATTTCCCCGTCAGGAAAAACGATTCCACCAAAAAGAGATTCAAGGTATGGTCTGTCAAAAATTGAAATATTTGTAAAAGCACTCTGATCAATTCTCAAGAACGGTTGGTTTAGTCTAAAAATTAATTTTTGGCACTGCTGTCTCCAGTAATATTTCGGATCCTTAATATAATATCCAGTTTGAACATCTTTATACCAAAACCACCAGCCCCAAATTAACACATTAGGCATACCCACAGCGCCAGATTGCCTATTTGAGAGGAATGAAACGAATTCAATAACGTCATCTATATATGTCGTTAAATGTTTAGGCGGCTCATTGTTGTAATTGTTTAAAAAGAATAATCCTTCGGTTGCTAATCTCGTAAAATCATCTGCCCAACAATAGGGAAAATAACTAGCTGTTGTACTATCATTTAAATAAAACGCTCGACTAAACTCTGCTTCAAGCCATTGTTTGGCTGTGCGTAATCCCCATTGTTTTTTAATCGTTGAGAAAATTTTATTTAACCCAAATAATTTATCTTCACTCTTACCTTTTTCAGTCATAAAGCTACGAATATCTTTATTTCTTGCATTAGCATTTGGATCAATACTCTTATCTGCAAGCGCACCTTTATCAACAAAGTTATCAATAAATTCAGAAAAATCTAATTGACTAGGATGAAGACCATTAATATATTCAAAGTCTTCACCATATTTTTTCTTTAAATCCTCTAAACATCTTTCGAAATCTTTTGTAAGTTTTAATTCAATATCCATTTACAATTACCTCTCATTCACCCAATCTACAGCCTCCTTGAACATCAATCCTTTACCATCAATTTCAAGAACTGGTGCAGATCGCCACCCTTTCGCAATCATCTCATCAACATCATTATTCTCCTTATACTCAATTCCTTTTTCATCCAGCTTCGTTTTTAAAACATTACATTTTGGACAATGTGTACTATAAAAAACTATACTCATTCCCCTACCTCCTTTTCCATAAACATTTCAAATATCTTTTCATACATCTCTTGTAGACAATCCTCACACAAATAAAGAATAGTATCATTTACAGTAATTCTATACTCATTTGTTTTTAATAATTCTCCACAATTATCACAAGGAACCATCTCTACTTTTTCAATCTTCATAAGATAACTACCTCGCTATTTATATGATTTTTAAAACGCCTTTTATGTGTAATAGGTAACGATATATGCCATTGCGTCTTCAGCAGTATCAAATACACACTGACAATCAACATACAGCCAACTATATACATTCTGATTACCAAAACCGATTACAGGGATTTCATGATCAATAGCATACTGCACTTCTTGGCAAGTCCCACAGGATGAAGCGCTATTATTGAGATTAACAAGAACTACATCGACCTTTTTAATCCTTGACAAATAGTACTGCTTTACTTGCTTATCATTTTGATGCCACATTTTTGAATATCTAAAATAAGTAAGCGGATTAATTAATTCAATTCCCAGAGCCTCATCATCCCAATCTCTTTTTAGAGCCTCCCGCCAACCCATCCCTTCATCAATTTCATGTTTACATGGGCCAGCTAAATAAATTTTAAAATTCTGCATATTTCTACCTCGCATCATTTTGTTCTTCTTCTTTGGTTTCAGTAAGTTCCATATATGTCATAATCAAATAATTACACATATCTAAAATGGTATCTTCTATAGATTCATTTCTTACTTTTTGATCTGTTCCTTGTGTCAATGTTTTTAATCTATTCCACTTATCTGATAATCGTACCATAGCAGCTGTAATGCCCCATTCTTTGAAGCTAAGTCCAAAAGAATCTCCATAGTCATTGTTTTTATTGGCATATATTGAATTCAGCATAAAACATATTTGTCTATGTCTCAGAACTTTACCTTTTATATCTTCAATATCCATTAAAAATCCCCATTAGTCTTTCTGGCCTCTTTTTCTTTGGCCTTTTGTTCAGATAACTTTTCCAATTCATAATTAAATAAATGTGTTGCAATCTGAATTATCTTTTGCAGGTCTTGCATACCATCGTTTTGTTTCCAAGTACAAGATAATTTAATAAGATCTCCTGTATCTATGGCTTCAATCCCTTTTAAGTCAGATGTAAAATATTCCATTACATCCATCAAGTCTATCTTTTCTACCATTTCGGCCTCCAATCATCATCGTTATAGTCATTACTATTATGTTCAAGCAAAGCACCTATCATAACGCCAAACGAAAAACTAAATAGCATGAGACTTATTATTAAGCACATCATTTTTATTCCTCCATAATTTCTTTAATATACGGAAGATCCTTTAAGATTCCTATGAACTGATTCCATTCTGTCAATTTATGTCCAGTTCTTTGCTTGATCATCGTGACCACATTTTCGTAGTTCATAGTTACTGTTCTTTTCTGATTATAAGAAGATGGAAGTAACTGTATTAACCCCCTCCAATATCTTTTATCTTTTGTTTCCAAATAGTATTTTCTCAACATTTCACAATCTGCAACAACATTAATAAAACAATCATTCATACTAATTCCTTCATCTGCTATATCAAACTCTTCTGTTGAAAAATCAGATAATGTGATTGGTTTACTTGTGATTTTATGCATAGTAGAACAAGAATTAGCAACAGTTCCAATTTTATAAGTGTCGAATTCTTTCCACCAGTAAAGCGGAGCAGTAATGTCCATACTGACGAATATCTGACGAAGATATTTACGGTGAGAGGGGTCACCTCCTTTATATAATCTCTTCATAAGGTCTAAATCCTTTGTTCCAATAACAGCTGTTGTACTGTCACTCTTATCCCAACTATTCATAGGGTTTCTCATTCCTCTAATAGCGTGTTCAAATCCCCACACATCTGTATTTTCTACTTTAATCATTTTTATTCCTCTCTTCCGTAAAATTTACCGTTTCATTATCAGCAACTGTTACATCATAATCTTCAGGAATTTTATCAAGTTTTACTTTTTTACCATCGATACGCAAATCCAATGTTACGGGAATTACGGCTGTGCTATCATTCTCGCCTAACTCAACGAATTCTGACACAGCTTGTAGAATCCAATCAGATAACTGAGTACAATTACGTTTCAGATTATCAATATTTGTACCCCCTTGTTCAAGTGCCTGATCAGGATCTAATTCAAAATGAGTAATTACAGAATATTCAGCATCAAATGTAATCATAATTTCGTCCTCCGTAATTTTACTATAGAATTAATCGCAACTATCTCCTCTAAACCATCTTATGTAATACTTACCTTTGGTATGATACTTAAAGGGTGAATAAAAACCATATCCCGCTATAGGATAAGATCGATTAGCATAATTTTCTATCCATTCATAAGCTTTTTTAGGATCCATGTGTTCCAATGCTCTATACTCTTCTAAGGATATCTCTCTCGTCTCTGAAACCATTTAGTCCTCCACCAAATAAACATCATAATAGCCTGTAATCAAATAACATTCATCAGTTGTGTAGCAAGCTACATCAACAACACCAGATCCCACGCCACGATCTTCTACAACATATTCTCCAAGTCCATCTATATATATTCGTGTGCCAAAAGCCAAATCCTTCATGGCTACTGTTCTACCGGGCTCGCCAACCACACCAGATGCTGTGACACCATCTGATCTACCACCATTCTCAGATGCAGCAAACATTCGATATCCTGTAATTTTATAATTACCCAAATATTCATAATCTGGAGCAAAGGGTTCGTCATCAGTTACATAGTCAGAATGAATATATCCTTCTTGGTTCTCATATTCGCACAATAACCATTCTTCATTGTATTTTCTATTCTCAATAATCTTTATTGAAGTCTTTCGAGTCAATACCTCTATAATATTATCTTCTTTGATTTCTGGAGAATTTCGAAAATTAACCCGTGTTGTTGTATACATAATATTATCTGTATTGGATTCCTCTGCGTATATAATAGATGGGATAGAAAAGGATAGAATAATTGTCAATACTAATAATCTTTTTATCATCTTTCATCTCCTATATCATAGCACAATTCTGATAATCGTGCAAGTCTAAAACTATGTTATCTTTGTATATTCTATGCTAAAACACCAACTTAGGATGTGCAACTTCGTCTAGCAACTTTTGCAGATGTGTTTGCTTTTTACTTACTGCTTCATTTCCCGTGGCATACCGAAGTGCATTTGTTTGAACAATAAGATCACAAGATTCCACAGCTCTAGTAATAGCTGTATATACCAATTCTCTAGTCAACAGAGAATAAGCAGAAAAATCAAGTCCAATAATCACATGCTTGGCTTGTGATCCTTGATATTTATGAATTGTAATTGCATATCCTAGTTCCAAACCATTCCAAAATTCTTTAGGGATCTTAACTATACCAATGCTTAAGAATTCAGCCGTAATCTCTTCTTCTTCCAAATCAATATTTTTAATAACGCCAATACTACCATTATAAATAATAGGATCAAGCTTATAGTTATTAGATGTATTGATAACCTTATCTCCTTCTCGTAACACATAAGGCTTACCATTACTGTATAAAGTGATTTCATGCTTCTTTCTCTCCATGGGATTAACCAATTCTTGAATAGCGTTATTTAATTCATAAGTACAAGCCGAACCTTTGGTTTTAATAGCCACTAGAATTTGTGTCTGCATCATATCAAAATTTGGTTTTGCCATTGCTGTAGAATATGCTTCCATAATTTTATAATAAGTATTACTGGCATCAGAATATGCAGTAATTTTAAGATCTTTTAATTGACCTCGAATGTCAGATCCTGTCCAATCTTTTTCAATAATTTGTTGACCAGAACGAATTCTAAAAGCTTCAGAAATAATACCAGAAGCCTCAGCTTGACGATGAATTTTTTTCAACATAACCGTTTCAATTTCTGGTGAAGCAATCATATCATGGGCTATATTTCCCGCACCAATCGCCTCAAGCTGTCCATGATCACCTAAACAAATTAATTTAGCACCAGACGGAATTGCTCTCAGTAATTGATAGAACAAAGTTGTATTTACCATTGAAATCTCATCTAAAATATAAATCTCATAAGGTAGCGGGTTTCCATCATGATAATAAAAGAGTTGCTTGGCTTCAGGAAAATAATTGGGATATCCTAATAGTCTATGAATAGTGAATCCTTGTTCGCCAGTAATCTCTGATAATCTTGAAGCTGCTCTGCCAGATAAGGCACACTGAACATAGGAATGCCCTTTTAACACCTCCAAAATACCAGAAACCAATGAAGATTTACCTGTACCCGCCATGCCAGAAATAAGTATTACATTAGCCTGTAATGCACGATAAATTCCGTCTAGCTGTTCATCTGTATAATTCCACCCTTGTGCTTTTTCCAGTATTCTAACTTTATCTCGCCAATTTTCCCAATCTTCAGCACCAATAAAAGGCTCCGCATCTCTTAAACGAATCAATTCCTCTGCAACACGTTTTTCTTCATCATAATAGAATTTCAACCCTATACAAGTTTTATCTTCTGAATACCATAATTTATAAGATATACTATGAATAGCTTCAGTAATTTTTTCATCAGGCACTTCATCCCCAATTTCGTCTAAAATAGCACCCAATAATTCATCTGTTGTAATCCATGATGCACCACTTTCTCCTGCTTGCTTTAAATATTTTTGAATATATGCAGCAATGCGTCTAGGATCAAAATCACTAATACCGCCTTCTCTGGCAATTTGATCTGCTCTTGCCCATCCAATGCCATCGACTTCATCAGCAAGTACATAAGGATTCGCTTTTACTTTTTCAATAACAAGGTCAGGAGATTGATATCGTTGAATTAATCTTGCAATCATATTATTGGTTAGATTGTATTCGGATAGTTCAGTAAAAATACGACCCAAATAAAGGTTTGTATGAAATTTATTAATCATTTCATTAGCAGTGTACATTCCCACACCCTTAACTTGAACCAAACTTTTACTATCTTTTGATTCTAAAACCTGATATGGATCTTCAAGTGTTTTATATAAATTATTTATTTGTTTTGGTGTAAAAATGGATGACAAAAATTTCTTTTGCCCTTCTTTATCATTCTTATCAAAAACAATAGCAGAATACATACGGACAACTTCGTATTGTTTACCCCATTTTTTATCATCCACCAAATCTGCGGTAACATTATACATACTTCCGGGTTTGGGATCTGGCATATTACCTTTTAAAATAAGACTGTTATATTCATCTGTTATTGGCGTTCCTGAATTTACGGTATCAATCGATACCTCAATAATCCCCCAAGAATCTTTGAAATATCTAATTCTTTCTACGGAACAAAGAATCTCAATCCTGTTTTTATTGTCCATCCTTAATCCTTTCTACTTGTACTTGAAGTGTTCCGTCATTATTTACTGCTTTAATTAAATTCAAAGTATGCTTATAAATAGTATCGTTATAAATCATAGGCCAAAACTGATCATCTCTTCGAATACCCGCAACCAACAGAAGATTTCCACGTTTCAACCAACTTTCTTCCAATCTGGTTTTAGTTCCATTTTCATCAATCTTAGAGATTGTTTTACTATAAAAAGCATAGTGGCCTTTATTCATTTTGACATTAACCAACCCATATTTGGTTAATAATGCCACGGTATGATGATTATTATCAGCGTTTAATACGGTTCCTGCAATTCTGGTAATATTATATTTGGGTATAGTTTTAGGCTCACCGTTGACATATCTAGTGTAAAACTCATAGGCCGTTGGCTCTGAAGGAAGATCAAAGAAATTTGAAATGCCATATTTTTGTTCATCAACATTCTCTAATTCATGCTCTGACTCATAATAGCAAAGTGATTCCATAGACCAATGAGAAGGTGTACCCTCACCATATTTCTCCCACATTTCAATAGACAAATTCCAATTGTATCTATTAATCGCTTCTGGACTTACAAACCACTCTCTTAATGGTTGCAAATATAGTTCACATTCTTTCTCAATTTTCTTTTCTGATACAACATAATGCCCATTCACCACATCTACAATACAATCCTCTGTAAAGAAATCATTATATTTTTCTTGAGCGATATCATCCAAGATAAACCATCTATCATGATATCCTCTTTTGAGCATTTTTTTATCTGGATCAATGTAATTTTTATAGAATCCCTCATCATCTAGAATATACTTTTTCATTGCCAACATTTTTACAGATCGTTCGTATTGCTCTGGAATAAGATGTGCTTCTTTCATCTTATTTAATTGTTGCATTGTAAGTTTTGTTACTGGCGTAATTAAATAGTTTTCAATAAACCAATCCAAAGTTTCTCGTCTATTCTTGTTATGTAATTCTGTAAAGCAACCCGCTTTGATTAGCTTCACCATTTGAGCGTTCTTTACAATACCAGTATCCAACATCTTTTTTGCAAAATCTTCCATAGAAGCATAAGGACGATTTGCAATAATCTGTTGAGATAATTCTGTATTAATTCCATTAATGCCTTTAAGCCCGAAGATAATACGTTGATTTTCAATATCTGGTTTGAACCCAAATTCAGCAGAATTGATTAGAGGAAAAGATATCGGGACACCTTCATGCTGAACATTTGCAATAGCAATTCCAATTTTACCATAATTAGTAGAATCGTTCGCTTTTTCATCCAACGATCCAGAATCAACAATAAGATTTGCCGTGTTCCAATATATAATGGGATATTTATATGCGAGGTTTAGTTCTTGTAAACCTATTATACTATAGGAAAGTGTATGGGACTTGTTAAAGCCATATCCACGCTGAGTATTTATTAATACTTTCCAAGTATAGTTTGTTAAGGCTTCAGACAATCCTTTTTTCTTAGCATTCTCAAAAAATTCTTCTTCAAGTTTATCGAAGTCTTTAGGATTTTTTTTCGCCACTGCTTTTCTTAGCCTATCACCCCACACAATATCAAAACCACCAATCTTAGGATGACTGGTAAGAAGCACTAGATATTCCTGCGCTTCGCAAATCCCGTATGATACACCAAGAATCTCTTTTAATATATCTTGCTCTTCTTCCGTCAACCCATAATCATCCATTTCTTTATACCATTGCGTAATATCACTCTTAAAACGAGCAAACTTATCCAACGGCTGTTCAGCGCCTTTTTCTTGTGCCATAAGACGGATGACGGAATTCAAGGTAGCAAGATCATCTACAGAATGAGGCTTGGAAAGAGCAATAGCCTTTTTCCCAGATTCCTTTTCCATCTGAAAAAATGAAAGAACCTTATGATCCCATAGCATTTTCCACATTTCTTCAGAGGAACGCTCTAAAGTATAAACACCCAAGTATTTCTCGTAAGTTCCTCTTAAAGATCCTTGCCATTCAATTACACCATCTTTAAGAAGCAAATCTAATTCAGCATGAATTTTTTCAAGAGCGTCAATTGCTAACAAATCAATTTTGATTAGCCCCATTTTTTCTGCACTATGAAGATCTGATTGCGTAACCACATCACCAGATTTCGTCCTCATCAAGGCTGTAGCTTCAGTAAGAGGCTTATCATATATGATAACCCCACCTGCATGTTGCCCGCATCCACAAACAAGTCCTTCAATTTTTTCTGCTGTTCGCCACAAATTGGGATGAGCATCCATTTCTCGCACAAATTCTGGAGAAGGTGGGTACTCTTCATTACCATAATACATGGTCTTTAATGATCTTGGCATACCACGATCAAACACAACAAGCGAAGCTATATAAGAAGCGGTATCGTTATCAATGCCAAGTCCTCTGGCAGCGGTAAGAATAGCGCTTCTACTTTTTTCTGTCTGCAAAGTAAGAACTTTTGATACTTTATCAGCGCCATAAGTATCTTTTAATGCTTGAATGATATCATCCCGTTTTCCTCCCTCGACATCTGTATCAATATCAAGCACACTTGCACGATAGGGATTAAGAAATCTCCATGGATAAGTTTTAGTAGTTTCTCGCAAAGGATCAATTTGAGTGATGCCTAATAAATATAATAAACAAAAACCTACACCAGATCCTCTACCTGCACCGACTAAACTCCCCGTTTGCCATGCTATATTAATATAATCACGAACCTGCATCAGATAAGCAGACCAATGGACTTTCATTTTTTCAGATGATTTAATTAAATAACTCAAACACTCATTGACTGCTGCATATCCTCTTTCAGTTTGATAATTAGAATGATTATCAATTGACTTCACCAATTCTCGTAGCATATGTCTATCACTGTCTACTGGTGAATTTAACTCTTTCAGAAGAGGGATGCTTTTTTCATATTTTTCAATCAGTTTATTATCTGGCTCAGTATCTTCTAATGGCAAGTAGGGAATTTCCAACTGTTTGGTAATTCCGAACGGTTGAATCATTTCATAAACACGCAATGTATTATCTAGCCCTATCTGAACAGTTTGACTATCCAGATAACCATCCATATATGAATGGATTTCCTCGGGACTCATTACATAAGTTGAAGCATAAAACTCATCAACTTCACGATCACCGTCCTGTGCATTTAGAAAAGCTTTATGAATATCTCGATCTTCTTTCTTTAGATAATGCGCATCTGTTGTAATAATATATGGTGTATTTGTACTTTTGGCTAACAGTACTAATTTATTATTTACATATATCTGTTCTTCAGATTTTGATGGTTGAAGTTCTAGAAAAAAATACCCATCACCGAATAAATCTTTCATATTTTCAATCCATAATTTACAAGATTCCCAAATAGTATCTTTCTCTAATTCATTTGCCACTCTATATTGCAAAATCCTTCTTGGCAAACTACCTCCAATACAAGCACTAGAACCAATTAAATGTCCTTTATACTTCTCTAATATTTCTTGTAAGTCAGAATAATATGTGGGGACACGATACATAACAGACATAAATGAATTATCAACCCATGCCTTAGTACTTAATTCTCGTAATCCTTTATATCCATATTCATCAAGCGCCACAAGAATAAAATGGGGATAAACATTATCTTTAGCATTCTCAGTGGTTACTGTACTGGGACAAAGATAAATTTCATTACCAAGCCCCAGTTTAAAATCTTTCCAATCAGGATCTTCTTTATGTGATTCTACATATTCAATAGCAGATAAATGGGCGGTAAGAGATTCATGGTCTGTAATACACAAACCTTTTAATCCTAAATTATGAACGTATTGGATAAGTTCTGGAACTTTATTTGTGGAGTCCCGTAGTCTTAAATTACTACCTGTATCTGTATGATTATGTATACTAAAATAAGTCATTTTACAACCACCTTTGTATAATAGTGAGGATTGACTATTCTATATTCTTATACGAATATTACCTCCCTATTCAGGAACCAGTCAATCCTCACCCCGTGCTAATTAAAGAAAATTTTTGACATATTGAAACATCGCCTGAACATCATTATCTAATTCGTCAATGCTATATCTTTTATCCAAAGGCTCCGTAGAACTTTTCGCAAAAACATTATTAACCATATCAATATAAAAAGTCATGGTTCCGTCTTCGCCTTGAAAGAAGACATCCCAGATTTGTTTTGGTAAATGATCTTTTACATGAAGCTGTTCTATTGCGAGACAATCGAACGAAACTATTTTAAAATTATCAAACATTAAAGATAAGTTACGTTCAAGCATACCAATATTCCAATCAACATCTCTGTCATATTGTGAATAATATTCATTTCCTCTACGAAGTTTCTTGTATCCTAAAATCAAAATTTTAAGATCTTTACCATGTTCCATTAAAACTTGAAGTTGATGTTCATTAAGAACTCCTGCAATTACATGAACAACTAAATTGGGGAATTCTTTAATTGCTGTAAAAAATTCTTCAGATGGATCTATAAGAGATACACCAATTCCTCTAATCCTATGATGCCTTACAAGATAACGAATTAAATTAATGTTATCCATAAAGTGCTTTTGATTTACAGTAATATTGACAAATACGTGTTGGTAAGACAATTTATCCAAAAAGTCCAACAAATAAGGATGAGTAAAAATATTACCACCACCAAGAGCGATTTCTGTGTATGGTTTTAGTGTTTTAACCCATTCAGCGGTCATAATATTGCCATGTTTTCCATTAGTCGTACTTCCTTCATGGCACATTTTGCATCCCATGTCACAACAATCAGTAATTTTAACGTCCAGATTTTCGGGATATTCAAAATCGAATTTATCATCCAACGAATATCGAATAACCGAACCATCATTAAAACGCTTTACAAAGACATTACCATTCGTATACTCTGCAATTATATTTCTTATCACGCTCATATTTAATTCCACTTCTCAAAAATTTCGTAATCCTTTTCAGGAGTATTTTCTCTAAAATAAGCAATATCATCCATGTCACTATTGTCATTCGAAGTAAGGATCACACCATCGCCAAATAGATATCTTAAGAGTCTCTTTTCGTTACCAATAATGGCCTTAACAAAATTTATTAATTCATAGCCATGATCAATATATCCATTAGGCCAACCCGATGCGTCATAATCATCAGTATCAAATACAGCCTCAACACCATATTTACCCAACGTATCATAGATCCAATTAATAGCTTCTTCTCTAAGTTTTAGATTTTCTTTATTTTCTTTGTTATCGTATTTGCCAAAAAATCCTCCCCCTGGATAAACTTCAAACAATGCCTGATAGAGATAGGAGGCTTTTGAATCTACACCAAAATATACAATATGTTCCCAGCCATATTCACCATGATTAAAGTGGACAGTTAAAGGATTCAAATCTTTTTCAATATTTTTCTTTGTGATTGAAATAGCGTGAACAGAACTACTATTAGTCTCCCATACACCCTTACGAATTGTTAATTTCATTTTGTTCTCCTTTTAATAATCATAGCCAGAATAACCAAATACTTTTATTTCATCGCCAGATGGGGATATAAAATCTTCTTCAAAACCTTCATATCTTTCAATATAATCATAATAATCATCAACAGATAAATAACGATCTTCATCTTCTTGTTCAAGTTTATTGGTTACAATTTTATCATCCCAAATATCATAATATGCTTCACCGTTCAACCATTTATCATAATCAGATTTGTTACAAATACACAACGCATGAACAGAACTACTGTTAGTTTCCCAAACTCCATTTCGTATAGTAATCTTCATATTATTTCTCCTTAATAAGATAGTCGTTATTCAAAACTTTCATGGAGAGCCAACCAGAAATTTCTGTAGAATATACATGATTACTAATTGGACGAATTACAATTCCCTCTTTCTGCTGTCCAGATGAATACTTGCCCTTTGCTCTTTCAAGTAAATCTTCTACTGTATCATAAGAAAAGAATAAACTCTCTTCTTCAACAGGAACCATATTAAGGTCACAGTCATTACACAGCTTCTGAATCTCATATAGGCTATATCTTCTATCATTGACAAAATCAAGAACAGTAAATACATACCATTCTGGCCTCTTAAGTCCAAGACGGTTGCCCTGAATTCCGGGACCGCACCATTCTCCTTGAACAGCAATGTTCCGATACCCATATTTTTCTAAGGATTCAAAAATATTGTGTTCATGAGCATATTTCCACATTGCGCACTTATCGTCATCAGCCAATTCATTATTGCGTGAACATACACCATTATGATCGTAATAGTTATACATAGTAACAGGACTACCGTCCATTTTAGTAGTAATGTAATAACCTTCACAAGATTTAAATTCGTCAATAAGTCTCGGATAAGATTGCACACGAAGTTCGTCTGTCTTAGGGACTCCAATGGAAGTGGGAAAGTCACTAATCACGGTTCCAGCAGCACTTGTATATTCTTCAATTTCCCACTTCTTAACTCCAAGAATATCAGTAACGTCATCACCAAGGAAATAATCACCTTCAGGCAGAATAGACATTGGCATAACCAATCCCTGAGAAATCTCGCCACGAAGCTTAACCGTTTTAAGTCTGAATCCCTCACCCATTAAATCGGTCTTTTTATAACTGCTATTCCGAAGGAATTCAAATTTCTCTTCTACAGGCAGAAAACTATCTACTTCAAAATATACACACCAATCACCAACATGAAATTGTCCCTTCTGACAAACAACTTGCCATCCCAATACATGAACGAGTTCAATTCTATCAGCATCTTTAATAGGCGTTACATCATGTACATACTGAATTGAGGCCAGCTTTCTTTTCGTACCCATCTTTTCTCCTTAATTTTCTTTGCTCTTCTGAATTGCCTTTGCAATAATATCAATCTGCTCCTGATTCTGCTGTTCTTTACGCTTCTCTCTACGTTTTTTATTTTTAGCTTTTCTACGAGCAATAATAGCTTTACGCTCTTCTTCTTCGGCTTTCTTTTTATCTTCTTCTTTTAGCCAATTATTGTAAGCTTTAATGGCACGATCAAATTCTTTATTTGACTTATTAAATCTATGAATATATGCCTGTGCAATATATTCAATCCCTTCTATAGAATAATCCAAATTATAGTGCTTATTATTATATTTTGCCCACGCAAGAGCAAGTGCATATTTTAAATCAAATACATCAGGCTCTTTACATACCTGCTTATAAATATGTGGTGTACCATCATAAATAGTGATTTCCACAACTCTGTTAGGAACAAGCACATTAATATTTGCAATAAAAGGCTCTGTACGAAGTGCGAGTGGTGAAAAATCCTTCGGCAAAGTATTCATTATGTTTTTATCGACACCTTTATGTTCTGTTTTATGTTCTGTTTTATATTCTGTATATTCTGGCGGTTTTATTGCAAATGTACAACATTTATCAGAATAAAAATATCGATTGGGTTCTGCATCTTTGGGTTCTGCATCTTGCGCTACAATAGATTTTATCCAGCCAGAACCAGTAAGTGTTCCTATTGTAGCTGTGGTGGTTGTTAAAGGTGTAATATTAAATTCATTGTTCGGATTAATTGTATTAGTAGTGAAATTGCCAATATTTGAATATGCGTTAGTAATTGAAGATTCCATATCCTTACCTCTCTTTTCTACAAAATTCTTTAAACCATTCAAGCATTCTATCTTCTTCTGTATAAAATCCATCTACTTTATATGTCTGCGCTATCCATCCTAAAAAGTTCATTACCAATTGGCTCCAACGCCAATCAGGGAAACACTCCATATGTAGTTTTTTCATTTCATCATAAAAATTATCTAATCTATTTGGATCTCTCATTTTTTATACTCCTGTTATGTTCATTGAACTCATCATTTTTAAGATGTTTATGTTTTGACGAATATTGTCAAACAATCTATTAATATCACCCTTATCCACTTCATCAGGAAAACTAATTCTGATTGTTCTAGCAGCTTCTTCATCGCTCAAACCAATAGCTTTTAGTACATGACTGGGTTCAGAATTATACGAATTACAAGCAGAACCTGCGGATACATACTCGCCCTGATCATGAAGCAACCCAATTAACTGTTGACCATCAATTGGTTCTTTAATTGTAAGACTTAAAATATTATAAAGCCTCTGTGTAGGATGACCGTTTACAGTTGCAAAATCTTGACAATGTTCTACAGCGTATTCATATACTTCTTTGAAATAATTCTGTTTTGAATAATCAATTAATTCAACTGCTTTAGCCAAACCCATAATATAAGGTACATTTTCTGTACCACCACGCATATTTCGTTCTTGTGAACCATATATTAGTGGACTTAGGTATTCCTGCGAATCTTCTTTTATATATATAAATCCAATTCCTTTTGGCGCTCCAATTTTATGGCCTGAAACGGACAAAGAGTCAACGCCTAATTCCTTTACATCTATCGGAATTTTTCCATACGCTTGAACAGCATCTGTATGGAAAAAAATCTGTCTATCATGTGCATACTTTACCAATGTTTTAATATCTTGAACTGTACCAATTTCATTATTTGCCATAATTACGGCAATAATAGCAGAATCTAGGTATACATCATCTAACCAACTAGCATATGAAATAACACCAAATTGATCATTGTATAATGTTTTACTAGAATCTCTTACGCCCACGTCAATCGAATGATGTTCCAAACATGATGTTGCAACCATAACATCATAATCGTTAGAAACTACCCATGAATTCCCTTCACTACCACCAGAGGTAAAAAAGATCTCCTCTGGTTTTGCATTAATACTTTTTGCAATTATTTCTCTGGCCCTTTCAACGTCTCTACGAATTTCTCTGGCAGGTTCATAGATTGCTGAAGGGTTATACCACTTATCTGTAAAATAAGGCATCATAGCCTTTAATACTTCAGGCTTCACAGGTGTGGTTGCCGCTGTATCCCAATACATATCTTCTCTCCTTATACAATTTCTTCTTCTTCACGAATACGCTTCTTAGAATTACGGATATCACCTTGTCTAGTTTCTTTTTTCAAGCGTTCATGAAAAGTTTTTAACTGATAATCTAATTTAGCCATTGTGCTTGTCCACTTTGCATAGTCTGTATCTCTACCGGGGTGCTTCTTACTCATTTTGTTCCTCCTAAAAAATAATTTTTCTCTTTTCTATAACCTTGTTATTTGGATCCCAAACTTTATTTACATCAAATGTTTTATTTGAAGGTGTCCATTTACTGTAATAATCACATAGGGTTTTGAATTCATGAGCATTTGGATTATTATTACAGAAATTACAATAATAACAAAGGGGAGTGGGATTGGGACTCCAAAAACCAGACTTCTTGTTATCATCAATCTTATCAAAAATGTTAGTAAGTTTTTTAATAAGTCGTTTTTCCCAACCCTTTGTCAGTGCCAACTGACTATCATCTATACAAATAAAACGATATAAACTTTCAATAGGTAATCGTCCAAATTCATTTAGAATTGCAAGAGCATATATTCCAAACTGTAAAGATGTTGCCAATTTTGAAGCATCATATGGTTTCTTAGATGTTTTATAATCAACGGTTCTATATACAATCCCATTTTTACAATCAATCCTATCTATAAAACCATGTATAATTGCTCGATCATCCCAAACAAATTCAAAAGGCTTCTCAAAAGCTATTGGTTCCCATCCGTCATCCTGCTCCATTTCTTCTTGCATCACATCATGGAATCTTTCAACCTTCCAATCATAAGTATGTCCTTCAGAATCTGGAACACTCCACGTTTCCCAATATTTGGCTTTAAGGTCATTTAATCCCAACAAATCGTTTTTTGTTTTTTCTGTAATTTCATGAAATCCATACTGTTCAAGGTCATAAAGTTTTTCATAATTTACAGCAGTGTGGGTTAACATCAATCCTTTGTTTTCAAGAACTAAATGAAATAATGATCCCAATTCAAGTGCCAAACTTGTATCAGAACTATAATGTTGATCTTGATACTTAAATTGATAAGCCATTGGACAATTTAAGTATTGCTCTAATTTTGAATAAGAAAAAGTTTCTAAATTCTTCTTATCCTTTTCAGTTACATTTCTTATATACGGTCTTAACAAATCTTCATTCATTCTTTTTCATTCCAATCTTCTTTATATCTTCTAATGTGATAACGTACTTCTCTTCCATTAATTCAAGAAGTATTTCTTTACCACGATCTGTAGGGCTATCTTTAAATCCCAATCTATCTTTTTTATCTGCTACTATGCAGACCTTTACATAAGGAACCAAAGGTGCGACTTTCTTTAATTGCTTTTGCCACCAGACTTCAGCTTCAAAAGAATCTGCTTCATGATAATCACGATCTGGAGCATAAATTACTTCGCTAACCTTAAGTTCTTCTAATATAATTTTTATTTGTGTTAATGTTATCGCTGACCCACATGTTGCCACTGTAAAACTATCTTCACCAAAATAACTATAGCTTTGTAAGACAGATTTTTCTGCTTCAACGAGCATAATCTTTTTCTTTCGTAAGATAGCGTCTTTTACAACATGTAAACCATAAAGATTACTGCCAAGAGGATGAGATAATGTTTGCCCATTGATCTGAAGCGGAACATACTTACCAATAGCTTCAATATCTGCCTTATCTAAATACCTGCCCCGCACTCCAATAAGTCGATTATTACTATCAAAATGAGGAATCGTAATTTGATTAGCCAAACCATAATATCCAATATCGAATCTACCTAATGCTTCTCGGCTAATATGATCATTAAGCCATTCCTCATGAGGAATATAACAAAAAATGTCTAAGACATTTTCATTAACCTCTGATAATGTTGGAACACTTTTTCTACGTTTTTGTGCAGAACGTATTCTATCTATCCAACTAAAATCTTCAACTTTAACTTCATCCTGCTTAGATGTTGTAGCATATTCAAGTTTCCCAGTTACTTGTGCTATCCACCTTAAAGCTTTATACCATGTATACGTCTTGCCCTGTTGACGCATAGCTCGAATAACTAATTCAACAATATCATAGCTATCTGAGCAGGTATAACAATGGAACATTCCATGCCGCCGATTTTCATATTCAATACCGGGTTTATGGTAATAAATAAGTTTGTATGGTGAATCTCCACCATGACAAATACAAGTACTAAAGCATGGATTACCCGCATTATCAATTTTATATTCAGGACTTCCCAGTAGTCCACAAATTTTAATAACATCATCTATAGTAAGCGAATCTAATATGTAATTTTTATCTAAATATTGCATACGACTCACCTACCTAAAATATTAATTTGTTATCTTCGTCAAATGGCAACTCGGGTTTTTCGTTCGTATCTTCATGGCTTTCTTCTAGTAAATCAGGATCGGTTTCAGCAATATTAATTCCCACACTATTTTCTTTTACAATTGTATCGACTCTTTCAATCTGTGTGAGATCCATTGGCTGAAGTTCGAAATCAAAATCAGTAACAAAACAATCCTGAATTCTCATAGTGCCTAAATCAATATGGCTTAAAACAATGATACGAGATAGCTTACCTTGACGAACCTTATAACACCACTGCAACAAATTAATTTCAGGACATCCAATCTTATGTTTGGTAATTGCTTCTATTTTTTTCTTCTCAGCAGCGTTGGGTCTTGATGAAATAATACCAATATCTATTTTATTAGCAATAGCTTTGGAACCTTGCAAAACTGTATGGTCTTTATATCTAGCATCTATTGAATCAGCAGACAACTGAGTACCTGAAATAATAGCTATGTCTAATCTTTCAGCTAACGCTTTCATTCTAGTTGAAAAGATTAATAAGATCTGCCATTCCTGTAAACGCATACTTGACTTTTGATTTACTTCACTCGAAAGTCTCATGCTGTTTTGAAGGTAGTCGAAGATAAAAATCTCAACCTGATAAGTTAATACATACCGTTTAGCAATATTCTCAATATCTGTAATACTGTAATCATCACAATATATAAGATATAAAGGGCTTTCTGCAATATATCTGGCAGCTTCATGAACTCGTTCAAGTTCACCATCTTTATATTCACCCTCAAGAATATGCTCTTCGTTTACGCCTGAGACAGCGGCTAATACAATAGTCTGAAATTCTCTTAAACTACCTTCTGTACCTATGTATAAAGTAGGTACATTGTGTCCAGTATGAATAAACTTCTTTTCTTTTTGATCCCATGTATAGGGCACAGCAAAATTGCAAGCATCCATGAGAAATTGTCTTGATTTGCCCACACCCGTACTTGCTGACCGTAAATAAAATTTACCTCTTCTAGCACCTCGACATATGGCATTCAAAAAAGGACTTGTAAAACCATATCCCCAATCTGGCGTATCCAATAACTCATCGATCAAACTATCCATACCATCACCTGCCTGAATACTTTCTGAAAGCATTTCAGAACAATAATCCATTTTAGGTGATATCACGAATTCATTTTCGACAATATCGACAATATCCTTTTCAGAATAATTATCAAATTTTTGTTTTTCTTGCTCTATTGTTTTTTCATCTACCGCCGCCCAATCATAAATCAATTTTCGAGTATCTAACCCCTTTGACTCATAATATCGCAGTAGTGATAACTTCTTCATTATGTGATAGAAGTAATCATAGTTTTCAAGACTGGCAATTTCTCTGGCATTGACCAAATACTCTAATCCATGATTATCCTGAAAAATTCTATATTGATCTTTATAATGGCTAAGATAAGAATCAATAGCAAATTCATCCAAATTCGTACACCCTTGTACATAAAGGTTGTACATTGCCACATAAAGTAATTCATAAAATGGTTCACTCTTAAAATCTTGTCTACTAAGAGGATGATCCATGTCATCTATCAGAGAAGGATCTTGTTGAATGCATCCTAATACATTCAAGAAAGCCCTCTTATCAACAAGTCCTTCATAAGTCATTGGTTACTACTCTCCTTTATTTAATACTCTCTCGCTCTTTCCCAGTAGAGTAAAGAGTTTGAATTGAATTTAAATTATCATACATATAATCAGGAACAGCAATCTCATTCTTATGAGTAATCACAACTTTAAATTCTCGATCAAATGAATCTTTTCTTAATCTCTCTAAGAAATTATAATCCATTTGTCCATATCTAATTGTTCCCTGAAATTCATTAGGAATATTTGTTTCATCATAAAGCCCTATACTTAATTGCTTATCTTCTTTAAAATTAGGATCAATACCATGCCTTGTCAAATAAGTTCTTGTAACATAATAAGGTTCTGTATAAAAACCAAGTTTTTGTTCAAGCACTCGGACATTATCGAGTCCTGTGTTTGATGGAGTAGTATGGACGTTATCAGGATCGTCATTTAATAACAACCCTTGACCGTTTTCAAAAATCACTTCATCGTATTTTTTAATGATCTCTGCATCGCACCACATAGTATGATTTAACATAAAATAGCAATCTTGAAGATATTTTTCAATAATAGCATCATTCTCTGTATAAAGGATTTTACTCCAGTTTAAAATAACTTGATTGGATATTTCTTGATTTTCTTTATATCGTTTAAAATTATAATCAAAATAATTCTTTCTAATTTTAATCCAATCACAAAACGACTTAATATCACCCCATGTGCAAACAGAAAAATCATTATATAATTTTACTGTTTGCCAAATACCCATGCCACAACTACCGTGTCGCTTTTCACCACGACTTTCTTCTAGCATTTGATTTAAATACATCTCATACGGAGTGGTAATGCGACATTTTTTATCAATATAAACGTGAGAATAAAATCCCATTTTATTTAATTCTTTATATTCCTGTACAAAAACCATAGGGTTTATAATAAAGAATTCTGAAAGATAAGTATCTGCACCTATAAAAGTACCAGACCCAAAATGACGAAAAGCATGTTTGATACCTTCAACTAAGGAGACGGTATGAGAGCGTTGTGGGCCACCATTATTTAAAACTACTAATGTCTTATAACCTTTTTGAATTGCTTGATTAGCAAGATAATCTGTAACTAACCCTTTTCCTTCGTCACCCGCATTCATCCCTACTACAACCTTTGATCTCACATCTATTCCCATATCGTCTCCTTTATTAAATCACCAACTAATTTCACCTTGATTAATTACTGCCGAAGTGGAGGAAGTCCCATTATAATGATTAATAATTAAATCAATAATTATTTTAGCAAGATCATCTATTTCCTCACAACAAACAACATTCTGATCGCCAATTATCTTCGCAAAAGTAGGTTTAATATTTTTATAATCATATATGCTTTCCTTATGATGGTTTACATGAATATGAAATACATCATATTTTTCCGACACTTCTCTATAAAGGTCTTTCGTATCAATGTCATTCTGCAAATCATCTCCAATTTTCGCAGCCAATGTTTCTTTTGGAAGATAGGGATTTAATTGTTCATCGCCAATTGTAATAATAATTCCTTTTTGCCCACGCTTCCAACAATCAAGTTTAGTGTGTCTAGCTCCCATATACCATGCTACAGTATAGGATTCATATGAATTGCCTCCACCACCAAATTCAAAATACACTTTGTCCATTTGCTCTGCGATTCTAATATCGGATTCAAACTGACTAATCTGAGTAGGATATCTGTCATAAGCAAGATCACCAATTCCCATGATACAAAATTCGACATCTATCAATTCCTTATACAAAGATTCCATAATAATATTCAACTTTTTAGCTGCCTCAACCGCTGCATCGCCCATGCTACCAGTTACATCAAGCGCAATAATTACAGGCTTTGTTTCAGGATGCTCTTCTGTATCAAGGCATTCTCTCATTACTTGATAAGGGACCAAAGATTTATTAATTGATACCTGTTTGTAAATATCTTGAGTAGAATTTACACCCACAATAGAACCAAGACTGTCAACTGTGGCTCCTGATTTTGTGCTTGTTGTGTAATTTATAAAGCTACTCCTCGTCCAAGATCCACTACCCATTATTCCATCTCCTTGTCTTCTGATTCATCCTCTTCAGTTTCGTCCATACCTAGATCGAAATTCACATCTTCCAAATTAAACATACCATCAAATATATTACTGACATTCCCACCACTAAGCATCATTAAAGGAAGCATCCATCCCAGACTATCCGTCATGCCATTGGATGCATTACTACCTTTCACCATCTGTGACATTAACATATATTTCATAATGTTATTAACGCCACCTTTTTTAGAAAAATTATTGCCAAATAAGCTAACAATTTTTCCATAAAAATAGGTCGATCCCATAAACACATGACGTTCAGGAAGTACGTTCTCAATAGTACTGTCTTCATAATTGATAACTGTAATCTTTGTTTTATCAATATTGATTACACAACGAGGTGTCCCATTTACAAGAATAATATCTCCTTTTTCTACTTTACTGGTTGGAATTAAAAAGAAGAAATCTTCACCAATATCAAATACAAAGTTACTCTGATTAGTAAGCCTACCAGTTTTTACATTATAAGATTTATAACCATTACTTGTCTTAATAGCAATTTTCCCATTCATAGTCATACGGCACATACCGGGAGCAATTTTTCCAAACATTCCATTAAACATATTTGTCATATTCATATCCTTATTCTCCTTTTTTAATAACAAGGGTTATAATCATCATAATTAAATCTTTCTTCACCATCTATATAATCATAAATGCCTGTCTCTAAACTCTGATGAAGTTCATCTGCCATATGTTCAATATCTTCAATACTTTTAGGTTCCAGTGATTCAATAAAATCTGCAATAAATATTTCAAAATCAATAATATTTTTATATGGAATCATTTTACCTCTCCTATACTTGCGATATCTAATTCTTTTATTTTTCGTTTCTGTGGTTTTATCTGAATAATTTTCTTAGGGTAGTATTTAGACCAATTAATTTTCTTGTTATTATCTTCAATATTCTTTAATTCTTGATTAAATTGTTCTGCTTCAGAATAATAATAGGGAATGATACCAACAACGTCACCTTTTAATTCTTTTTGCAGAATTTCGTTAAGATAAACCAGTGTCTGATACATTCCCTCAAAAGTAAAATTATAATGATCTATATACCTTTCTGAAACAGCTAATTGCTTTACAGACAGTTCTTCCTCTGGAATTAATGTTTTAAGATACGCATAATATTTTTTCTTTTTTGCGTACTCTTCTTCACTCATTCCGTCTTTAAGAAGCGCCTGTGGCTTTTGTTTTTTAACCGCTCCAGTTTTCTTCTTACCCTCCGCTTTAACAGCTAAAGTCGCCTTCTTTTGTTGATTAATTTCCTTCATGGCTGCATCAAAACAATGTTGATGAGCATATTTACCTTTATACGGCACACTAGACTCTGCAGGGGAGATATTCTCCCCGCAGAGTACGCATTTTCTTGGACGCATAATTACAATAATCCTTGTAATTCATTCAGAATAACTTCTACAGCTTCCTGCTGTTTAGGGGTACAATTTGAAACTAAAGCGCCTTTACCAAGAACTGCTTCAACTACTTCCGTAAGCTTTTCTTTAGAACCGTATTTCTCAACAATCTTCATGCCAGTTTCCTGAACTTCTGTCATAAGATCATCAAAATCCCGCTTTTCAGTTTCAAACATAGCGTCTCGTTCTTCTTTACTTACTGCCTTAATACCATCGGCTTTTTCCTGACGATCAATTGCATTATAGTAAGCCTGAATTAGATTATCTGCTGTAAAATCTTCAATCACAGGATCGAAGTATTCATTTCTTGTTCTAGCAAAATACTCATCAGTTCCTGCAAGCATTAAAGAAGAATGAATAGGTTTCCCAGTATCGGGATCTACACCATTACCTTTTACATATCCAATCACATCACTGTGATTAAGGATGATAGGAAGCATTCTCTTTCTATCCCCAACAGGGAAGAATCTACCATCTTCATCTGCAATAGCGTGTAAGATAAAAATCACATAAAAACCGCTACCAATAATCTTAAGCATTGCAGACTCCCATTCAGCCTTTAAGTCACCCCAAAGGCCATAGCCACCATTGCCCTCTTTAATTTTATTAACACCTTCACTATTTGCTACATACTTCTCGCAATAAGAATAAAGGACTTCAACTTCATCTAAGATAAAGCCTTTATACTTCTTGTGCAGAGCGTCATAATTCTTAGGGTCTGAAACCGTTTTAACAAACTTCAAAAAATCACCCCAAGATTTAATAGACGTAAAAGCTACATTGTTCAGTCCACTTAATCCTGATTTACCAAAAGCCAAATATAAAGGATCTGGCATATCAACGGCTACGGGTGTCTTACCTAAACCGCCCAATCCGTACCAACAAGCAATGAAATTATCAAGTGATCTCGTTACTCTAGATACCTTGGCGTTTAAAATATCATCAAGCGAAAAGGCTGCAACTTTTTTAGTTTCTTCTACCAGTTCTTCAATTCCTACATTTTCGTTTTCTTGTTTCTCTTTTGCTTTAGTAGCCATATTCTATTTCACCTCGCTTCTATTCACTTTTAGATTAAAATCCCAGATCAAGAGTTCTTCCACGACTAGCGCCACTAGGTTTTGCAGTTTTCTTCGCAGTAGCATTAGCCTGTTCTTTCTGGCTCTCAATGCGATTTTTTCTTTCCTGAATACAAGCTTTGATTACTTCAGCGTCATAAGGCTTTTCAGGCGTTACACCTTCTTCATAAGGTTCACTGGCACCAGTAATAATAAGTTCATTCTTGTAACTAGTTCTGGTTTCAACCTTCGGCTTACCAATAGCTACAGGAATTTCAATAGTCTTAACAACACGATTGTTTACAACATCACCGAAAAATCTTACAGTCTGTCCTGCTTCAAATGTAGATTCAACAGCATCCGCAACCTCTGTATCTGCAACCAGAGTAAGAGGCTCAATACCATTCTCATACATAGGAACCCAACCCTTAACCAAAATTCTTCCAGTTTCTTCACCATCAGTGGTCATTTCTGGAGTCATCTGAGAGATAAACATTTCTACATCAAATGTCGCATGATAATTGGCATCTGCAGGATTGGCAATTCTATTAAAGAAATTAGACTTATACGATACAATATCATTTCCGCTCTGTACGCTATGATACAAATTCAGATCACCAATGGTACGAACAATATCTGCATCAGCTTCACCAACGGCAGCAATTGACTTATATTCATTCATCACAGTTTTAATTCCAGGATAGGCACGATTATCTGTATTCACTTTTGTCTTTTCTCGAATATTAATTGGGAACTGAATGAAATTTACGTCTGATGTCTTCAGAGTCAATTTACCTGAAATCATGTTCACTCCATCTTTCATCTCTTCTTTCAGATCCATATCCGAAAGGATACCTTCAACACTCACTTTTGCAATTGCCTGTCTAATATTTGTTTCCATTCTTTAAAAACTCCTTTTTCTATGTATTTTCTAATCTTTAAAACCAACGAGTGTCTTTATTTATATCGAGGCTGGGATCCTCGTTATATTCTACAATAATTATTTCATTGCATTCTGGACATTGACATAATTTAGTTGAATAGCCATATCCATTTTCATCCCACCATTGAGGTACTTCTTTTAAAATTATTTTTGTCTTACAACTTCGACATATTCGGACTCCTTGATCGCTTTTCATTCTCCATTATAAATCTCCTTTCTTAAGTTAGTCATGACATAATACCCAGAATCGGATTTGAACCGATAAGCACGATATTTTGAGTATCGCAGGTCTGCCAGTTGCCGTCATCTGGGCAGGTGAGAAATAGAAATAAGGCCGTGTTAAAAAGGTATTGTTAGCGCTCCAATCGGGGTCGATTAAATGGTAAACCCGTTTCCCCATACCTCATCTCTATTTCTCTTTGGTAGCTAACCAGTCGGAGTGATAGGATTCGAACCTATAACACACAGTTCCTTGTTCCTATGAAGTAAGTGTTATACTGCTTCATTTTACATGAGAATAATAATAACACTCAAATATATTATACTGTTGCTCTACCGTTAAGCTACACTCCGTGGTGAGGTTAAAGTCCCTCAACTACACATATTACCAAGTTGGCCTATTGTCTTACATCCCTGTTCACCATTAATGTACATTAAAATATTCTATGACTACTAACGAAGCAAGTTTTTCAATACTGCGGATGGTATTCATTTGTTCTCGACCGCTATCATCGGAATAGAGAGACTTGAACTCTCGCCTCATCGGTTAAAAGCCGATTACTCTACCAACTGAGTTATATTCCGAAAATAAATTATGGGTAAGGATTTGTACCTTATTATTCATCCAGACTTATCTGTAAGTTCAAAAAATTTATAACCATGATACAAAAAATAAATATAATCCCAATTCGTATCATAATTATCATTACCGCACCAGTCTTCTCTGTTAATTTCTATATCCAAAATTTTCGCAAGTTTTTCAAGATTAGTTATCTGAATTGCTTTTTCGTGAAATGTGTCAGCAACTGTAATTGATTCAAAGGATTTTCTTCTCATTTTTTCGGCTTTAATCTGCATATTCAACCATTTATATGCGTTGTCCATTTCTCTCATTTTCATTCTTTCTCCAAATAATTTTTTGGTTAAACTCATAATAAATACAGGAATGAACTAACATTTGCAGTCTTCGCTAACATACCAGTCAATGTGTACTCATGAGGGGCATACCATTTTCCACTTGAGGCCCATATTCACTTATATACCGCACCGAAAGTTATCTACGGCTTTTACACTCGTAACTTTAATCCGTCGATTGTGCCCACGGCCATCCGTGCGGTTTATTATGCGGGTAAGGATTTGCACCTTACATGAGCAAGTTATTTACCGTAATTTCACATGCTCTTACGGACTATGTGTCTATCTATTCCACCACCGCATAACGTAGTCTTTCCTACTGTCAGATCCCTCCACTTTGCACAAGTGAAGATCGGAACGACAGGAATCGAACCCGCAATCAAGTTATCAACTTGTAAGCCGTTTCAAACCTTTATTTTGATACGAGGAATTAGTATCATTATCACGCTACCCTCGAATGGTTACAAGTCCTACGCTACCTTTTATAAGAACAAAGGGATGGTGATTAGCCAATTACATCTTCGTCCATGTCTTCCTATTCCATCACGTTCCGAAGTGAGAGATGGGTAATTACATCCCTTATTGGTAGTCTCTCATTCAGTTTTCTACCACAGCTGAAGGTGGGACTCGAACCCATGACCCTTCGCTTGCAAGGCGAATGTTCTCCCACTGAACTACAAGCCCATAAAAGTAGTTTTTTTATAGAAGATGCTACTAAACTTCTTGTTATCCTTGTTGCACTACCTATAATTTTAAATGCCCAATGGACCATACCTCCATTCGATAGGATAAAATACTTCTAAAAGGATTTGAACCTTTATTTCTATTGATAAAATAGAAAGTCTAACCGAACTTAACTTATAGAAGTACCAAATAATAAAAATCTTACTCAACGCCTAGACATTATTAAGGGGTCTGCGTTGCCTTCTTCCTTATCCTCATCCACTCCTCAGATTTTTATTAAATAAAATAATTAATTAATTAATTGAAGAGAAATCACACCTTTTTCTTCATATGGGGGTGTCTATTTAACATATAGATACGTTATCAGATATATCATTTCACTGATAAAAAGATTCACTTTGGGGAATCTAGTACGGGTAGTGGGACTTGAACCCACACTCTCTTGCGAGAAACGGATTTTCTTACTACACTATGTCACCATAGCCATCTTAATGGATGTTGTAGTCTGGACTATGTTTTTACCATATCATTTCTGACTTAGGTAGATGGTATATAGTCTCTACACATTTATAGATAGGGTTCGAGCGTCAATGATAACATGTTCATTCCGTCAGTCTCTCTTTTAAAAATAAACGAACTAAAACGATTACTTCCCTATCTAATTTAGCTCGGCGTTCTCTTAGCCATTCACCGAATTAGCCATCTCCACTTATATCGTTTCCGATATAAGGCTCTCTTTTAATGTCTGCTAAGACGAAAGTCCGTTGCGTCTGCCTATTCCGCCATACCCGCATATTATTTACTGCCCCAACTCTTCCCAAAGACAGTATGTCATGCCCATGATCCACGACTTCCATTTCACTTCATTATATTTAACCTCAATCCTCTTTCCTTTTCATTAGCCACATTGTAGGCTTGACTTTCTGAAAACCACATTTCTCATAAACGTGGATCGCTCTACTGTTATCATCATTTACCCACAAGCAGTTAATGTCATAATCCTTAATAAACTTTTCAACAATCTCTGTCCCGTACCCTTTTCCTTGATAAGGCTCATAAATAGTCAGCCGTGACAACATCTTACCCTTAAGGTCAACTTCGGCTTCACCTATTTTTACGTCATCATCAAATAATTCAAATTCTTGATACAGTTCGTTCGTTTTATATCTCATCGTCCCTCATCTCCCCCCGTATACGATGCAGGAAGTGGCATCCACGCAATTACATCTGCATTCATGTACCAACTTTGACAATCACCATCACCATTCGTACATTCTTCGTACCAACCCTCTAAGCAATAGTAATCATCTAATTCTTCATTATATTCTTCACAACTATCATCTGGTAAATCTGTCCACTTATCTTCAATCTTAATAGTAAATCTGGGAATCCAGCATCCAATAGTTTGAAAATATCTATATCCATCTGGCCACGCTTTACCACGACATTGCATAATAACTTTTACGTTAGGATCTGGCATTGTTTCTGGTGTGCAAGGAATCCATTTTTCTTCTGACAAATCGCATGGTTCTAACTGCTTTCTTGTTTCATAATGATAGCTTTCACACTCTTCCTTCCAACAATCTGTGTTACAATGATTAGTGTTTGAACGCTTAACTCCTAAATAACCCAAAATTATGGCACGTTCATTAGGACACATATTCATATAAGCCATTTTTTCTGATAAAGCATCTGCTATCTTTTTCAGTTTATCTTCAAGGTCTACGGTGGGCAGACTTCTCACGGTACTTGCGGTTGGATACTTGCCAGAGCGCCAACCATCTGACAACATCTTGATGACATCATCCTCGTTGATCGCTCTCATGCTTGTTCACCTTCTTCCCTCATATCAGCACCGCACATACAGCAAAATCTAGGTTTTTCATCATCATCAAACCATTGAATAGGATTTCCGCATATATTGCAATCTGCAATATTATGACCGTTATCATTTCGGTGATTTATCCATTGCCCCTTTTTCCGATTTAGTTCATAGACAGGCGCTTTCTCAATCGCATTATTTAACTTTTCCCATAGCCAACCAGCATCTATAGGCAGACCAGCAACAGACATTACTTCTACGGCATTACACATATCATTGTATAGCACCTCTGCATCAATCAACCACATCACGCTCACCTTCTTCCATCTTTGCGCCACAGTTCGGGCAGTAGTTTGAAGTTTGACTATCTGCCCACCAGCTGTAAACACTCCTGCATTCGCTGCATTTATAGCAGTCTCCGATAAATATCCACTTCCCTTTCTTTCGCTCTGGTTCAACTTCTATAGATACGTGTCTACCGTCAATAGAAACTCTGTACAAACCGCTCTTACGAAACACAATTCCATATCCCACATCGAAAGTAGTATAAGTATATGTCTTGTTTTCAAACGTTATCGGCTCATCAACACCAACCGATATAGGCTCTCCACCTACAAATTCAGCCATTCTACTCACCTTCTCTCCTATATGGCTCTGGCAGTGGCATCCATGCAATCACATAACTATTACAACGCCCAAGCACATCACTTACAAACGCAGGATTTTCATGATAATGTGGATTTCCAAGCGTATATTCCATGATGGTTATACAGTCTTCTGTTTGCACTAAATAGTGTCCACCCTTTTTTGGCGGCCTCTCACTACACGGAATCCACCGCTGCTCTGGCTGTGCGGACGGAATCTTATCCAGATCGCATTTGACAGTTGTCAAAGCACAGTTAAAACCATTCGAGTGCATCCAATGCCCAAATTGTGAAATATCAGGATCGTCCATATAAGCTATGAATTTTCCGTGCGCTTCATACGCATCTGGATTTGTGTTGACCGTTTCTTTTCGGAGACAGTATTCAACGGCACTTCTCGGGATCGTGTCTTTTGTAAAGTCATCCATCACTTGTCACCTTCTTCCCTATACGGTTCTGGCAATGCACCGTCTTTGTACATCCACCAGTAGACACTCTTATATGTATTTTTCTTCCACTGCCACCGATGAATGTTTTCTTCGCCATTGATGTGACCGAAGCCTCTGTATGTTCCGAAGTCCCATGTGCCTTTTAACCCCTTGACAATAACCACTTTGCCTTCTTCGGGTAGCGTGTCTTTTGTCACCGGAATCCACCGATGTTCTGGCTGTGCGGATGACACATCATCAAGACAGTCAACACATTTGTCGTGGAAGTCAGAAAAAGATTCCCCATCTTCCCATATAACCCTTGCTACCTTCAGTTTTGCCGCCTGTCTACTAATAGCATCATCTTTCATAATGATCCTCTATCCTTCTTTTGCAACGTGTACATGGAGATGGATATCCGTATTCAACTTCATTTTCCCATTTACCCAAGTGCTTACATCCTTCACAGGTTTCTAGCTGTGCGGTAGGCATATCCTTGATAGTTTGCTCAATCCTTATCATATTCCAACATCCAATATCCATCAGCACGATTTATATTTTTATTGAGCAATTCGTCAGCGTCTATTGGCCTCATTCTTCGCCCTCCTGTCTAATGTATCCGCAATTCGTGACAGCTGATACGCGATATTTCTCAAATCTGTATGGTAATCGTGTCCATTCGGAATGCTCAGTATTATCGCCAAAGATACCATCGCACCAGCAATGAATATCATCCCCTCCACTTCTGTTCACCTTCTTCTCTGTACGGCTCTGGCAGTGGCATCCATGCTAATACTGCTTTGTTTGTAAGTGCGCCAAATTCTGACCACCATTCAATCTTTCCGCTTCTTGGATCAGCAGACCTTTTTGCTTTGATTACCTTCTGTTCGTAACCTTTAATTTTAAAAGGCTCCTTAGTGATAAGCACATCATGTCCTTCTTCAGGCAACCTTTCAGCACATGGAATCCACCGCTGTTTCGGCGTGACGAACGGTAATTCATTTAACGCCTTACAAATTTCATCTGTATACAAAAATTCCGCATGATTTGGTCTATCCAGAATTTCCATCAGTGCATCAATTGCCGCATTTCTGCTCACCGCATTCTCGCACGTTTCTGGCTGTTCCTCTTCGCACAATTTCAGAAAATCAAGCTTCGACTTCTCTTTTATGTCCAATGTCCCCAATTCGTGTGTATAAACTGGTCTGTCATACAGTTCATCGAGATATTGATAAAACACATCTAACTTTTTGCCTTCAAGCATACAGATCCCAGTATGTGCCATAACGATGGCCTTTTCTCTATCAGTCATTTGACACCTTCTTCCCAGTATGGTTGTTGTACACTAACGAAATAACCGCTTCCATTATATCACCGACCGTATCCTGAAAAATTGGATGATCGATTTCGCAACCCCAGATGTGACCAAACATATCCTGTAACTCATTTTCAAATTCTTCTCGTGTTAATCGTGCGGATGGTAGTTCAGATAATATATCCTCTATGCTAGAAGATATAGTTTGACCATCACTTTTAAAATCAAGAATTGCATCATAATTTTTATGTACTGCATCAATTGCCTCTTGTAAATAGATCGTATCATCCATTCGATCTATCTTCTCTGTATGTTTCATTGTATCTACGACTCCATACCTTGTTTTAGGCTCAAGAGCAATAATGGGCGCTTGGAAATATCCGTCATCACCGTGCAAAAAATTTTTTTTGCTATATTGATCACCTTTTTCTTTCCCCTCTTAATAACTATCCCCAACTCTGTATTTCCAAATCACGGTTTTATAAAAATCCCAATTGGTTTTTACCATTTCTAATGAAACTGTTCTCCAAGAAACACCATGTTGCGATTCATTATGTTCTCGTTCCATAATATCAGTAATTTCTTTTACGATTTTCATCGCTTCTTCATCAGAATTTACATCATAAATTGTAAACTCAAACCCAAACCCATTATCAATTCCTTTATAATAAATATCTATATTATCATTTACTTTAATTCGTAATTCTATAGGTATTGTTAAATCTTTAGGAATATAAAATTTAATAGCACTCATTGTTTACCTCAAATTCTCATTGTACACTATTTCATCATTGGTAATAATAGATCTTACCATCCAATCATAACCACAAAAACCACGATTAGATTTTCTTAATTTATTCGCTTCTTTAGCATCAATAATTCTACAAGTAATACAAGCAGTCCATCCATCGTTCCATCCATAATAAAATGATTTTCCATTTAATTCTTCACATCTTTTTTTACCAATCTGTCTATCTGTCTTAGTAATGATATGAATATCTTTTTCCCCAGACCATCTACCATTCCAACTACCACAATTAGGCATTGATAATTCAAAACAAAGAATCATTTCTTCTCCTCATATGTCTCAATTGTTGTACCATAATAGTGCTTATCAGGATATGATCTTTCCACAATGATATGATAATCAGTAATATCATCTTTTACGAAACTATGAACCATTAAAAGATCATCACGGTCTAAGAAGAATATACAATGTTTTACAATCCACCAAAGTATTTTACTCATCATCTATCTCCGTCATTTTTGCACCACAATAGGGGCATTCCTTTTCTAATGGCTTTGGATGTTCTACACCATAACATCTACCATTACCACAATGAGTACATTCATAATATGGATCACCACCCGGAGTACATACACCACGGATTCGAATCCATTTCGCTTTCAAATCAGATTCAACAATAGGACAGGAATCAGGACAAGCAATATATAATCCAGAGTGCGCACTAATTAATTCCTTTGTTACTGCACATTGAATAGAGTCATCAAACGGATTCCATTTTGCTAAATAGCACATATCACACGAAGATGGTTTGTCTAATCCTCTTATAAAAACTGACATTATATAACTCCTTTCCTGTTGTAGTAAATTGGGAATGTGAGATTCGGACTCACGACACACGGCTTATAAGGCCGCCGCTCTAACCGACTGAGCTAATTCCCACTGGCGGGGCCTGAAGGATTTGAACCATCGCACGACTTTCATCGCCTAGCTGATTTCAAGTCAGCCCTCTTCAACCACTTGAGTAAGACCCCAGAATTGCCAACCGTGGAATTGAACCACGACCTCTTCCGTTATAGCTGGAGTGTGCTATCCTTTACACCAATTGGCGTTTGCCTTCCATATCCTCACAACTGTTCGTGTGTTGATCAGACACAACCCTCGTACCTACACTCTTGCTAAAACCCGCCTTGTTGACTCTACTTTTTGAAAGGCACTATAATAAAGGATCCTTATTAACTAATTAAGGCCATTCACCTAATGGCTTACCTACATTAGCCACATCAGTACAGAAATGCACTGGAATATTTTCAAATATTTCTTTTGCAATATCCTGATACAAAGTGGATCTCATTCCATTAATATCACCAAGATTGTCATTATAATACTGAACCACCTGATTCCTAAATACAACAAAATCCATTTGCATTGCATAAGGATTATCTACCGAATGAAAATAAGATACAATAGGATTATTCTTAAAAGCTGCCTGAATAAGTTCAAATGGACTCATTTCATTTGTGGGATTAGCAGGAATAACAATAATCTTAATACAAACATTTCCGAAATATTTCTCAGAGGGGAGAAGCTGTGTTAATGCATCTGCTTTTTCACTACCAGTCACATACAACTTGATCTCATCTGTATTTTCATTAAAAACAATTTTAATATCAGGATCTTCCTTAAACAACTCTTCTAACTCGTTATAATACTCACACCAAGGTGGTGACAAATTCAATTCATTACTATTTCTAACTTCTTCGTCCATAGTTTTTAATCTCCTTACTTATTATTTAAACCATAACTCTATTTATCTTTGCGGTTATTTGTCGTTTGGTGGAAATCATTTTCTTTTTTTGAGTCATGATTTAGAGCCGCCAGAGGGACTTGAACCCCCAACCTGCTGATTACAAATCAGCTGCTCTACCAATTGAGCCATGACGGCAAATGGATGGCCTGATTACCCATCCTGCAGCAGTTTGCTCCTGCTTGCCAAGTTAAAGCTGAGAATAATAAAACGAGTTTATATAATACAACACCCATCATCAAAAAAACTTACCTACTTGTTAGAAGTAACTCGTTTTCCGCTTCAGCTTATCTGAAAGGACTTTTTATCAACCGAGAATATTTGAAGAGTTCATATGGGATTCGAACCCACTTAGTTAGATTTACAGTCTAGTGATAAACCAAATATCGAAGTAACTCTTCAGGCCGCTTCGGTTATATTAATATTCATGTTAATAGCCGAGAATAATGATAGGGTTTTATACCTTGGGATTCGAACCCAAATAATCCAATTACCAATTAGAAGCATTACCATTATGCGAAGTAACCCTAACAACCGCTTCAGCTATATAATTTATCATCATAATAGACGAGAATAAGATAACAGTTTTTTAGTATCTTTCAATTGGAATCGAACCAATAATAGTTTTCTTAAAAGGAAAATGACTTAACCGTTTGTCTATAAAAGAGAAGTAACTGTTATAACCGCTTCGCCTATATTTTATTACTGTTTATTTCGTTTTCTATTATCTTTTTCTTGATCTTTCTGATCCCATAACTTGATCATAGCATCAGCAAAAACAAGTTCTTTACCAGTCCAACCATACATAATGTTTGTTCTATATCCGTATTCAGGAACCAATACATTACTGTATCCCGCAGTTTGTACACAGAACACATTTACTTTAGGATTAACTTTGTTTCTGTATTCCTGAATAAGTTTGGCTACATCAATGTAAGTTATTCCACAGCAAAAACCAGCTTCTCTATATTCACGCTCACCTTGAAGTGTTCCATAAAGCCCACCATGACCAGCTTGCATATCTGAATAGATAAAGATATTATCCCAATGTTCTTTCTTTTTGATGGCGTCTCTAAAGAAAATCCAAACACCATTTTCTGTACCGCCACCGACATCTCTACTCCGTCCACTGGTAATTTTTTCAGCCTGTGTTAATACACCATTCCGTTTGGAAATGGGCGTAATAATTAACTCATCCCCAAACTTACCAACATACCCCTCGTCGCTATTCTTGGCAGTAATAACAGAACTTAGATTATCAATCTCCGCAACAGTCACGCTACCATACTCAGAATTAAAAGCGCCCCATGCAGATCCGCTATTATCAGAAAGACACATTGTCTTACCTTTTAGCTTCGGCATATTATCACAAGCAATATCAATACATTCTTCCAAAGCATCAAGTACTATGGGCTTATGATATATGTCTGCCTTTTCAAGCATTTTATATGCAGACCAATAACGGAAAGGGAACTGCTTTCCATTGATTACACCTTTCTTCAGATAATCAAGGATTCTTTTACATAAATCAGCATCCAAAATCTCTGTAAAGATATTCCTTAAATTACGAAGGAGGCTCATGTGATTAAGAACTTTGGCATCCCAAATCTCTCTCCAAGTTTTTCCTGCGGATTTTAATCTTTCCCACGTTGACTCATTATCTTCTACTTTAATTGTACCAGTGGTCATTAATTCATCAATCACTGAATTATTTGCATGACAAATTCTTACGGTATCAATCATGCCCACGTTTGCGTTTTTATATTTCGCCAGTTCATATCTGGTTCCATTCTTCAAACGCTTTGCCCAAGATCTTTTTAAAATAGAAGGAATATGATTCTTCTTTCCGTTTCTATACAGCCAATAAGTAAGCTGAGAACTAGGTTCGTCTGCTCTACTCATTACCTGATAATTAATTTCAGAGAAAAGACCGGGATGTTCTTCGTCAAACTGTACTCTCTTTGGATGCATTGCAGCACGAACCATAATCACTTGCGGATTCAACCGCATATAATAATCTTTTCGTAATTCCAAAGCCCAACGAATGGTAGCTTCAAAATCTGCATCCAGAGCGTCATCAATAACTGTTTCCATTACTTCAGAAGTCTTTTTACCATTCCACTGATCACCAATTACAGCATAATCAGCAAAGGTTCTATTCAATGTAAAAATACCATCAAGGACTCCTTTTTGGGCAAATTCACCAGTTCTATAATACTGAGGTTCGCCCATGATCGAGGATGCTGTAACCATTTTCATTGTTTCCACGGGAGAAAGTCCATAAGATATACCCCCCATATAATTGGTTTGGGCCTTTTTTGTTTCTGTAGTTCTCTTTTCTGTTACCGCTCTAGCCATTCTACTCATATTATTTTCTCCTTTTAAATTCGTGAATATTTAAGAGTGCTTAAAAATATATGTAGGGAAGATTTCAAGTCTTTTCTTTATAATTGAAGTAACACTCTTACCGCTACGAATTGAGACATATGTTCGCCTCACACTGGGCTAACTGGATTCGAACCAGCGAATGCAGGAGTCAAAGTCCTGTGCCTTACCGCTTGGCGATAGCCCATCGTTCTATGTATATTCTAATCTTAAACCCTTAACTCTTACTACATCATGGATTATATCATATTACCCAAGCCTTTGTCAATAGCTTTTTTCTCACTAAATGTATTTTCTATTCTTTAGCCCCGGCTTTAAACCGGGTACTTAAATCAAATAACTTCTATACTGTCGTAAAAAATCCCATCTAAAGCGGCTTATATTATATTGATTTTTTACTTTATCATACAATTCCTGTGTAGCAATTACTGTATATGGCTGTATATTATTTTGCTTTGCCAAACAATTAATATAATGAACTATACCAGCGGTTACAATATCTGTTACAGAACAATTATATTCCATTTCTTTTAATGCTTTAACCACCTGCGCATAGATCTTTTTGTATCTTATAATAGGATCAGTTGAAGAATCCTTCTGATAAAAATCTTTTAAGATCCGACCATTATCAATAAGATCTCTCGTAGAATGGCCCCAGGGTACAGAGTCTTCTTCTTTTGCTTGATGGATCACTTTCAATAATTCATCAGAAATTGTAACTGTCCTGTCAATCAATTTCAATTCATGTCCATTAATATCCTCTTCTTTTGCATCAAGAAGATCCCGAAAATTATTTTTGCCGCCAACTTCAAATAGCATCAGCATAACATATTTCATTCTTGCTGTTCGAAGTTCTTTAAGATGCAACAGAAAATCTTCACGAGTAATAAGCTGATCTTTGATTCCTTTTTCAGTAAGAATATTTTCAATTTCTGTACTGTTTATTCTGCGGGCTTCATTTACTTTACAGTATCCTTTCTGGATGCACCAATCTATATAAATTGTAATTATGTTTTTGTACTTTTCTATGGTATAAAAGCGTTTACTTTCTGTAGTCTGAAGAAGAAATAATATTTCTTCTTTTGAAAAATCACATACGTCTTTTTCAAACAATTCCTCAATTTCAGAAATAGAACGGAACAAAGAATCAGTTAAGTCATTACGGTTTATATCCGAATTTATAAAATCATTTTTTCTATCTTCGTTATACACCGTTTACCTTCTTTCTTAATTCTATCTTATTATATTCTATTTGCTGTTTAATAAAATCAGTTTCTTCTTGATCGTTATACTTTGTTAGCCTAATAGGGAAAGACATGTCTTTAATTTTATTTTTCAGAGCATCTGACATTTCCTGAATAGCAAGTATCAACTCAAGACCATCAATTACAAATAGTTTATCTTTTAATTCTTTTATAACAAATTGGTTTTCTGACTCATAGTATTCAAATTTTATCAATTCAGAAAAAATATTTGCAGTAATTATAGGCGCTTTAAAACTATCATCGCCAATACTCTTTATAATTAAACGAATCGACTCTCTTAAGTAATGATAATAATAATCATTACCATCTTTCTTCCCTATTAATTGTGTCATCTTATTGATATTATTTGAAAGGCAATCATGTTCAACCAATGTCAGAAGTGTACTGTAATCAACTTTCCCTATCCATTCTTTCTCAGATACCTGCACACAATTTATTTTTACAGGTAAGTAATCCATAGATACTTCATAGCAAATATTTTGCTTTGCATTAATTTCTTCTTCAGAAAATAAATTTGTTACCCAATGTGTGCCGCAAGCAAAATCCGTTCCATTAGCCAACATAAAAATCTCATCTTCAGTAGCTTTAAAGAACTCTCTTGTTGCTAAACGTATGGATTCTTTTAAAGGTAAGTTGTAATTTTTGACACAATAAAAGCCTATCTTCCTTTGAGCCGACATATCCATCTTAATACTATCCAAGTATTTTGCATATTCGCTCAGACATTCGGTAAACATAAAGCCCTCCTTTCAGTCTACTTTATATTATCATACTTCCGTTTTTTTGTCAAGCGATCTACATAGTATTTTCTATTCTATTTTATCTTAAAGAGGTGATGAAATTGTTTCAACCTCATCACCTCTTTTATTATTACTTAAAAAACAAAATCAGCTTTTTCTTCTCTTTCAACGGAATCCGTCAAATATTTTGTCAGATCCTGAATCATGGCATCATATCTGTTCTGCACGGCCTCCTTTCTTGCAGAACCAGATCCAACATAAGTTACATACTGTTCTACAAGATCATATCGCCCATCACAGAAGAAATCCTGAATCCATTTAATCAGTGTCTCTTTCTCTACAAAACCATCTTTCAGCACCTTATTAATTACAGGAACAAGACTAAGAAGATGAATTCTGGTCACAATCCGTTTCTGTACCTTCTTCTTAAAGCAACCCACATAAGCTTCATAAATAATATCATAAATCTTATTCAACTGATCTACATCATCCTGAGACAGTTCAGCGTCATTCATAACTTCACGGACTGTCTTAGTACTAAGATCCGTTTCCTCATTATTAATAAGTACATAAGACTTCATTACAATCTCTTCATTTGCATACTTAGCCATGGCTGCCTGAGTAAAAGTAGAAGTAAACAACTGATGCTGACCGATTTCTTTTACCTTGTCAAAAGATTTTGCTTTAACTCTCGTCAACTCAATTCCAGACAACGGCTTACCATTATTTAGTCTAAAAAACAGTTCGTTTACTTCTTCATCAGTAAGGCCAGAGAAAGACCATACCTTTACCTGATACTGATCAATGAGATCTTTTACCTCTTCAGGCAATTCAGAATATCTAAAACCTTCAAGTCCCATTTCTTCTGTCCCATGGTCTGTATCAAAAGTGATATCTGGAACTTTAGTCAAAGCAAACTCATCATTTCTAAACGCTGCGATAGTAGTTAATCTCTGTTTTCCATCAAGAACATCATAAATACCATCTTCTCTTGTGGTAATAATCGGAGGCATAGGGAATCCGTACAGCATCGAATGAATCAGCAAAGATTTCTGTTCCCGATTCCAAGCAAGTCCTCTCTGTACTTCATTCTCTACAGTGATTTTATTATTCTTAAGCATAGTCATAATCTGTTTCGCGGTCCAGCTTTTAGAATCAAGATCAAACATTATATATTCTCCTTTAGTATTGTATTATTAGTTGTTTTGAGGAACCCATAGCCAGTTAACTTCGGCTATATATCCTGTTTTACCTTTGCGTTCGCCAGTTAGATATATGAAACGACAATCGTATCCTTTGTATCCTATTTCTATAATTTCTACTTTGTTTCCCGATCTAGTGTAAGCAATATCACCTACATGATACTCTTCAGGAATTTTCTGTGTCAAACCCTTTTTACACATATCTAATCTCCAATTACATTCTGTTTACATCCATCAAAATACTAATCATTTCATTTGTCCTCCTTCCACAGTACGCTTTCATCAAATTGTTCTCCACATTCATCACAATAGAACAACCATTCTCCAGTATGTTCATATTTAACAGATCGAAGTTTGTGACCAATTGTACCATTGTCACGAAGATAAAACACTGTTCCATAATTCCCAATAGCTTCAGCCACAATCCTACCACCACATTTTGGACACCTATTTTTAACTTTCATTTTGCTTCTCCGTTACAGTCTCATACATAATCTCATTAATATCTTGAGTTAATCAATCAATAGCCAAATGGATGCTCAACATCCCACTCTGCAGCGGCTTTATTTTGCTCTTCCAAAAGCTTGTTCCAAATTTCCATATATTCAGTTGGCGTAAGATCATCTGGCATATCTTCCCAGCTTGAACCCGGATCCGTTTTCGCATAATGCCTGAACATTTTCAGATCATCTTCCGCTGTCTTAATATCCATTGGTTCAACCGTTCTAGCTTCCAAAAACAAATTATTTACAAAATCGAATTTATTCATTGTTTTACTCCCCTTTCTGATTTTTTCCACTTCTTTATAAAAATCTTCCCATGAGTTAAATTGCATATTATTTACGCCATACTTTTTTATTATTTTTTTTACATCATCCCAAGATGAAATTGATTTTGGCATAGATATCGCTTCAGGCGTTTTACCAATTCCTCCCGGGCCATAATAAAAATAATTACCACTCATTATTATCACCTCACGGTTTAATCAAATGTTTATCAATAACAAACTCTCGAATCTTACACCATTCCTTTAATGGGATACCTCCACAATCATACTTCTCTTCTAAGTTGTAATAACACTGACGGAAATAACGGTCATCGTGCCATTCAGGGAAAATATCTTTTATATCCCATTCAAGGTTTCTATTAATTCTCCACTGTGTAAATTTATTCCAATCACATTCATATCCTCTATTTTTTATTTCTTTATAAACGTGCCATGCGAAGACATTGAACTGTGCCTCTGGGTAATCAAGAACTTTATTTACAAGGATATGATTAGGAGAACTCTTGATTGCAATTGCCTTTGCTATAGCGCAACACTCTTTCCATTGAGAAATCAACTGTTTCCTAGGAAGAATTGGAATTAAATCTTTATGCCATAATCTCATTTTTCTTTCCTTCTTTCAAATGTTTAATTCAGAAGTCATAAACTCAATAGCTTCTTTCCTTGCATCATTTCTTTGAGTAATATAAATACTTGTGGTAGAAATACTTGCGTGGCCCACTGCTTTCCGTGTTGCTTCAATATCGCCACTACTAGCTTCATAATACAATGAAGTAAAAGCAGCTCTTAATTTATGAGGACTGATTTCATAACCAAGCTAAGCATAAACTGTCAACACTCAAACAAATGAATACCAATCACAATAAAGCTTAAGACAATTTCGATATTAGACTTCATATATAATTACTCCTTTTTTTAAAAATACGTTTACAGTAAATTACTCATAATATCAGATGCCTTTTTAGTTACATCAGCCTGACCACGAATATATCTTTCCGTAGTAGTAGGAGAATTATGTCCCATTGCTTTCTGTACGAAATAAATATCCTTTGTTGCCTCGTATAATTGCGTACCATACGTTGCACGAAGTTTATGAGGTGTAATATGTTTTCCGTTAATATCACAAGCATACTTGGTTACAATTGCACAAAGACCATCATCTTTCAACCTATCACCATACTGATTCAGAAACAAAGCAGAAGTCTGTTTACCGTTTAAAACTGCGTCTCTACGCTTAAGCCATTCAACAATAGCGTCTTCGGTTCCTTTATTCAACTGATAATCTTTTACCTTCCCGCCTTTATCTGTAACCCAAAGTATATGTCTCTCTAAATCTACATTCTCTACGTCCAAACTTTGCATAGCTGATCTTCTAATACCAGTAGTAAGAAATACAAGAATAATAGCATAGTCTCTTTCTTTCATACGCATTTGACAGCGTTTAGCGTTTTCACTACCAACCCCCTCTTTAACGGAGGTAAGATATACTTTCAATTCTTCTTTTGTCAAAAAGCTTTTTGCTCTTTTTTCAATAGTCTTTTGGCTTTCAATAGGTTTTGGACGAGCAATAGAATCCATATAATTAGTTGGCAAAATATTAACTTTAACTAAATATTCATTATACAACTTAAGAGCATGATATTGTTGAATCATAAAGCTGCTTGTTTTAGCTTCACCATTTTCATCATAAGCGGTACTACTCATAAAATAAGTAAAATCATCAAACCCCAATTCATTTGGCTTCTTATGTAAATCATGTAAAAGTCTATCTGCAATGGCGATATAACGATATACAGTATTCAAAGATTTATTAATGCGAAGATAATTATAAAATCCTCTTACATCAGGATGCGAAAGTAAATAATTTTCAATAGTATTAATACGATCATTTTTCATTTCGTTGTAACCAGTCATTATTCGGCCTCCTTAATTTTTTCTTCGCTTTGCCTTGCGCTCTTCTTCTTTTTTCTTATCACGCTCTATTTTCTCTTTATTATATTTCGCACTAGAATATTGTAAAGCTGAAATTTCAGGATGAACAAGACCCAATCTGCCAAAAATTTCGTATTCGATGACAACACTATTAAGATGTTCTTTATCTGTTCCACTAAAAAATTCACGATATCCTTTACAATAAACCAATGAAAGCCTACTAATAATCGAATCAATAACGCTAGTTACTCTTCGATAATCTCTATATTTATCATCCCAATTCGGCAATTCATTATATTCCCAAAATTTATTTCGGAAATCATCTAATATATTTCTAATAAGTCTTACATACGGATCTACCTCTTCTTGCATTGAACGTAATTTTATATCTTTTCTAATTTTATCTTCCCAATCTGGATCATATGGAAATAAATTATAAGGATCCATTTTCTTTTTCAACTTCTTATCTTTAGAATACTGATAAGCTTTAAGCTGGCGGGGCTGTTCTTTTTCAATTTTTGCATTTGTTCGAATATTAACTTCTGCCTGAAATCCCAAATCTTTTGTTAAATCTTCTAAAACTTTTAATGCTTCTTTATATTCCATCATAGCCTGAATTACATAAGGCTTCATTTCATCGCAACAATTTGGTTCAGTATTCCAAACATTGGCATTACAAAAATTATTTTTTTCTACCTCTTTTCTGCGTTTAACTTCTTCGTCCCACTCATTTTCCTTCTTTCTTTTTTCTTCCTCAATAAGCTTGGGAGAAGCGCTCAACAAATGATGTCCTTTCCCATAAATCTGATCCAGTTCCATTACATATCTATAATATGCAGTTTCTCTTTTTTCCCGATCTTTAATTTTCTCAATTTCTTCAAGTCTATGGATAATCGTATCAAGATTATCCATAGTTCTCAGATATGATTGATAATCATAAGAAAAATATGCGTATCCATATTCAAATACATGATTGGATCTATTAATATAATGATGAGCAGGAATCATTAAAATATATAAGCATATTAATCCAATAATATAAATATATCCACCATTAAACAGTGGCATAACGATCCCTAACCCAATCCAAAGTGGAGCATAAAAAGTCAAAACATACATTACTTTTAGAATTGGCTCTTTAGACAAAGCATTTCCAATTTTAGCATCTTTTAAAAATCTACTAGTAAAAATAGGAAGATTATGACCATATTCTTTTTCACCCTGACTAACAAAATTATCTTTCTTAGTCAATTCCTTACTCATCTCTGCCCTCCTTTCCTACACTCACACATTAGTCTGCCTTGAATTATGATATTGGTTTCCATATTCATAATTATAGCCGTTCTCTTCTTCACTCTTCACCCAACGACATTACCGCTCATTGTTTTCCAGAACTCGTTACCTTTATATTCCTTGAATCCATGTACCTTCTTGCATACAGGACACCATAGATCCTTAATATGTCCCTTTTCTCTCTGCCTATACATTCTTGGTAAAGGCATTACGGTTTCACATCCAAGACCAACAAAACGAGATGACTTATAAATATTGTTTCTTCTTTGCATTTTATTACCTTCTTTCCTCATTATAAAGTATTCCATCTTCTCTGTCAAACAACTCGTTAAACCACTTAAGTTCCTCATTCTCAAAGAAACTATCAATACGAATATTATCTCTAATCTCTTTTAGCTTCTCAAATAGTTCTGCTTCATCCTGTGTTTCAGTCCGATTCCAATCAACCCATACAGTTTCAAATGTGTTGTTATCTTCACACCTCATATAAATATCAAACCGCTTTCCATCTTCATCGTGCCATTTATTAATAGCAATAACAATCTCTCTATCAATTTCGCTTTCACCATCTACCTCATCACTCTGAAGTTCAGCAATGATATAATAGCCTACATAGTCTGTAATATTATTGGTATCACCAAGATCAACGGCATCAGAAGCAATCTGTCTTAAGGTCGCATCAGAGTAATCAATAAGTTCCAGTTTATTAATATTCATTTTAATCTCCTTTTTTAACTGCACTTTTTCAAGAATGACTCTATCGCTTTTAAAAGTTCAATTATATCTTCTTTGTTTGAATAAGTACTAATTCTTTCTGCGAACTCAAGACAATTGTTAAAATATGGATTTTTTATCCTTTCCTTAAAAACTCTCAATGCTTGTTCAGTTTCTTTAAAATCTATTGTATCAATTCTAAGTTCCATATTTTCATTGCCAGATATAAATGTTTTTAAATATTCCTTATCTTCATCATTAATTTCTTTATCAATATAATCAATTGGGAATCCATAATAACTTGATATAGCATTCTTCATTTTATCAGAGATTTTTAGTTTTCGATTTTCCCATTTAGAAAGTGAACTAATATCTCTTTCTAAAGGTTTAACAAAATCTTCTCCCTTAATTCCTGTCAGCAACCTCATGTATCGTAATCCAATCATTATCTGTTCTCCTTATATTTCATCTCCCTTACCATGGCTGAACTACAAACACATCGCCAATACTCTTATAATTCTCAATAGAACTCACATACATCCAACCTGAGATCATGTTACCATTTTCTTCGGTCTTCTTAATCCGTCCCTTTGTATCAGGGTACATTTCTGAAAGCTTTTCAATTGCTTCTTCGTAGCTTTTAGCTAATACGATACCCCTGTCACCATAATCTCTTTCGTATACCCATCCATATTCCTTCAACAACTCATTTAATGCAGTAATCATAATCATTCCTCCTCACAGACAGCAATAACAACACGGCTCTTCAATAATGCTGGTATCCATTGTGCATCTTATCTTATTACTCATCCAGAGATCTCCCTTATCTGATCATAAGTATTATCCAGTACTTCAATAATATTGTCCATAGTATCAATCATTTCCTGCATCGTATCCCCACGGTCACTATCTCTAATACCATCTGGCAGATTATCATAAGCTTCTTCTTCGTCATCGTTTGCTCTGGCTATAATTAACTTCGCTTCATAAATCATTTCTGCTGCCTGTCTCAGTTTATGTCTTCTATCTTTATTCATAAGTCCTCCTTTATAATCGACTTTTGACAATTAGCGTCCGTTGGATTAAATATTTAAACGAATATATCTTCATATCCGTCTTCAGGATTGCAGATCAATCTGCCTTTCCAATCTTCAATAATCACTTCACAACCTATCCAATCTATAATTGTTGTTTCAGGATGTTCTCCATCTACATATTCAAACAATCTATCTGCAATTGTTTTATTCCCTCTAGCAATACGCAGAAAATCTTTTGCATTGTACCAATCTGTATTACCAAATGCTACTTCATCATCTGGTGCATAACATGGTGATGACAAGTTATTGTAATATGCGTTCCAGTTCTTATAGATATGCCATCCATCGCCATAGTAGGCTTCCTTCTGAAACCCATCCAATGTTAAGCGACCAACTGTTTTAGGCAGTTCCTTCATAAATCGACTTCCTTTCTTCGAATGAAATTGTGAACAAAGTGTGAAATTTGGATCGAATGGGTGTACTATAGATTTAACTATATTAATGATGTTTTTAGGTACGTTTATTGATTCGAAATTCAAAGCCCTTATTTTACTTGGCTTCCGGGGCTTTAAACTCATTTATTTTCGTTTTTGCAAAAGTGCAATATTTGCACTTTGAAAATTAATACGACTATATTTTAACCTTTTATTCAACTTACTCATTTCCTTAATACTTATATAAAGAAATCTACCCATAACCTTTTCGGTTGATAAAGTTATCGACCATACCCCTTTATCCTTTCTCCTTACAATTCCTGTAGTAAGAATTAAGCATAGAATTGATCTCTGTACTCTTTAACCTCTCTATTAATTCATCTTGTTCAGCAATGCCTGAAGACCTTCCAGTTCCTTACCACTAAGTGTGATTCCCTTGCGACATACTTCCTTCCCAGTATCATCTACCTTCCAGTACCTGAGATCATATTTTTCAGCGCCGCCATTCCATTTCATGTATCTCAACTTCATTTCCCAATCCTTGTCAGTGCAAACTGTTCCACACTCTTCCAGAACTTCATAGGTAAAATCATTATTCTTTTCTGTAGTCTTTTTAAATGCCATATTATTTATTCTCCTTTTTTTCATCTTCATTATCTTTAAGTCCGGCACTACTCATAATCCAAAATGCAATTCCAAAGAGCAATCCTGATACAAAAGTGCAACCAAATGTATTTTCATTTGGTTCAGCCATAACACTAATCCACAATAATGATGCGGCGAAAAATACAACAACAAAGGTTAATGCACAATAAATTATTCTATTCATTTATTCCTCCTCAGTGATAGTCCTCAGTGATAGTAGGAAATAATTCAGAATTTCCTTCGGGCCATAGATGATTTGCCTTTTCAACAGCTTCGTCTTCATTCTTTGCAAATACATCAATAACGACTACATAAGTTAATCTGTACTTTTTATTTTCTTTTTCTAGTTCTTCCATCAGATAATAATCAGCGCCACCTTTATATTTCTGATCAAGGATATTTCTGATAATGTCTTCTTTGGTAATATTGTAGTCTACTTTCTGATATACCATAGATCCGTAAGGATCTTCACAATAACAAACAATATATTTACCTTCTGGAATTTTATAATCAAATTCTCTTATATGATCTTTTCTTTCTAAACATTGTTCGTGGAACATATCCTTAGATCTATTACAAGGTACATATCCTATAATTTCAGCGTCTGGATAAGCGTCATAAAAATCAGCATCATCCCTTCCGTCCCAAAAATAATATTCATTATTACTTGCTTTAAATAAAATTCTATCATTTTCGTGAGTCATTTTCCTTACCTCCTTAATTATAATTACACACAATTGATTCCAAATTATCTTCAATATTGATTAGTTCGTATGCAAATTCAATCCATTCTCTTGTACAGATAAACTGAATTAAAGAAGGATCCTCAACAAGACTATTCCTTGAAAAACTTGTTATATGATTTTTTAATCCATGATGTTTATGGCAAAGCCAAAAATCAATCATAGTTTTATGATCATAACCCTGCATAATTTCTACATAATATTCGTCAGCAACATCAATTCGTTTTACTTCACCCTCATTCGGCAGATCAATCTTATACTTATCGTTCATTTTTATCTCCTTTCTTTTCCTTTTCATTATATTAATTAATCATACCAACAGTACAAATTTTCAATATCGAATTCATCTGCATATCTAAAAAGATCGGTAAAATCCTTTATCGTTTCCATATCTTTTTCAGCATATGTGCCATCTACACCCTCAATAGACACTCTATAATCATGTCTTTCAGGCGAGACTACATATCCATACGCTGTGAAGCCGGGATGATCTACCATGAAATCATAGATGTCTTTAATACAAGGAGCGTCGTTCTGCTGTTCTTCTGGATCTGCAAAATGTTCATCTAAAAGAGCCTTTAAAGTATCTACATTCATTTCTTTAAAATGATAAATACCACCCCACCTATATTTTTCAATATCTGCCTCTCCAGAAATAAGTTCGTCTCTTTTTTCCCAATCTTTGTTGTATTCAAATTCCATTTTATTACTCCTTTCTAGTATAATTTATTAGTTGTTATTATTATCAATACCATTCCTGATAAAAGAAAGCATTACTCTTTGTCCATCTAGGTTTTCTGAATTTATATCCATACTTTCTGCACATCTTACTGATCTCGTTCAGCATATCATCACTAAGACTGTGCATCCCACAATTCTGAATTTCTTTCGTGGTTTCTTCGAAGTACATATCATAAATCTTTTCCTGAAGTTCGTAAAACTTACGCCAGTAAGCCACTTCTTTTTGCTTGTATACAATAAGATGCCTCGGCTTATTTACGATATAATTCTCAAATTCTTCGTTAGTAAAATTAACAATAATTTTCTTTTTACGGTAATCGCTAGATCCATACTCATATTCAATATCAGCAGTATTACGATAAGAAGCTCGGAATAAATAGTAATCATCAGGAATATTATGTTCCCTTTTTACCTTTTCCAGATCGCAGTATTTAATATTAACAGGAACAGTAATAGTATATGGAAGAAGATCTTCAATAAATTCTTCGTTTTTCTGATCAACTTCTTCCTTAATATAATAGGAGAAATCAGGAAGATCAGAGATCTCTTTATAACTCATATTATTCAGCATTGCAATTTCCTTCTTGGTCATCTTCTTAACTTCATACATCCACATATCAAGTCCCATATTATTCTCCTTTTATTGTTATTAAACATCACAACTAATACCGTAATAACAAATCCATTTTCCATTTACGTTGAATAAGCTATGCCAACTGGTAAACAACTGGCCTGTACAGTCATAAGGCGAAGGATAATAAAATAATTCTTCGTTTTCATGGAACCATTCTTCCGCATCAAATTTTGTTTTTACATATTCAGGACATTCGACCCTTAAGATATAACCATCAATTCCATAATCATGGATAATTCTTCTATCAGAAACAGTTTCCTTATTTCTTTTACGGATTTCTTCTTTAATCTGTCGAATGAACTGCTGAATAATTGGATTCATGGTGCGGTCTTTATTTATATATTCAGTTTTTAATATATGTAAAAATTCATATAAACGTCTTGTCGTATAATCTGAAAACATATTTATATAAGACCCCCTTTCTATTTAATTTTTCTTGTAATACTTTGTATCAAAAATCTTTTCAACCATACAGAACTGAATAATTTCAATAGAACTGTCAACATTTTTTGCAATCTCTCTGGTAAGTCGAACTAGATCCTGAATAAATTCCTTTGTCATCAATTCATTTTCTTCTAATTCATCAATATCTTTATCTGTAATAGATACGGCCTGTCTATAGCCAATATCTAACAGATGTGCGGTTGCCATTATGAATACATCTAAACGGTTGTTATCATAAATTTTCTTCAGATTCTTATACATCATTTTCTCCTTTTTAATCTTCAATTCTCTTATAAATTACCATTACTTTAGTAACGCCATGCGGCATTGGCATAGGCTTAATATCAATAATGTTCATCTCGTATTTTTCAAGAAACATATTAAGTTCCTTTGCGTGTATATCATCTTGTTCAACTTCAAATAACTTTACACGAATACCAGACATTTTGTAGTAACCATAATTCGTGTTATAATTTTCCATTTTTATTTACCTTTCTGGGAGACGGATTGTTAGTCCGTCTCCCTTGGTGTGTAAGATTAAGCGGCTTTAATCAATTCATAAGCCTTATCCATAAGTGCATGACCATCAATTACATTCATAAACAGATTCTCTTTGTAACTCTTAGTCAGTCGCAGTGGCTCAGAATGAGTTACAAAGTCACTGACTGCATTCAGGAATCTATAACCAGATTTTTCAATATCTCTCAGATCAGGTGCCTCCTGATAGCGATACATCAGTTCCGCTCTCTTCTCCGTGATATTCAGAATCTTTCTCTTCGTATCATTTTCTTCATCCATAGGGAGAAGCGCATCAATGAACTCTTTTACCTTGTCATCGGTCAGCTTCTTCAACTTCAGTTCTCCAAATTCTTCTTCCATTTTGTCCAGATAATTTTCTGCTCTGGAGAGAGTTTCATAAGCTTCCTGCAGCTTTCCCTGAACGTCTCCCTTGTGCATACAAGACCACGACCGGGATGCACCGTTCAATGCCATATTCAAGGTATTCTGGCAAACCACGCGAACATTTGTCAGTGCTACTTTAATGGCTCCAGTACCATCATGGCTGTTAGTGAACACCAGATACGGCAGAAACTGTTCATCGGTCATCATTCTACCTTCCATTTTTGCAAGCAACCAAACTCGCTTACCAGAGGAAAGAGAGCCAGCAGTTTCATACTTAACACCCTCGCCCAGAAGAGCATCTGTAAAGTCAAATGCTTCTTCGTTCTGGCAAATACGATAACGGTTAGTAACCATACCAAGAGGTTTATTATCAATATCTCTTACGTTAATTTTGAACCCCGGAATCAGAATGCCTGTCTCTTTATCTACCACATCATGCTGAATTACTTTCCAATCGAGTCCTGCCAACTTAATAGCATCTTTCGAAGTAGGGGCCTCCTGTACAATAATTCCCTGATTATGCCACGGTACTTCACGAACGCTGAACATATTTTCCACACAAGCTGCCATGATAATAATCTCCTTTTCTTTGTTTTATATATTGTTGTTTGTTTTGTTTGTTTGCTTTGTATTATCTACTCTATGAACAATTCAACTCATATCTGCTTTGTCTACACAAATCAACCTGTCTTCCGTCAAATCTTCATTGAATTCACTTTTCCAGAATTCATAGAGGATTCCCGTATTATCCCAATCGCAAATATCATGCCAGATAATTCCAGCACCATAATAACCGAAAATTAACGAGTGATTCTCAAAGAATTTCGTACATGCAATTCCATACCATCCAATAGGTTCTCCCTCTTTATATAGATCTTCAGGTGTATCAGCAGTAAAACCGATTTCCTTCTCGGGATGTTCCATTGCATAATCAATCAGTTCCTGTGGTGTAACAAATTTCCATTTAATAGCTCCCATTATTGTACCCCCTTAGAAGTAAGAATAGACGCTAACATCATGGTCAATCCATTTGTCAAAGGTCAGATTCAATTTCAATTTCTCTACCACGTTCTTAAGCAATCCCTTATCCATATAAGTGAGATCCAGAACTTCAACTTCAGGAACCATTTCCGTATATAGAATATGATCAATCTGATATGCGTTCTCTTCACCAATGTCATATCCGAAGAGTGTGTTCAACCAAGCGTAGCGATCAATATCAAACATGTCCAGACCCTCCATAAGATTCTTGATATAGAACTCACTTGCATCACTCTTCTCATCAATATCTGTTTCCCAAAAAATATCGTTATCGAGCAGTACACCAATAGCTTCTTCTCTTGTCATTGTTATAATGTTCTCCTTTCTTACTCACTCACTGCAAATGTCACCACAATACAAGCCACCAGATTTATTTGCTCTAGTCATAAGTCGCAGGAACAGCGCCATAAGATCCTTGAAGTTATCATCTTCAATGTAGTAGTCATAATTCTCTTCATCGCTAGGCAACATTTCAAGTTCGCCGTAAGGAATATCCTCGTCAGCTACACCAACTATGAACCAACTCATTAAAATATCTTCGTCATTGATCTGCCTTGCAATAAACTCCATTGCCTTGACCATCTTCATACGCTCTATGTTCTTGTTCATTCTTCGACCTCCCCAAAGATTTCTTCATATTCATCTACGTCCAAATATCTTTCTGCCCACTCTTTTGCTTTCTCAATTGTAAGCGGATAAATACGCTCACCGCTCTTCCAACAATTATTGCCACATAATTCTGCATATCCAGTTGCGGGGCCACCAAAAGCATACATAAAATACTCACCCGTTTTCTTTCTATACAGTTCTTCTTCCCAAAACGAGAAATCATTCCGTGAAGCATTAGAACAAGCATACCCTAATTTCGTTGCGGTTTCCGTATCGTACTTCTTTCCTTTGATAATTCGCTTCATATTATGCCGCTCCTTTCTTTACCTTAATTACTTTCTTATAAATCGTTACATCATAACCCATACTTTTTATCAATTCTGCATACCAATCTGTTCTTGCGTTTCGCTGATATGTATCCCTACTAGATGCCTTACCTACGCCAGACTTATCGCCCTCATAAACCGTAAAATAAGCAGTTTCGCTTATATCACATACAGTTTTGATAATATGTTCTACTATGTCATTCTCCGCAATAACATTCAGTACATTGCTACATACTCCATAATCAACTTTACCTTTTGGTAATGTGGATTCAGGAAGATTATATGGATCATAGGGATAGTATTTGCATCCTTGCTCTTCTACTTTCTGTCTAATGTGTGCAATATACTTACCACATCCATAATCCAGAACGGTACTTCCCTTGTTAAATACTATCTTACTAAAAACGGCTGGCAATTTATTTTTGTTAATAGATGTGCCAGCCGAAGTGTATCTTTGAGTTTTCTTTGTTTCTAACACCATTTTACCTCCGAAATATGTTTATGTCAAGCATTTTTCTTTGTATTATCTATTCTTAATGAGCATAAACAGCGATCTTATCTCCCTTTTTACCTCTCCTGCATCGCTTGCACATGGAACAAGTCACGCCAGTTTCATGTCCGTTCTTATCCACAGCAGGACAATGGAACATATTCTTCAGTTCAGGATCTGTTCCATCATCATAATGGAACTCTGCGAATCTACGAGGATTTGCGTAATTATTGTGCCATTCGCTTACCCAAGGATGAAGATTCGGAACGGCCTTTTCCAGATCACTACCAAATTCATCTTCGATCTCTTCCAACCATTCGTATCTCTTGGTGTAGAAATAGAAAGTAGTTTCAGGATTTCTCTGAATGAATTTGATTGTTTCCATCATGTATTCATAACTGAAGAACTCGCCACCAACATGAATTCGCATGACTTTAATTTCGTTTCTGTCAATCGCAGTCTGCAATTCAGCAAAGAATGTACTAGGATCTTCCCTTGCAAGCATAGTGTTCTCACCCCATGCTTCAATTACTCTATTATGATGCAGTTTGGCAGAATTGATTGCATAACAACATCCCTTGCAACCATCACAGCAATCATTGCAAGTTCCTGCAATGTTGGTTAACTGTACACCACATTTTAATGTCAGAGGTTCGTCACCGGGAAGAAGACTGATATTCCATACACTTTTGCCAAGCTTCTCATTTCCCTGTGTAATGTGTACATGAGTATTTTCATCAATATACAGATAATACACAACACCATTGGTCAGCTTATACTTTTTTGTGTTGGGGTTTTTCTTCCTTGCCATAATATAACTTCCTTTCTTTTGATATATTTTATAGATAAGAAAAAGAGCCAGTGTGAACTGACTCTCTTCCTTATTATATAGTTACCTTGTTTATCTTGCCCTATGCAGCCGTATTCCCTTCAATAAACAATGTTTCAAATAATTCAATATATAATTGTTCGATGCATTTTTCACACAATATCACTTCCCTTCCGTTGATTGAAATTTTATATTTCTCATTTCTAATCACTTCTCCACAATTTTCACACGGTTCGACACTTTCAATTTTGTTAATCATTTTTAAATTTCTCCTTCTCCACGCACCTTGTTCGAACGTATGTTCGATTATTATTATACTCGTTTACTTTGGGATTGCAAACATTTTTTCCATATGGATATAATACATTCTTAATATTTAAGATGCGTGAGCGTCAGGCGGCATATAATTTACATACTTTTTATTTAACACATATTCAACCTCCTTATTTCCATAGACTTTATCTGTTAAAATCTTATTATAAATATCTGTTCCCTTAATACCGCATAGATATTCAGGTTCAGAACTATTAAAAAAATCTTCAGTGGATTGTTTTATCTTTTTGGCTTCTTTATTATTAGGGCACTTTTTCAATCTGTCATAGCTATGACACCAATCAAGAATGGCTTGTGTTACAATAGCAGCGGCTACTTGACGATATGCGTGATCAACACTACCAGATTCTGGTGGTTTTGAATTAATTGGTGTATGCAATCGTGTAATTCCCCGTTCGGGTGACATTCTGTAACAATTCATTATTCAGTCTCCCTTTATCTTATTCATAGTAATATCTCCTCTTCTTAACCTTGCAACCACTGCACAGCTTTGCATATGCAGGTAGATCAAACATAGCGTCTTTCATGGAATGATAATCACGACTTACTTCTGCACCAGAACCATCAACAATAATGAAACGGTAATAATACTTTCTCTTCATATTATGTTCTCCTTTCTAGTTTCCGTACATTAAATCCTTTGCGACACTGATCTTGAACGCACGTTCAAACCAATGCCAGATTTCTTCCCTATGGGTTCCTCTCGGGAAACAATACCAATCCTGATCAATGGTTTCGCTTTCAGGATTCATAGGCACATCTTCGAGTGAAGCCCACAAATTTCTTGCAACATTAAGAATATAATCTTTATTTAGTTTAATTCCCCATTCATTAAAAATAGAAATCATTTCACTTGCAAGAAAGTAATAATTATCTTCCGTAATGCCATCCTCTATATCAGAATTCAGAATAAACGTATCTATCGTATCAGCAATCATACCAATAAATTCTCTGCTATCATCATAGTTGAATTTCGTCATTTTATTTTTCCTTCCTATTAAATTAAAAGAGTTCTGCAATTAAGACATAAACCATTTCATCTGCAATCTTCTTGTGATTATTCATAGTCAACAGATCGTATGCGTCCTTTGCGTTTTCAGGTTCAGGAGATTCTTTAATAATTTTGTCGAGCCTTTCTCTTTGCCAGTCAAGGCATTTATAAAGCATGAACTTCCGTTCGAACGTGTCCATGTTTTCAAACTGATTATCAAGTCTTTCATAGATCGTAGGGTTTTCCATTATATCATCCTCCATTCTACAATATGAGTTTTAGGAACATAATTGCGTGTCCCTTTTACCTTGAACCAATATGTTTTGAACTGGTGATTTGGTTCACACTTCACCAGTTCAAATTCCTTTCCTGTAAAACTTTTCGCAATAATCTCTGTTCCATACGGCAGGTCTTTCAGATCGTTTTTCTTTCGTTCTTTTGTCTTCTCATTATACTCATGGCACTTCTTACGCCATGAGTTCGCCCATTCGTTTTCCGTTGGAGTAAGAAGATTCAGAATAGATTCAGGGCATCTGCAAGCCATTGGCCCCATTGTTTCAGAGATTTCCTTATACAGGAAATTGCATCCCGATCTTTTGTCTTGAGAAGTCAGAACCACATATCCCACAACTTCCTCTTCATCTTTTGGTTTGTGATATATTCGGATGGCAGCATAGTATGTACTGCCAACCATTCTGCTTTTCACTACGGAAACATCCCGTTCAAGGCTGTGCCAAGTAAAAATTTTATCCAATTCTTCTTTTACTTTTACTTTCCCATTAGGATAAGTATTAGTACACCAAGTTCCTGTCCAACCCATAAAGACCTCCTTTTACTTTGTATATTCTATTTTCCAATCGTAATTTTTAGGAAGAGGTGTAACATACCAATAACAAGCATCCATGTAATCAAGATAACAACCATACCTAGCAAGAATTCCTTGCAGTTTATGTACCTGTATTCCCCTCTCTCCATAATTTAATTTCTCATAAATCGAACCATCAACAGACATGGACAAAATGTTAATATCAGGAAACCACTTACAAAAATCTTTGTGATGTATTACCTTCACGAATTTTTTGTAGTGACCAGTTTTGAAATCACCATTCCATGCCCAACCCATTTCTTTCCCGTTATAGAAGATCCATGCTTCTTTTCCGTTATGTGTTATCCACGACATAACTTCTCTTGCCATATGTTCAATATCTTGTTTGGTAAGGGTTTTGGTGGTACGAATCCTTTCATAATCTTCCTTGGTATATTTCCTGTACATTACCACTCCTCCTTTACGATTTCTGTTCTTCCATAAAGTGTTCTTCTGTGTTGGCAATTGTTTCTTTTATCAAAACACTTAAAGTCTCGTCATATGCGTCAATGCATAAGTCGCAAATAGGATTCATAGGACAGGCTCCGCAACCGATTTTATTTTCTGTTAAACACTTATTATGATCAGAGCATTCATAACACTCTATCTCTTCTTTGTTACTCTGATCACAAGCTTCTGCGATTAAAAGCATGGCAAACGCCATTTTATCTTCCCAATTTATTTTGAGCATACTTACTTCTCCTTCCTATTGTTATATAATTCTATGACAATTGCTTTGACGTTGTATAATGCCCATTTAACCAGTTCAGAATCGCTTTCTTTAGACATATTATCTATTGCTTTCAGAATGTCGTCTTTATATTCTTCGAGTCTGTCCATAATCACATCTCCCTTGTAAGTGATTTTCTTTGCCATTAGCGTTCCTCCTCATTCTCATCTTCTAATTTGTTATCCATCTCTTTTGCATACAAAGTAATTACAATAGATTCATTAGCCCATTCTTCAATGAAGTCTATACTATATTCATTTTCGTCATCGAACAGATCAGATATCTCATATGGTCTACCATCTTTTTCAGCAGCTTTTAATGCTCTCCGTTTTAATTCTTCAAAGGTTTCTTTTGCCTTTTCAAAAGTAGAGCGATAATAGACAGCACTACTATCCCACATACGACCATCAAGATATTCATCACGATATGAACTTCTTTTCACTTCATAAAATTTCATTTCCTTCTCTCCTTATAAATAAGTCCACGGCTGTGCGTTCAACACATCTGCAATCTTACTCATTTTAATATTGAACGGTACTACTTTTACCAATGATTCTCCCTTGAATTCTGGATTCTTGGAAATATCTGTTGGTTTCCAGATCAACCAGCACCAAGTATCCTGCTGAAAAGTATATCCATTGATCTCGGTTCCCTTGGAAAGAGTATCGTGAACATACTTTTTACGTTCAGACCATTTTCCAAAAGTAAGAAACTTTAGTGCTTCAGTGATGATTTTGTTCTCTTCTTCTCTGGTCATTTGCTTTCCTCCTTGATTAATAATACATCCAACCAGTATTCCAATAATCAGTGTGATATTTATCAATCCCACCATTCTGATTGATAAAAAGATTCATTTCTCTTTCAGGAATGATATAATCTAATCCAAGATTGTCCATAGCATATTTCTGAAGATCTTTTTTCCCTTTCATCGTGCCATATGTGTTGGTAATACGAACACACAGAGTTCTATAAACCCGTTTTCCATTTTTAATTTTGGGAGGACAGACAGCATCCCAAGTCTGTCCATGATCCAGATGAACGATCAGCGTTCCGTTATTCAGATAAATATCTCTGGCTCCAGTTGCCAGTACTTCTCTGATAGTCCTCATTTACTTTCCTCCTCGTAATGAAGTTTCTGCATGAAATCAATCATGCTTTCAAGATCCAGAAGTTCATTTTTTCTTCTGTCAAGCATTTCCTGTCTGAATCTGATTCTGCTTTCGTTTACGTTATCTTCCACAGCATCATCATAATCATGCTGTGCAGAACGAACCCAATCTTTCTGAAACTTGATCTGTTTCAGCAGATACTCAATGATCTGTTCGATGTTTTCCTTTTTGTTCATTTGTTTGCCTCCTTTTTCTTCAAGATATATTCGTCATCGTTTTTAGGTGATCTATGATAAACCATATCATATCCCAATGCTTCAAAGATTTCCTTCATCGTAGACAACCCACAAGCACCATTTACCTTGCCATCATACTGACGCAAACCGTAATATTCTTTTTCCTTGTCGAGTGCTTTCAACTCTTCAGGAAAAGCATTGTTCATAAATTCACCAAAACACCAACCACACATATCATAGCCGCCACCATCACAACGGCCTACCTTGGCTCCATCAACAATACAGGTACAAATATTATATCCGTAAGTGTCTCTTGCCTTACTTGTTGTCCATTTCCAGTACATCAATACAGGATACCCTGTATCTAGTACCGCTTTTACTTTGAGTGCATTTTCCTGCGTCTTCGTCATTTTCCTTGCCATAGTTATGACCTCCTTTTTATGTGTATTATTTGTTAATGGGTAACATAATTCATCACCTATTAAAGGAGGTCGGCAAGTCTAAGTTTCACCTTGCCGTAATAGATGATGAATTACATCACTCATTAGCAAAGCGAACGTGTGTTTTGTTTCCGTTGTGTAAGAATCATAACACACGTTCGCTTAAATGTCTAATACTTATTTTATGTTACTCTGTATCTTCTATTCTTTATGCGATGTATCTCCCCTCTACGTTCTTATCAATCAGGCGTTCAATTCCCAGATTATTGCACACCAGATCTTCCAGATACAGAGCGTTTGCGTTGCTCGGTTTGCGGTTCACATAATATCCCTGTGCAACCGCTCTGAACTTCACAGGATCCCATCCACGAAGAACTCTGGCAAGTTCTGCCTTGACCAGTGGATTACTACCATGTGCAGCCAGAACATTTCTGACCATACGGAAGGAATGGTTACCTAAACCAGTTCCCACAATATTCCATTTCGCTTCGATCAGGATATCAACTACGTCCTGAAGGAAGTTTTTTCCGTATGCTTCGGAAATCTTCGCCGCTTCGGAATACCCTGTTAAAGTTCCCTTCGGCTGTCTCCCTCTGTTTGCGTTAGTCTTGAACTGGATACCGTTGGTATTCTTTATAACCTCGTCCAGATCAACATAAGCCTGAATACCGCACAGAACCTTTGCCTTGTGCTGATTGATAGGGGACATGGGATCAACGCCCTCCTGCTGTTTGTAGAAAGCGTCTGCTTCTTTGATCCTTCTTTCTTCAGGTGTCCCAGAATAGAAGCGGATCTCACACTCCAGATTCTCAACTCCATTTTCCTTTGCAGCAAGGAACCGATGAACACCATCAATAATGTAGAACCGTTTTTCTTCTTCGTGATCAGATACCAGAAGAGTGTCCATCTTTTCTTTATTCCATTTTGTGATAAGATCCTTTACCTTTTCGGGATTCAAGGTATCCACTCTCTGATATCCTTCATCAATATCCATACAATCTGTGGGAATACTGGCGTAATACTTATCCCCGATCTTCTGCATATTTACCTTGACCATTTCATAGAGACGATCAGTAAAGGCTTCTTCCGCAGTCTTGGTAACAGCAACTTCGTTTTCGCTTTCGTTCTTAACCAGACCAGCCACCAGATTGAACAGATTTCTCTTTGCCATAATATGACCACCTTTCGTGTATGTGTATGAATTTTATTGTGTTTTTATTTGCTTTGCCTTGGGGTTGCTATTCAGTTGTAATAATTATCAGTGATTAAAACGGATGTACCATTGTGCCGCTAATCTTAGGGGTAAATTTCATTTCTGTCCCCCCTTATTCGTAGTCATCTAGTTTTATCTTGTCTGTAATTGCCCACAGAATCTTTTTGAAGACCCCGGCATTCTGGATCTTCCAATATTCCTTGATTCTCCGCTGACGATCAGCGGAAGAACGAATAGGAGATACCTGAATATCAATTCCCTTCAGCGGCATTACATTAGTGTTGATCATAGTCATTTTAGATTTCCTCCTCTATTCTCTTTTTGATTTCCATACGTTCTCTGAAAGACTTTTCCCAGAAATCGGGATACCGTTCTTCGCATTTTTTGTACAATAGCTTCCTTCTTTCTTCGTATTTACGGATGTTTTCTCTTGTAACATCCTCACGAATAGAGAAGCATTCCTTTGGATACATCATCAGTATGCCTCCTCGATCTTAATAATGTCTTCCTTTGGAATACTCATCACGTTAAACCTATCACGGTAGCCGTATAACAGGCCACCAATTTCCCACGTTCTATCCAAATATACAGTCCGCTCATGGTCAATCCGTTTGAAGTCAAACGGTTTGCCTTTCTCAATAAAGGTGATCTTTTTCATTAGATTTCCTCCTCTTCTTTGATAATCAGGTCTTCGTCTGTGGGTAACAGAATGTTCTTAAAACTATCTGCCTTGGCGAAACAGATCTCCTCCGCATCGTCAATGCGGTTCAGACTCTTTACCAAAGCTTCTGCACACTTTTTACAAATTGTTACATTGGAACATTTAATATATCCATCATTATCAACATTCCAACGATCATCCGTTTCTGTTGCAGGACGAATGGTAGATATTCTATAACCAGAGACACCAATAACTTTCTCCATTGCGTCATATGCACCCATAGTATTCTCTTCACCACGATCTTTCATTTCCTGAAGCTGTGCCCTGATTACCTCCATTGCACGGGAATACAGATCACAGAATACACACTCTTTGGTTTCCATCTTCTGCACACGCATCTTCATCATTTTTTCTTTTGCCATCGTATTATCCTCCTTTGGATTATGTGGTTTATGGTTTGCCTTACGCAATCAGAGCAGAAATACTCTGAAATACAACGACTCCGATCTGAGATGGTCTAAAATGTTTCTGTTCAGTCCGTCTCAATTCATGCTCCATTTTCCTCTGTCTTGCAGTGACCATAATGTGGTCACGTTCAGCGTTAGACGCTGCTCTTTCGAGTGCATCCAGAACATCGTTCCCGTAGCACAATTCCTTTGCTACGGTTTTGTACTGATTCTTTGTCATGCTAATACCTCCACTCCTGTAATTACAAATTGATGGTCTAACCGATCACCAAAAACCGTATCCCTTTCAAGCTGACAAGGGACAAGTGATTCCATCAAAAAAGAAGTTGAAGGAGGCGTAATTCGTTTGCCTTTCAACTTCTTTCGTATTGTATAGATAAAATACTTCTTCGGAGCGTCTGATTTTGCTACGAAGAAATCTTTTCCGTTCAAACAGAACGTGAACCCGATCATACCACAAGACCCCCTCCCTGTCGTTCACTGATGCCGTAGTGAACAATCTTGAAAATGATCTGCCTTGCCTGATCAATGTTTACCTTCAGGCGTTCAGCTACACCATAATCAGACAGGATACCAGACGCAGGATGATGTGTATCTCCGTTGTACATTATTCCTTTCAGATCCCGATACATTTCAACATACCGGGACTTGTCAAGATCTTCGTTGACGTAACCAGCGCAATTCCGTTCTCTTTCAGGATCCCCGCACTGATCACGATAGATGCAATCAATGCAAACACTCGTTTTCCTTGCCATAACTAGCCTCCTTGTTTGTTTGATTTATTTATTTTCTCTTGCGGTCAATGATATAATCGAACCGCTCAACTATATCATCTTCTGCAGTAGAACCGGGCTGATAGATGCAGATGGTCAGGATGACATCATCCTTCCTTGCACCTTTTACATTACGATAGGAAATATAGTTGTACTTATTTCCGTTGCCGTAGATTTTGCCGTTTTTCTTATTATCTACTACTTTGCCAATCGTCTTTTCAATGATAATGTCATCACCACGGTTGGCAAGCAGATCGTAGGAAAGTTCCTCGGTGTAATACTCACGTACTACACCAATACTTTCCTTTGCAACCAGTTTCTTATAGAAACGGTACGGTGTGATGCCAATCGTTTCCGTTGCCGTTGAAAGGATCGTGGAAGTAATCCCAACTGCAAGCATAAATTTTTTCAGTTCCATAGGTTCATCCTCCTTTTTTGAACAAACTGGTTAAGAGTTTCTAGCAGGTTTTTTACAATCCAATCAACGAAAGTAATTTCCGTTTGGCTTTCCTTTGCGTTGGTCAGATGACCTAAACCCACTCATTCAGGAATCGAACCTGACACAAGTTATTCCGTCCTTCGTTTCGCTTGCGGTATCCGTCTATACATGGAGGGATTAATTTTCTTTGTATTATCTAATCTTATTTAGACAATCTCCCATTTCTGAGCAAAATGGAATTTATCTCCGATTTTTGTGGTGATCGGTGCGGAAACCATCTCCTTTCCACCGTAACCATTGATAATTGCATAATCATTTTCCGTTGCAGGAGTTTCTTCACCGTTGGACCATTTGCAGATCAGAACTCCGTCCTCTTCCATCAAATAGTAGCCGTCATTAGTTTTAGGAAAATAGCAGGAATATCCCGTATACTTCCGTTCCGTTGGACGCTCTGCGTCTTCTCTTGCAAACCGTTCCTTCTGGTTTGCTTTCCGTTCCGCAACATCACCACGAAATGCATCTCTATTATAGAGACGGTAATCCCGCAGATCCCGGCAAGTTTCCAGATATTGCTTTCTTCCCTTGCGGCGTTCCTTGCGGTTCTTGCCGTAGAGGGATTTCTCTTTCTTCAGGCAACGGTAATGGTAGGCTCTGTTACGAACCTTGTATTTTTCGGAAAAAACGAATTCCGGGACAGAGGTTGTCTTGTCCTGTTCCTCTGCTTTTTCCTGCTCCATTTTGTTCAGGGATTTCATATCAATCCCTAACATTGCCAATACTTCTTCTGCGGACATAAGTTCCTCCTTTTCTTGTAATAAAAAAGAACCCATTGTTAGGGTTCTCTATCAAACAGGTCTTCTGCTTCAAAAAATTCTTCTGGTGATTCTGCGACTCTGTATGGAATTTCCCAATAGTCAAGTATTGGCAATAATTCCGCTTTCGTTAACAAGAAATCATAGGGGAAGTATAAAACATATGGTGGTTCCCCATAAAATACTCGAAGGATTCTTCTTGCGCTTCTAGCATATTTCATAATAGACATAATCATTATCAATCTATATGCTTTTTTATCTATGATGATGCAGCTATCCAGCATCTCTTTTTCACCTCCTTCAGGTATATAATACCATCCCAGAGGTTACGTTACAATCCCCAAAAGCTTTTCAGGGTCATACCCCAGATTCTTGAGCGTGATCCATGCAACATCCTTGCGGAGTTGCTTTTTCTCCTGCTCTTTCGTGGGATATACAATTCCAAAATGACCGCAATCTATTGCTTCGATAGCGTTGCGCTCTTTCATTTCGGCGACTCTGTATTTCTTCAGTTTTGCCATTTTTTCGGCATACCATCCACGAGATGCCATATTATTACACCTCCTCCCCGTTAAACAGGGATACCCACTCCCAGACTTTAGAGCCCCGGTAAACTAACCCGGACTCTACCCCATTGACAAACAGAAGGAACATTTCTCCTTCTTCTTCAGCTACAATCCACTGCCACTGCATGATAGGATGCAGTTCTACAGTATCTGCCCATGTTACATGGGCAATTGCACGCTCTGCTCTTTTCAGAGCAGCAGTTTCCACAGCCTGATATTCTACAAGAAGCATTACCACTCCTCCTTCTCTACTACCGTGATAGTGACTACCACGGTGCGGTTATTATCCTTGTCGTAGTGGCATACGCACATATTGCGCCCCATAGTCTGAGCGATACGGGTTGCTCTTTCTTCGGCATACTTCTCCTTCGGGGAGATGCCCCACAGCTTGCCTGTAGCTTCTTCTTCAATTGCGAATACACCACCACGGCAGACGGCAAACTTGTCTTTGGTCATATTACTCCTCCTTGAAAATGGTTGACGGGTTACAAGAAAACCCGGTCACGGAGTCGAACCGTGTACCGGGTGAAATAGCACCCCCGAACCGTTCGGGTGACTTTGAGGAAAGGCAGAGAAAGGCAGAGAATTACTTCTGATTCTTCTTCGCTTTCTTCGCTTCACGGCGGGCCTTTGCATCGTCACGATGTTTCTGGAACATATCCTTCAGCGTCTCCGAGTACAGGTCAGCCTTCATCTGATTGTACTCGAATCCGAGGTCTACACACCATGCGTACAGATACCGCATGGACAGACCTGCATCAATACCTCTTGCCCAGTTTTCACCGTCAAGGACGATCTTCGGCAGAGAGTTCACTCGTCCATGATGCAGGGCATCCTCCAGTTCGATGATACGAACATCGACACGCCCCTTAGAATCACGTACTCCGGGAACACCATACCCGGCGAACCAATTTGCAAGAGCAGATACCCGCATGGCAGAAGTCGTGGCGGCAGTCCACTCCTTCTTCAGCTTCCTGTCCTGTTCGGAATTATAGGAGAACTTCACCTCCGGCAGACCGGCGGCGGCTGCCAGCTCCTCCTTTTTCGTGGCAATTGCCAGAGCATTCGCAAGGATTTCCTCCTGCTTCGCCTTAACCTTCTCCTCGGAATACAGGAGACTGCCTTCGCGGCGCTTCTCCTCCGCAAGCTGGTCCGACAGCTTCGGGACCTTCTTCTCCAGTTCCTCAATCTCCGCTTTCAACAGTTCCCGCTTTTCAGCTTTCAGGAGCGTCTTAGATGCGAAGTCATTGATACGTCCGAACAGAGTGATACCTTTTGCATACAGATCCATAGCCATAATGTGACCTCCTTAAAATGAGACTGGACACAATTGTCCTGCGGACTTTTTCTGGTATCCGCACGGGTTCCCCGGAAACAAGCCCGGTTGACCGCATACCCAAAATTGTATAGCGGAGTGCGGTGGAGTCGAACCACCATGAACGTGTCCAAACCCGGTACACGCTCCCACTACACTCCGAGAGATTGACATACTAATCCACGGAAAACGCCCATGCCTCCCGGCAATAGCGCCCCACCTATCGACCGACTCGTCCGGTTGAGTTAATTGAACGGCTCTTTCGTCCGCTTTTCGCCAACGCATACGGCTCCGAAACAAGGGTTGACAGCTTGACATTCATAGGTCCACTGTTCCGCAAGTTTTAGACACCTAACTGCCCTTCGGGTACTTCTGGCAGTAGTACCCTGTTTTGGTGGCCCCTTCGGTGGTTTCATATGTGTAGAAACAGGCGGGCGTTTCACAACGGCACCCTCTCCCGCAAGTCAGACACGCTCCGCACGCTGATTCCTCTACGGGTCAGATTCTATTGTACACGGGGACTCCCTCCCTATGGTGCAGGACGCCTAGATTTCCTGCTAGTTAGGCAAGCCTATAGTGACTATGGACGGCAGGTCTCCCTCTATCACCGTTTCCAGTGCGTCCATATGTGGTTCGAGAACTAACCGCTCCCTCTCCCGATTGCCTCCGAGAACTAACCGCTCCCTTCGGACACCTATATAATACCACACTCCCGGCCTAACCCTAATTTTCGGGGGGGTAGTTCTAAAATGAGCCGAGCGCACGGGCTTTCAGCCGTATTAAGCCAGTCCATTTTTACACTGACTGCAATTTTCATCCCCCATTTCCCCCTATTTACCCCTTTTTTTAATCCTTTTTCTTTTTCTAAAAATTATAACCATATCTTTCCTACCCATTTTATTCATCACCTTTCCCACATCGCTCCACAAATCGGATCAATTCCCTTAAATCCCAACCCGCATCCTCCACCATATACCCACTTTTCTATATACTTTTAAAAGAAGCCCCCTTGACTTTACCTCATTTTTTGTGCTATAATACCTCAAACAGATTAGAATATACGGCGTTTTATTAACTTCATCTATTTATCTACATAATCCGACAAATTCAAAATAACGCCTATATTATTGATGTTCTCATTTTTTTGTCTCTAATGGGTGTACTATATATATATTAGACCCTATTATAGTACACCCACTCGAGACAAATTTCACACTTTGTTCACAATTAGAATCAGATACTTATAACAATACACGCTATAATACACGCCATATGCCAAATAAGCGCCGTAGCTCAATACAGAAAGGAGGGGGGGTATGTTTTATTCTATAGAAGAAAAGGATTCCTTAATAGAAGATACCGAGTATATAAATAACAATACTCCCTCTTCTTTTAATGATGATTCGTATGATTTATTTAAAGGAATACCATTCTCAGCAGATCATGGACGGTATTATCCTCAGATACAAGAACTCAATATAATTAATCTTAAGCAGAACTCTGTATATTCGTATAAGCAATTATGCTCAGTATTAAATCAACCAAATAAAACAGGATCATCAAAAAAGAGACAGCTGCAGGAATTTGAGCGATTCTTTCAATATACGAAGTATGGCACTAAATATGTGATTAACGAGATATATGATGAACCATTACCGTACTTACCTAATACGGTAAGTAATTCATTATATGTAAGCAGTTTAATTGATGTAATATTAAATTATTTATCCCACTGCCCTAATTCAATATTATATACTTCAGTCTCTGAATTAGCTTATATCTGTGGATTAAAGAACAAGAGTTACAATTTATTTAAATCATATGATATGGATACATTAATCAAGAGATATAATGCTCCAAGATCATTAGTTGAGTTATGTTTCTTTAGGTCTTCATCGTATCACCAGAAAATTGTATATTCTTTATTAAAGTCGTTAATGTCAAGAGGTATTATTAATTCGTATATTAGTTATCAGATATTCCAGAAAGCTGATAATGAAGATCGTTTTATTATAAGAGATGCTACGAATTATGATATAAAGAAGATACTATATATAGAAGACAAGGTTTTAAATAAGATGAATATGACCAAGAATCAGATATGGTTAAAAGAAGATACAAGGGATACTTATTTTACTCTATTAGATATTACAATCAAAGAAGAAGAACCTCTATGGCTTACCTATAAATCAATTATTAAAATCGAGATTCCTGATTGGGTATATAATAGGAAAGAAGTCAACACAGAGCATAGCAGGAAAGAAGTAAATCAAAATGTATTTAACTATTTATGTGAAAAGGTAGAAGATAATTATAAACATAAAATTGAATATGTAGCAAAAGAATCTAATCTGGAACCTAATATCTCATGTTCTATTCCTCAACAAATTAAAGATATTCTATCTTCTATTATTCTTTTAGATTAGATAATACATCGTTTTTAATTTTACATATTGACAAATAAGGTAAAATATGCTAATCTTATTGTAGGTTAATATAGTTATTGCCTGAGATTAGATAATACATAGGTAAATAATAATAATACATAGAAAGGAGTACTATTATGTCATGAGTAAGTTTTCTGGAAAATGTGATTTTTATGATTCTATAATGATTCATGGCCTACCCCGAATCCTCTCTTCCGATATTTATATAGGGGATAATATAATCCCTCTGCGGATTGATACGGAGAAAGACTGTATACCTTATTATCCATACTTAGTTTCAACCTCTGCTATGAATAAAGAAGGTAAAAGTACAATAGTTCTTACTTCCCGATCTTATGTAGATATAAATGAAGAAGAACAACTAAACAATACCTTAAAAACTGTCCTAAGAATCTATAATCGTTGTAAGAGAAATCATGTACCTTTTGATGAAGAAATTACTTTAAATCAAATGAAGTTTTTAGTAACTGAAGACTATGAACGTGAACTGGTACACCGTGTTGCGTTATATGGCAACAAAGCTACAATTAGTGATATACATAAACCTTTTCATAACTATTACAGAGATCTTTTATTTGATGAAATGATCTCAAATGGGTATGATAAGCAAAGAGCATATTATTGGGTATATAAGAAATTCAAATCTTTTAAAGGAGAATAATTATGGAACATCTTGTAATTCATTATAATGATGGGAATAAAAAGGAAGATCTCTATTTTAATGTAAAGACCAATAAGGATGTGTTGAATATTATTATGAATGAAACAGCCCCTGAGAAGTTATGGGCCAGAGGTTGGGTTAACAACAAAAATTATATATGGAACGAGGTAAGATAAAAATGGATAAGTTTAAAATCAGAATTGGTGACTATGAGTATCTTGTTACTAATAGTGTAATAGAAAAAATATGTAAGATACTTTGTGATGAAAAAATAGATGGTTCTTTAATTACTAATTCTGCACTTGTTCTTAATAAGAAAGAACTGGATGCTATCACTGAAAGGATTCAATGGTTCTATGAAGTAAATAAAGATAAACAGCTTCAAGAAGCATTAGGTGTAATAGCAATTATTGACTTTATAATCGAATCAAAGACAAATAGCAAGGAGGTAAAATAATTATGGCAAGTATTTTTAAATTTAGTGGGTATATGGTTGCCCCGAATGATGAGATTGACGCAAAAGAGTTTATGGATGGCCTAATTGAATTTGCAGAAATGAATGATATGTATGAGGGGCCGTTAGTAACTGAAGCAAGAAAGTTTGAATGGGATGATGATCTTTTAATCAATGATACTGAATGTCCTGATGAAGTATTTGAAATGTACTTTGATGGTACTATTAAAACCTATGACGATTTTGAAAAAAATGAATTCGAAGAGGATGAAGAGGAAATTGATTGTGAAAAGTGTGAATGTCGGGATGAATGTGATATGTATCATTGTGATGATAGTGATGATAGTGATTCCGAAGATGACGATGATGTAACTATATATATTACTATTTATGACGGTATTGATGATGAGGAAGATGAAGATCAAGAGAAGCAGGTTGAATTGAAGAGAGCATCTGATAAGGATGTAGATCATCTGGTTAATCTTTATCTTGATAATATGAACAAATACAACAAACATTCTATCCTGACCGCAGATAAACTGTTAGACAATGAATCTGAATTTTGTAGAGGCATTATGCTGTCTGATAAGGAAATTGCTCTTTTAAAGAATAAGATGAATGACTTTAAAATCAATGAAACTAAAAAAGATGCCATTTCTCTCCTCTCCGCTCTTGAAATGTTGCTTGCAGATGAGTAAATAATGTGGCAAGCCTTTCTGCTGTTAGTCTGTCTATGTGCTTCAGCAATTTTAATTGCATTTACTACTATAGTGATTCTTTATACTGCTGAAGCCATAAAAGACTATATTAATTTTTGGAAGGATGATTGATTAACATGATGAAAATAATCAGTAACAGAATTCAATGTAAGCATTGCGGGGATATTATAGAATCCAAGACAGTGCATGACTTCAAGTTCTGCAAGTGCGGCTGTGTAGCTGTTGATGGTGGACATGATTATTTGAAGCGCTGTTTTAAATATTCTTGTGATGATTATTTGGATTTATCAGTATGTGAGAGGTATGACGATGAATGATATTGTAAAAGCAATAATATACCTTATTATTGCAACTCTAATAACTTTCTTTATTTTAGCTGGGCTTACTTACCTCATATGTTTAGGTTTTGGCCTTACATTTACTTGGATAAAAGTATTAGGTATATGGGCTATATATATTATTCTAAATACACTTGTTGGCCCAGCTTCACGAGGTAATTAAAATGTCACAAATGTTGTTAACTAATTGTCCTAATTGTGGCGCTCCATTAAATTCAGATGGTTATTGTTCTTATTGTAATACAAAGATCAGATATGCCAATGAAGTGGAGTATAGAACTTTTCTTTATAATGGATGTATTAGAGATATATTGCCAACTGAGATATTGTTCAAATTTAAAGCTGATGATGGGACTATGCTGATACTACCATTTATTGGTAAACCAGAAAATATTGAAATTACTTATGATGACACTTGTTGCATAGATTATTATGGTAATACAGTAGCCAAATTTCATAGCACTCCATCAATCAAATTTGATTTTGTTGGAAATATAAAGCCGCAACCTTTGGGAACTGTAACGACACATTAAGGGGATATAAAATGATTAATGATAAGAATTGGCAAGTAGGGGATATCGTTTATTGGGTACATAAAGATGGTTGGGAATCAACTGTACATTGGGGTAGAATTGATGAAGTATTCTCTGATGCTTTATGCATAGATTATCTTGAGCCTTATGAGCGCCGTATGGTTAACGGTATTCCTATTGATGAATTTGAATCAGAAACAGATTACAGAAAATTACCAAAAGGTTGGAAACCTTTAATGCCTTATGATTCGTTATTTACTATTACATATAATCCGTGGCCTGTTGCTTTGTCTAATCTTCGGTATGATAATCCTGATCAGATAAAGAAAGCATATGAAGATGGGTTACTTGTAAAGTCCTCTTCTATCTTTAAAGGTGAAATTACGGCAGATATTACTGATAAGGGATATAGGATTATCAAGCGATATCCTGTCTGGTATATGAGTAATCCACATCGTCCTAACACAGCAACTGTGCAATACTCTAATGCATATAGATCATTTGTAGAAGCAAAAGCTATATGTGACGCACAGATTCAGGAATTCAAACGTCAAGCTTCTCTTTCTGATTTGGAGTGGTCAATTGAACAAATTGATAATGATCTAAATCGCTGGCAGACTTTGTATGGTAAGACGGATGAAGAAAAGAAAGAACTACGGGATAAATTACTTAAGATGGACAATCTTGAAGATCTTGAAACAAGAATCGCTGATGGCGATATTCAGTGGAAATATTGGAAGAATAAAAAATGGCATGATATCGAAAGTTGAGAGGTGAAATATGAATAGAGATTTGGATGGAGTATATTTTAGAATCGAAAGAGACGGTAGTTATCACAATGTCTGTTTTTCAGACTTAAATGAATTCGAACGAGATAGGATGTTGCAGGATAGGTCTGAAGAATGGCTAAAAGAATTGTGTTGTATTCTTGCAGATGCGTTAAAGGAAATTGGTGATACGTTTGATATTGTTGGCGAAGAACCATCAGAGGAGGAAGAATAATGAAACTGGTATATGTATTAGACATTGATCCTGTTGATGGATCTGCGGAAGAATCATTAGAAATTGATGGTCAAGAATTTGCCAAACATTGGGATATGGTTGGCAGTCATGCTGAAACAGACGCTGCCCCATATGCGGAACTTGCAGAGGGGTATGCTACAGAGAGTATGTTAACTGCATGTGATTTTTTTGATTCTGCAGATCTTGTATATGAACTTCTCCCTATAGAATATTCAAACTATAGAATATTCGAATGCTGATTATTGGGGGTAACCGTTATTATGAGAGTGGGTAATAAGGTAATTCGTGGAAGACGTTGGCGAACGCAGGAAAGATGGCAAGACAAGATTCGAGCAGAAGAATATGGTAAGCGCAAATATTTAGACCATTCAAAAAAGAGTCGAATAAAAAAGAAGCAAGAGCGAATTAAAAACAAGAGACTTTGTAAGAAATATCCATGGCTTATCCCTCGTAATAGATTCTCAGATAAGATTTGTTGGGTAGCTCATCCTTATGATTACACAGAATTAGACTCAATGCCTAATGGTTGGTGTAAAGCTTTTGGAGATCTATGGTGCGAAGATATTCAACAAATTCTTGAGAAGAACAATTATGTTGATAAGTTAAGGATTATGCAGATCAAAGAAAAATTTGGGCAGTTGAGAACATACTTCGGCCCCATCCCAAAAGAAATGGACGATCTCATTTGGGCTTATGAGCTTATTTCAGAGTATGTTTGTGTCCGCTGCGGAAGGTTGGACTCCCCCATCATCAATAATTATGGTTGGTACGAACCAATTTGTAGAACTTGTTATAATAAACAGACCTGGCGTGAAGAACCTTATGGCGAAAGATTGAAAGAAGCTGGGATAGAAAGTTTAGAAGACATGAAGATTCCAACAAGCTTTGTTATTCGCAGTTGCAGCAAAGATGAAACTGCGGAGCTAACTATTGATATTTCTGATTTAGTGGCGAAGATTCGTTATAAAAACAGAAAAAGGAGAAGCAACATTGAATAAGAGGCTTCGTAAAAAAAGAGGTATTTATACCAAGTTCAAAGATAAAGAGACTTATAGTTTGGATTATACAATAGCGCAGTTTGTTCTACCACGACTTAAGCGGTTTAAGGAACTTGACAGAGGATGCCCCACAAAATTTTTCTTGGATGCAGATGGTAATTCTCATTTTGATGATGAAAAATGGGAAGAAAAGGCTCATAAAGAATGGCAAGCAATTCTTGATTGTATGATCTATTCTTTTAACCAGATTGTAAACGAGTTTGGTGGCCCTGATAAGTTAGAGAATGAATCTTTTGAGGATTATAAAATTAGATATGCACAATGGCAGGATTCTATACAGAATGGTCTAAATTATTTTGCAAAATACTTTATGGACTTGTGGTGGTAAGGGGTAAATAATCATGGGTTATTATGGAGAATTTAGTTATAATTTAGCATATGATGACGGATACGCTCAAGGCAGTTTTACAACAGCAACTTGGATGATTAGTTTAATTAAAGATTATATTAAAGATGAATCAATGATTAATGGTGAACATTTGTTGTATTATATTCAAGATAAAATTCGTAACGAAAGCAAGACATGATTTAATAGGGAAAGGTAGGTGATACCCTATGGGTCAATTTGGGTATAAGATACGAAATTATCAAGCGGGGTCAATTTATGGATTAGATATTGGTGTACGAGACAGATATGATTTTAAAGATGCAATGCTGACTAATAGCTTGTTTTTGGATTTCTTAAAACAAAATGGTTTACAGACTCATAAGGAAGAAAGTACACGAGATGTTATTTGTATCGAATTTAATTATGGGGTTCATAGTTATAAAGATGAACTCGCCTCCATAAAAAGACGAATCAAACAAGCTGATAAAGATCATGCCAACGGGCAATTAAATGATAAAGATTATACCAGTTATATAGCTGCGATGAATGTCTTACAGGATCGTGCAGAGGCTGTTAAAGATAAATTTGTCAAAAAAACTAGAGAGCAACTTCGGGAAGAATATTACCAAAATGGTGTAAGTATCACTTATGATACTCATAATAAGAGAGGCGATGTAATCAAGTCAGAAACCATTCATTATAAAATGTTATACAGGACACCGGGTAAGGCCAAGAAAGGATCCTGTATGTTTATAAGAGATGAATTATTTGATGCAGCACGAAACTTTTTATATATGGGGATACACCTACCTGAAGAAAATGCTCCTATAGTTGAGATTGGCGCTTATTCTTCTCTCGTTACAAGTACTATCGTAGATAGGATTCAAATTAAGCCTGAAGAGATTCTTATACTCAAAGATGTTGATGCTTATTTTAATACTAAGGTGATTAGTGTTGAGTTGGACGAGAACAAGCATTGTGTAGCAGTTCCTAAAGATAATTATCAAGTAAAAAATACTTTGTTTGATGGTCAGGCTTTAATTGATGAATCCATATTTCCAGAGTGGGGGGAAGGTTATCTTCTATTACGACATCATTTCTGTAAGATGGCTGCTTTCAGATCTGATATTCAATTGTTTTTTCGAGACTATTTTGGTGATGATTATGAATCCGCTGTTGTTACAGATATGTGGGGAAATCAAAAGCCAGCGAAGGACATCAAATTAATCACTACTGATAACGCTCTCAAATGGCTTAAGTTTAACATTGATTTTGATTATTGGTCAGACTGGGTTAGAAAAAATGATTGTATGTTTGGTATAGTCAAGACTGCTCATAAAAGTAAATTTGGTGATGTACAACGAATGAGTTACCAGATGGTCAATGCCCTAGATATAAATAAGATGGAATCTATCTGTAAATGTACAGTTGATTATATATGTGAATTAAAACAAAATGATGAAGTGTTTCTTGATTATCTTAGGAAGAATCAAAATTTTTCAAATGATTTTGAAGTGTTGGTAGCTTTGGTCGAACATAATCCAGAGTTTGTAAGATGTGATTATTATAGAGAAAGAAAAGCCGAAATAATTAGAGGATATATTAATACTGTAAAGGGCGGGAAATTAATTCAAAATGGTGATAATCTCGTAATTGTTGGTTCACCTTATGCGATGCTGCTTCACGCTGTGGGTGAAGATGTGAATAAAGATGATACGTTTCAGATTGAAGAAGGAACAATTCAATGTTATACAGAACGCTTTGATGATGGAGAATATTTGGCAGAATTTCGTTCGCCGTTTAATAGCAGAAACAATTTGGGATATTTACATAATCATTATTCTGATAAGATGAAACGCTATTTTAATTTTGGCAAACAGATTATTGCTATAAATATGATTGGTACGGACGCACAAGATATGAACAATGGCTTAACATACTGGGCCAGCATACAGTAATGTATGTAAGAAATATACGGTGAATTTTTGGAAAGCTAAGTATAAATTGAAGAATGGGAGGAAAATGATTGATTCGATTATAGTTGACGGTGAAGAATATAGATATTATGAATTAAGGGGCAGAGGGAAATATGTTAGCAAATCGGGCAAAGCAATAAATCCAATAAGGAGAAATCAAGAAGTTACTATTCATCACAATGCTGATGGGTATCCTTGTTTTGGCGGCGGTGTTCCTGTACATTTATATGTTGCTCATGCTTGGGTCCCGGGTTATTTTGATGGGGCCGAAGTAAATCACAAAGATTTTGATCGAAATAATTACTCTGCTGATAATTTAGAATGGATCACTCATAAAGAAAATATAGATTATACTGTATTGAATAATAATGATGTAGTTTGTAAAAGCAAGCAAGGGATTAGAAATGGAAGAGCTACTTTTTCTGAGGATGAAGTATATTTAATTAGAAGACTCTATGATCAAGGAACTAAAATTGCCGATATATTAAAATTATTTCACCCTGAACTTGTTACAGCTAAACAGTATAAATCTTTACATAGTACTTTTTTAAATATTGCCAAGCGCAATACTTGGAAGTCGTTACCAGAAAAATAATTTGAGTCAATTTATATATGCTAATCAAAAGCCAAGCTTATTGAATACCATAAAAGTAAATAGGAAGGTTTAGAGACTAGACGATGAGCAGGTATAGCAATAATTCGTCCACGAGCGCCGTATCTCCTACCATTTAATTGGGGAGAATGATATAGTCCGACACTCCGGGGAAACCCGGAGTTGCCCAGAATAAACAGTCTGGGACATAACAATAAGCAGATCAGGACTCGGATAGTTTATACGTTACCGATCAACCAGAGGTAGTTTCTTGTGCTAAAGAATTTTATAGAGACTATCCAACAATAGTAAACAATATTCCTAAAGAAAAAAATCATTATTCTAGTTCGTTACTTGATTTTGCACGAGTAGATAATAACCTCATGGCAAGCCAGCTTGCAATAGGTGAGTCAAGTAACTTAGCACAGATTGCTTTATCATATACTTTTAACAAGGAATCGACAGAATTAAATGATGCGGTTTGTATCTTAAGTGTTCTTGCTCAGTGTGCAATTGATAACGCAAAAAGAAAATACGATATTGATATTACAGAAGAAATCAAATTAATTAAAAGAAAAATTGATATACCTCATAATGGTTATCCTTCTTTCTGGAGTGTAATCCGTCCAGAATTTAAACGAGCAAAAAATAAGAGCAAAATTAATCGAGAATTAAAATGCCCTATGAATTATATATATCGTATTAAATTACCCAACGCTGCACCAAAGACTTCTACCATGGCAATGAGCGAGTTTTTTATTAAGCATGAATTTGAAAATGATCGAGGCAGTCTTAGGAAATCAAAAAGAGTGGAGCAGTTAATTGAAAAATATTCGCTTAGATTATTATTGGCTTCTCAGTCAAATGAAGATGATAATTATGATTTAATAATGATTTTACAAGATGATTTTGATAAACTCATTGAGAATATTCGAACTACTTATATTTCTAATAATTATGTTGGGCTTATCTCCAGATTAATAGATCGTGCGTTTAGAATAACGCCTAATTTTAGCAGACACACCAATGCGAATACTTCTAGTAATAAGGCACTTTTATTAAAAACTCTCTACAAAGTAAATCCAAAAGCCTTTTTACGCTGCTTTAAAGGCGAATAATGTGGTAATTCAGAAAAAATCACCTTTAAAAAACCTAATAAAATGAGTGTTTTATCAAAGTCAAAATTTCTGGATAAATGATAGAAAAAATAGGAATATTTGGAGTATATCACCGCTTTCTCCTCCGATGCGGTATATAAACACGGAGTCATGACTATTAACCTTTTAAGGGCTGTAGGTTAAAACAGCCCTAATATTATTGAATACAAAGGAGTAACTAAGATGAATAAGACAGAATTTTACAAGGCGGTAGCCGAAAAGACAGGTATGACGATTAAGGATACTAAGACAGTTTTTGAAACAGCGCAGGAAGTATTGTTTAATACTGTAGCTGCGGGTGATGAAGTAAGAATGTTTGATGGTGTAACTTTCCAGAAGGTACATAAGGAAGCTCGGAATTCTCGTAATCCTCAGACTGGAGAGGCAATAGTGATTCCTGCAAGAAATGTACCAAAGGTAAAGATTGGAAAGGCTTTTAAGGAAGCAGTCGCTTAATAGAGAATACACTTAATACTTATATCTATATTGTTCTATTGTTAAACCCGAAGTATAAATACTTCGGGTTTTTTGGCCTTTTAGCTCAATGGTAGAGCATTCGGCTGTTAACCGAAGCGTTATTGGTTCAAGTCCAGTAAGGGCCGTTATCCTCTTCAAGAGGAAATATTATGAAAGAAAAGGATTAAACATGATTAAGATTAGTCAAAAAGAAGCGGAATACATCCGTTCCAAAGGTATGGATTATTTAATTCATATTTCCAGTGCGACACATAAGAGTCGTGCAAAAAGATATTATTTAACGGAAGATAAAAAGGCAATGCGGCTAATTAGGGAGTATAGGGAGAATTCTGTAACTTCAACTTTTGGTTAAAATTTGAATGAGGAATTTTCTATGTATAAGAAGTATAATCCAAATCCAGCGCACAAAAGAAATGGTGACTGTATTATAAGGGCAGTTACAAAAGTAACAGGAAAATCATGGGAACAAGTATATGCTGAATTAGCTATACAGGGTTTCGTTCTATATGCTATGCCGTCAGAAAATGATGTTTTGCATGAATATCTATATCAATTAGGTTTTGATAGATTTATAATTCCTAATAGCTGTCCAAAATGCTATACAGTGCGTGATTTTACATATGATCATCCTTATGGTGAATTTATCTTAGGGACAGGATCTCATGTAATAGCAGTAATAGATGGTGATTATTATGATAGTTGGGATTCTGGTGAAGAAATCCCAATTTTTTATTGGAGGAGGTAATTTATGGCTATAACAAATTTGGCGAATGGCTACCAACCAACGACTGCGGTTAATGGTAATAATTATGGGAATAATTATGGTTACTCTTCTACTCCTACCCCTGTAAATTCAACATCTCTGACTCCTCCACCTGCCATTATTGGTTTTGTTCGCGGGCGAATGGGAGCGGGTGCATATCCGATTATGTCTTCTAATACGACTGCTTATTTATTTGATGTTGAAGATCAAACTAAGTTTTATATTAAACAAACAGATGCCTTTGGTATGACTATGCCTTTGCGGCAATGTACATATCATGAGGATTTTATACAGTTTCAACCGACTCAAGTAGCTATACCAAATGTAGCACAAGAAGTTGATGAAAGTAAAGAGCCAATAAATAATTCTTCTATTTCAAAAGAAGAATTTGATGAACTAAAGGCTCAACTTGCAGCATTAACAGATACTATTCAAAAACAGAATTTCCAGCAAAACAAACCTAGAAAGGAACGAACAAATAATGTTTAATTTTCCTAATAATAATATGGGTAATATAAGTAATGTTATTAATTCTTTGATGGGTAATATAAATAATGTTATTAATTCTTTGGGTGGTGCTACACAAATGATGCAACAATTTAATCAATTTAAAAATAACTTGCAAGGCGACCCAAGGTTACAAGTTCAGAATTTATTAAATTCAGGACAAATGAATCAAAATCAATATAGTCAATTATTGTCATTGGCACAGACATTAAATCAAATGATGCCAAGGTATTTTTAGCTTCAAAGGAATATCAAGATAATCCAGAGAGTTTTTTGAATAAATCAAAACGGATAAAACCATGCGCAAGGTTTATTATATGGAACTTTTTGTTTTATTTTGAAAGGAGCATAATATGGCTATTATGTCTGATTCTATGGGGCCAGCTGATATCGCTGCGGTAACTGGTAATAATGGTAATGGTGGTTTCAATGATGGATCTATTTGGATTTGGGTACTCTTCCTCTTCGCATTAATGGGTGGTTGGGGTAATAATGGAAATAACGGTGGCGGCGGTTATATGGCCTATCCTTATATGGGTAACACAGTCCAAAGTGGATTTGATCAAGCGGCAATTATGAGCGGCCTTAATGGCATTACTTCTGGCATTTCTACTGGTTTTGCTAATGCTGAAGTAAGTCGTTGTAATGGGCAGACCAATATTTTGCAAGCCTTAAATACGAATCAAGCAAATTTAACGAATCAATTAAATACTATTGCAATGAATCAGCAAAATTGCTGTTGTGAAAATAGAGCGGCTACTGCTGAAGTAAAATATGCAGTTGCTAATGAAGCGGCTGCTACACGAGCAAATACTGATGCTAAAGTCCAGATGGTTATGGATAAGTTGTGTCAGCTTGAATTAGATGGCGTAAAGCAGAATTATGAGAACCGTATTGCGGGTATGCAGAATACTATTGATGGACTGCGTATTCAGGTAAGCAATGCTAGATTTGATGCTTCTCAGGATGCTCAAACTGCCACCATTCAGGCAGGACAGAGAAGCCTCGCTAATGAAGTAGAACAGTATGTCCTTCCTACTGCTAGACCTGCTTATATCGTACCAAACCCTAATTGTTGTGGACAGAATTATTATGGATATGGTTGCGGTTGTGGTGCTTAAGAAAGAGGTGGCATATGGCAGAATATAGTGCAAATGCCCGTCAGAATGTAACCACGAATCAAAACGTATTATTTACTAATGCTCCTGATCCGTGTAATAAAGGGCTAATTATTCATAGAGATGGATCTGGTATTTTTACTTTGAAAGGGATCGTCCCTAATACTTATCAGGGTTGTAATTGCTGTAATAATAATAACGTAGCAAGATATTTGGTGACCTATGGGGCGAATATCCAGATTCCAACTGGTGGCACAGTTGGTGAAATTAGTTTAGCATTGGCTGTGGATGGGGAAATTCTTCCTGATAGCATTGTTCGTGTAACGCCAGCGGCAGTTGATCAATTTCAGTCAGTAAGTCGTACTGTTAGCGTTCCTGTTCCCCGTGGATGTTGTGAAAACATTGCTATAGAAAATACTAGCACTCAAACTATTGGTGTGCAAGAAGCAAATATTGTATTTTCTCGTCCTGACTTATATGTAACAAGGTAAGGAGGGAAAATATGGGCAAAAGAAAATTCGAAGAATTAAAATATAGATTGTGTGACGAACTCCAAGAATTGGAAGAACGTCCTAGATGGTCTGAAAAAGATGTTGAAATGATTGATCGACTTACTCATTCTATTAAAAGTCTTATGAAATATTTAGAGATGGAAGAACAGAATGATTTAGATTATGAGGGTCAATCTTTTGCTAGGGGAAGATATAATACTCGTTATTATAGAGACGATCAAAGCTATGGGCGTGGTCGAAGTTATGACGGAAGTTATGATGATAGAGGCTATAATAATTATCGGAGTTATGATGATCGGCCTTATATGGGGCGTAGTCGAGATGATGAGATGGATAGCAGAAAACAAGAATTAGAGCATGAATTGGAAGCTTTGATGGAGAAAACATCTGACGCTGATGTTAAGGAAGCTATTAAGAAGACCATGGCTCAGATGAAAAAGAATAAATAAAAATATATGGGGGGTAGGCTTGATAAAAGCCTACCCCCTTTTTGATGATAAGGAGAATAATTATGGAAGCAAAGCGTACTATAAAAACGGATGTAAAATTTAAAGATATCCTGATTAAGGATAATCAGATTGTAGATTTCGAAACTGGTGTAACTATAGATTTAATTGCCAATTTGGAAGAAATATATGCGGATGAGCCTTTTACATTAACTTGTACAACCAAGTCCGAAGAAATACTTGAATTAGAAAATAACGATTAATATATATAGATCGGAATAAGGAGAGATTTGTTTTGAACATAGAAAATGAATTAAAATTGGTTGGTCTAACGCCTGAAGATTATGAGAATTTTCTTCAGGATTGTGAAGATAAAATTAATGGAATGACAGATCTTGATTGGAGTGAAATAATTGAAAAATATAATCTACCTTTTGATCGTAGACGTATATCAGAGTCTATGGGCAGGAATATATTGGGTGGGAACTTTGTTCGTGAATTCTATAAAAACCAACTCGTTAATAAATCATCAGATGATGTGGTAAAAGAACTAATATCCAAGGAACAAGATATATATAAGGCTAAACGTAAGCTTCAAGATGAGCGTAATGAATTGAATAAAGTCCTTCGGGAAGAAGCCAGATATGAAGAAAATCTCAGATTGTTTGAAGAGAGGTTATCAAATATTGGCAAGCAAAGATATCCTTTAGAGTTAGAGCCAACTTTTAGTTTTAAGAATAGTGCTGTTGATAATAACACTCTTCTTTGCTGTCTTTCAGATTTGCATATTGGTTTAGAATATAATACTTCTACTGGTAAATATAGTGTGGAAATTGCAACAAATAGATTAGCTCAGTATATTGAAGAAATAAAGAAAATTGCTAAACGACATTTTGTAAACAAATGTGTGGTAGTCCTTTTAGGAGATTGTATAAGCGGTAATTTGCATTTAACACTTCAGATTTCTAACAGAGAAAATGTAGTTGATCAGACAATGACAGCTTGTGAAGTTATTGCAGATTTTGTTTACAAACTGAAAGAGATAATTCCCACTATTGAAATATATAGCGTTCCGGGAAATCATAGTCGTATTGAAAAAAATAAAGACGATGCGTTGTTGAATGAAAAATTAGATAATATAATTCCTTGGTTTTTGGCTCATATATTTGAGCATGATAAAGAAATCTATGTCGGCCTTAAAGAGGCTGATGATACATATAGCTATTTCAATATTGATGGTAAAGATTATGCTATTCTTCATGGTGACTTTGATGGTATTAGTGATACAGAGGTACAAAGATTCTGTGCCTTTATTGGAAAATTCCCATATGCTATTATTATGGGACATAAGCACCACCCAGCCATGAACGAAGTATCAGGTATTAAGGTGATTCAATGTGGCAGTCTTATGGGATCTGGTGATGATTATACCAGACGAAAAAGACTTACTGGTAAAGCATCACAAACTGTATTAATTTGTAATGATATGGGGATAGAAGCAATATATCCTATTGAATTGGTTTGAAATAGAGCCGTTAGCACCTCTCATTGAAGTGGCCCATTAACGGCCATTTGTTTGTGCCTTAATAAGCGCTTATTGAGGCACTATTGTCTTATTGGTGTTAGTGGAAAGCATACCAGTCTTCCAAACTGGTGGGATCAGTTCGAATCTGATATGAGACTTTATCGCAGATTACGTTGGAACGGCCCCACGATGGGTTCATATCCCATGAAACCAAGTTCGACTCTTGGATCTGCTATTAAGGAATAAAATAGAATAAGGAGGTGGTCATTTGGCTACCAAAAGTAAGAACGCTAAATCAGCAAAAATGAAACCCATTAGTGAGGTCAAATTGACTGCTGACGAAGCTAGAAAAAGAGTTGTTGAACTTGAAGAAGAGTTGAAATTGGAAAAGGATAAAATATGGTGTCATTTATGTGGTAAGAAAAAACGGCCTGAAATGTTTTATATTGATACAGATGCCCGTTCTCAAAGTGGGTACACAGCTATATGTAAAGATTGTGCCAAGGCTCTCGCTGAAAGAAGAGATGTGAATGGGGATACTCATACTGTAACTAAGGATAGTTTAGCATTGGCAATGTTTTATCTTAACAAACCAGTGTATGATAGTTTATGGGACTCTAGCGTAGCAGAGTCATTAAATGAGCATAATGGTAATCCTAAAAATAATCCATATACGGCATATATAAAAAATGTCCAAATGATTAATTATCTTGGTGACACATATTTAGATTCTGATATTTTTAAAGTTCATATTAAATATGAAGATGAAAAGACTGCCGAAGATGTAATGCGTGGTCGTGAAGATCAAGATACTTATACAGATTTTCTTAAAAATAAAGCTGATGTTACTCGGCTTCTATCTTACGATCCTTTTGAAAAAGAAGCAATTTCTGATCAGCCTTTTTTATATTCTCAATTACTTGGATTGTTAGATGCCAGTGAAGAGGGAAACGATGATATGATGCGTACTGCTAGTTGCATTAGTATTGTTCGTAACTTTCTTCAATCCCAAAAAATAGATGATACTATTGCTAAATTGATGGGGGATCTCAGCCAAGTGCAAAATAATTCAGCTACTATTAAAAGTTTGCAGGATAGTAAGGCTAAAATAGTCTCGCAGATAAAAGACCTTGCGGCAGAAAGTTGTATTAGTTTGAAAAATAGCAAAAATGCCAAAAAAGGTGAAAATACTTGGACTGGTAAAATTAAAAAGATTCGGGATCTTAATCTTCGAGCAGCTAATGTTAATGGTTTTGATATTCAAACTTGTCGTGGTATGCAACAAGTTCAGGAAGCCAGTGACGCTTCTATTCTGAAGCAACTAGCTTTGGATGAGTCTGAATGGTCAGATATGGTTGCAGAAATGAGACAAGTCATTGTTGATTTAAGGAAGCAACTTGCCCAGTATAAAGAAATCAACAGAATATTACTTCAAGAGAATCTGGACTTAAAAGATTATCTTGAAGATAATAATATGAAACCAGAACAGAAATATGTAGATTTGAAAAGTATATATTCTGTATTTGCGAATTTAGATGAAGATGAGGAGGTATCTGACGATGCTGACTCAGAATAATATATGGGTTCCAGATAATTATGATAAAGATTTCTACCAAGATTATGGGGTATTTGTAAAGCCAATTGATTATCCTCTTTCTCAAAGAAAAATAGATGGACTATTGGCAATTGCAGAAATGCAAAAATATTTTCAATGTAATCCTGTAAAAATGATAGATATAATGTTCAATATCGAATTATTAGACGGTCAGGCATTAATGGTACAGCGCTCATGGTTTTGTCCTAATGTCTTATACGTTTGTACAAGATCATATGGTAAGTCTACCGTAATCGATTTGGAAACAATGGCAAAAGATATGGCTTTTACTAATGTATGGACATATATAGCCAGTGGTACAGGGGGACAAGCTGAACAAACCTTTATGACTTTAGAGAAACTTGCAAATGATAATATAGATACTTTTGCGGGATCAACAGGATATATTTTTAAAGATGAAATAGAGGTGAAGAATGCTGCGGGTGATGGTTTTAGTCATTCTTCTAATGGTTTTTCATATTCTACTTATAATGGTTCACAGACTATTACTTTAAATTCAAATATAGACGCTCGAAGAGGCGCTCGTGGTACTGTAATATTTGATGAATGCGGTTTTTTGTCAAGTGAAATGATTGCGGTCTATGGCGCTTTTGCTGTAACTAATAAAAGTTTAAAAACGGGTAAAGATTCTTCAGGTAAATCTATTGACCCAATTAGGCAAAGAACTTTTGCTACGAATCTTCCTTATCAGAAATTTTATATATCTTCTGCCTCTAGTACAGATACTGAATTTTATAAATTGTATAGAGATTTCGCAAAACAACAAATTATGGGGAATCCCGATTTTGTTGTTTTGCATATAGATTGTGAGCAAGCGTTTAAACCAACTCTTCATGGAGAATTAATTACTCCTCTTCTTTCTCGTTCTACAGTTGAATCTGAAATGCGTAGAAATCCTGAAAAGGCTAGACGGGAATATTATTGTATATTTACTGCGGATGTTGGTGCTGATGCCATTATTCGTAGAGGTGTTATTACTCGTAATGAAGAAACTCGCAGACCATTGTTAGAAAACGATACAGGGAAAAAGAAATTTGTTCTTGCATATGACCCCGCTAGAACCAGAGATAATAGTGTTATTGGTGTTGGTGAAATATATCATGATATAGATGAAAATGGTAATGATGATATTAAGATGAGAATTTGTAATTGCATGAATTTAATGGATGTTGGTAAAAAAATAAAATCTCCTATGCAAACGCCTGATCAAATTGATTATTTAAAGCAATTAATTCTTAAATACAATGCTAATGCCGATAATTATGAAAATCTTATAGGTATTTATATTGATGCTGGTTCTGGTGGTGGTGGTGTAAATATTGCAGATTTTCTTATGGAAGATTGGGCTGATAAAGCGGGTAATATGCATCGTGGATTAATAGATAAAGAATATTCTGCTGATTATGTAAAACGCTTTCCAAACGCTGTAGATAAAATTCATTTAATGGCTCCGTCTGCTTATAAGTCTGAAATGGCAGAGGCATTAATTGAATTGGTGAACCAGAATAAAATTAGTTTTACAGCGCCTTATGATAATAAAGGTTATTTGACTGTATTTGATACCGATGAAGATAAACTTCAAAAGGCCAAAGAAGAAATAACCAAAAAATTAAAAAAGAAAAAATTGAGTAAAACTCAATTCGATGAACAATTACAAGAAGAATTATCAAAAATTCAATCTGTTTCCACCCGTATTGAAAAGTTAGATTGGGAAGAGGAAATGGCATTGGCTAACATAGATGCCATGAAAGAGGAGACAGTTAATATTGTTAGAAAGAAAAGAGAATCTGGTAGAGATTCTTTTGATTTAGCACCTGAAAAAGCAGGAAAGCTAAAAGATGACCGTTTCTATATTCTTATAATGATGGCATACGCTCTTCAACAAGAAAGGCGTAAGCATTTAATGAAAAAGAAAGAAACAACTGATACGGAATCTCTTTTAGATAAAATTATTATTCGAGGTGCAAAAAGAGAATCTAACTGGAAATAATCAATTGATTGTTACAAATCTCTATCATGAGGTTTGGTCAAGGAGGTGTCTATGGCACAAGTAAAATCTTCTCCGAAGAAAGCCTCGGCATCTTCGGCTAAAGAAAATAAAAGATTAACTGTAGCAGAACAAAAACAGTTAATACAAGATTATGAAAAGGCTCAACAAAAATTACAAAAATTTGAAGAGGCCGAAAGAGATATCCATAAATTAAGGGATGTTAATAAATCTCAAACAAAAACAATAAGTGTTTTTAACAAAGAAACACTTAGACGATATATGCAAAGCTTGGGATCGAATGAAAATAATTTAAGAAATCTCTCATGGTATTTATTTTATCGTTCAATGACATATATGCGTCTTGTGCATTTTTATGCCAATATGTTTTATTTGAATGCACGTTCTGTGATCCCTCAATATGATTTGATTAAAATTCCTGATGCACAGAAAACTTTGAAATCATATCAAGAAACTCTTGATTGGATTGAGAGGATGCATTTACAACAAGAATTTTATAGTATATATCTTACTTGTTTTATTCAAGATGTTTTTTATGGAATTTATTTAATTGATGAAACTGGAGTATTTATTTGGCAAATTCCTGCCAATTATGCTCGTATAGATGGTAAATATACAAGTGGTGATTTTGCCATAAGTATGGATGTTAGTTATCTTCGTTCTCGTCAAGAATTAATTGAATATATTCCTGAACCGTTTGATGCAATGTGGAAAGAATATGAACGTACAGGAATTAAGTGGCAACCAGTACCAGATGAATATGCAATTTGTTTGAAATATAGATATGAAGATTATGAAACGGTATTACCTCCGTTTTTAGCTGCTTTCAATGCATTAATTAATCTTGCTGATCTGGAAGATATTCAAGCTATTGCAGACGAACAGGAAATTTATAAAATGATTTGGTTGCAGATGGAAACTATTGGGGAAGATGTTGATGATTGGAAAGTTAATCCTGACTTAATGATGAAGTATTTCCAACGAATGATTAATGAAGCGCTTCCTGATTATATTAGTGCCGCAATAGTTCCCGGAAAGTTAAATTCTATTGGATTTGAAGATCAAGCCGCTGGAGATACTACGAAGGTATCTAATGCTACAAAAACTGTATTAAATACAACTGGCGGTGCTGAAATTTTAAACGGAGAATCCATTTCTGGTACAGAAGCTTTTTTGTATTCTCAAATTGCAAATACAGAATTTGCAATTTCATCTCTTCTTCCACAGACTCAAGCTTTTGTTAATCGACAATTGAGTTATTTATGTGCGAATCCTTGTATCGTCAAATTTATGCCTGTTTCAGTTTATACTCGTCAACAATATAAAGAAGATATGTTAAAAGCGGGACAGTATTCATTGCCCACAAAGTTGGCTTATATGACACTTAACGGTTTTTCAGAGAAAGATACTTTGGCAATGCTCTTCTTAGAAAACGAAGTATTAAAATTGCAAGATGTTATGATTTATCCGTTAAATTCTTCTTTTACTAATTCTGGCGTTGTAACGGAAGGTACAGACCCTGAAACAGGTGGTAGACCTAAAAAAGATGGATTAACATCAGAGGAATAAAGGGAATGGTGATTAAATATGCCCAAAAAATTTATTTATACATCCTCAAAAGAGTCGGCAGATACTCTAAAGAAGTTAGGATTTATTGTGATTAACGAGTCATCCAATGGGTGGACTTTTATTTATGACAAAAAAATTACTTTTCAAAAAATAGATAATGTGATTTTTACAAATAAATTATCTGTTTGATCTCCTCTCCTAATGAGGAGTTTATATTATAAGGGAAAGGAGGTTAACCCGTTTTGAAAAAGATAATGACAATTTTTGATTTAGTTAAATTTTGTGAAGAGCAAAATTTCACAGAATTTGATTCTAATAAATGTGGGTATCAATTATGTGTAAGTACACCTGCTACTTTTGAGATGGCAGAGGACGATAAAGATGATTCTATGTTATTCGCCAATATTAGAGTGTTTCACACAAAACTAAATCGTAATGAATCGAATGTAACAAGGGATGCTATGAAAAATAGCTTATCAAGTTTTGCATATAAACCGATTCTTTGTAATTTTGTTACGTCAGATGAAAATGAAGATGAATTAGATTTTTCTGGACATGATATGGAAATTGACGAAGACGGAAATGTGGTTTATTTAGAAAAGCAGGTTGGCTGCATTACTGCTGATGAGCCTGTTATGAAATTAGATAAAGATACTGGTAGATATTATGCCTATGCAAAATGCGCTATTCCTAGAGAATATACCCCCGCTGCTGACATTATTGAACGTAGAAACGGAACAGATGTTTCTGCTGAATTATATGTAAATAAGATGTCTTATGATGCCAAGAAGAAGGAATTATTACTTGAAGATATTGAATTAGCAGCGGTAACTTTATTAGGCGCTTCTCATACACCCGGTATGGAAAAGGCTCGCTTACAGATTGAAGATTTTGCTGTAAAGGATAATATTTCATTTGAACAAAATGATAAATTGATTGAAACTCTGAATGCTTTAAACAGAACGCTTGAGAGTTTTGATATAAATAAAACTTTCAGAAAGGAGGAAACGCCCATGAACAAGTTTGAAGAACTTCTTGAGAAGTATGGGAAAACCGTTGAAGATATCACATTTGAGTATGAGAGCTTATCTGACGAAGAGTTAGAAACCGCCTTTGTGAAAGCTTTTGATGATCCTGATGGCGGCTCTGATCCTGACCCCGATCTTGAAACTGGCGGTTTAGATGATACTGAAGATGCAGATGCAGATCAGGGTGCGGCAGATGATGTGACTGCAATGATTGAAGCTTTGCCAGAAAATCCTGATGCGAATGATCAATATACTGTTCAGGCAGCTAGAGATGCTT